AAGCAGTGGCGGAATGTCGCGGCGAGCTGTTCGGTATCCGTAGATCCCTCTCCTATCTGCGCGAGGTGCAGTCATGACCGATCCAGCAGTAGAGGCAGCCTGACGCTCACATTAAGTCCCGTTTTGTGGCTGGCTGGACGGTGACCGAATGAGCCCAGCGAAAAGGATTGAGCCACAAGCCTAACCAGACCGCCCGCGAGACAGACCTACGGTCTGCTCTTAAGGGCATCGAGAGCGGTCTATGACCGTCTCTCCGCCCCCGATGGTCGCCGTGACCTCATCCCGCCGTGTTAGGCGTGGCCTCCCGTCCGGTGGCGCACTCGGTTTGCGCCGGGGGCACCAAATCAAAGGTATGACAACAACATAAGGAGCGACATGACAACGCTGTCGGTAGTCGATGTTGAGAGCATCGTGGGGGACATGCCCGCGCAGGCATGTGAAATGCCAGACAACCAGATGAATCCTATTTGTAGTAGTGAAGCTGCATGGTTGGCACGCGTCCCCATCAACCAAACCATGTGCAGTGTGCGGGTCCTCGCGTTCTGCGAATACCACATGACCCTAGTAGAAACCATCATCACCAACGACCCGATACCACAATGCTTCAAATGCGGCGACACTAGCGATAAGTTCCGTAAGGAACGGTTGTGACCACGTTCTACCGGCTGACGGTATCGAACGTCATCACCGGCCACGACACCACCGAATACCCGTCCAACTGGGACCAGGGTGTAGGTATGGCAGCCGCTTACGCGGCTGACAACTCGTATCGGATGGACATCAAACACCACGACGAGAACAAAACCACGTGGTGGTTCATCTGTCCGACAATGGGACTCTCCGGGTACGCGACGTTGGAAAGGGTATTCGAATGACGTTCATCGTGTACGTGTGCCTGATTGTCCCGGTAATCCTCACTATCACAGCATATTTGGAGGCTTGATGAGTTACAGACCTGTGAACGAGATTGTCCAAGTAAATCAGATATCGGTGGGCGATTGGATCATAGATGATAACCGTCTACATCGTGTGGACCGTATGTCGTGGAACCGGTCACTTCTTTCGTACGAAGTTAAACTAAGTGGTCACACAAAGGCTGTAAGCATGTACGTGGATAAGCTGGTGGTTAAAGTATCCCTAGCTGTAGATATGAACGACCTGTGAACCTATTCACCGCTGCCGCAGTAGGTTTGGGCCTGGTTCTAGCGCCGATCGCCGCGCCTATAGCGGCGCACGCTATACCGATGGCCTGTGAACACCGTGGGGCGGACCACGTTGAAAGGCATGGTGGCACGGTCAAAGACCGTGAATACCACCTGGCACGCGATGAACGCGTGTCGTGTGAACCGGAGGACAAACACCCGCACCCGTCGGTAACACCCACGGCCCCAACGACATACGTCCCGGTTCCGGTTCAGACCGAAGAAGATGAAGACGACGATGACCATCATCATTGGCACAGAAGGAACAAGTGGTGGAGAGATGATTGAAAACAATGACTTCTGGGGTTGGTCTGACCTGGACCACAAACAGTTGATGTCCGACCTGGGTATCGGCGGAGACGCGATTACCGCTGCGTTGGAACAGGGTCTGGAACTCGGTAAGGGCTCACCAGGTGGGCTGACCGAGATTTGGAACATCAAGACCGTAGACGAGGAAGAGGATTGACATGACAACACAAGCAGAGAACGCGATCCGAGAGACGGCATGGCACTACCGGGAAAACGAATTCACAACCGGTGGGTTGACTTATGCGTTCGTACGTCCGATGCATGAGCGGGCCAACGACTACATCATGGTTAGGTACCCCGAGGGTGGACTAGGTATCGTCGCGGAGCGATGGGACAAGAGCCTGCGCCGATTCCGGTACAACATCGGCGGAGTCAACATGCTTAAGTCCGAGATCATTTCGCGGTTCGGACTTGAGCCGGTTGTGAACCCCTCGGCACAGGTGGTTCCGCTGCATACCGTGAAGGAACCATACGACCGGGTAATCGATACGTTGGACCAGCTGGTCCGTAACCACGGCCTCAAGTTTCTTGTGACACAGGGCAAGTTGGCGAAGGCTGCGCAACTGACCGTACCCACGTTGCGAAAGTACTTACGTCAGTTGGAGGCAGCCAACCACATTGAGGTAGAGGGTTGCTTACAAGGTACCTGGATCACGGTGAAGGACGCCTCGTGAAGATCCCGAACAGCATCGAAGACGCGGTACTCGACCTAAAAGGGCTGGGAGAGTTGGTCACAGCGTCCGAGTGGAAGCGGTCAGCTATCGTGTGGGCGTTCACCGAAGAGGTGGGTCGGGGCAAGAGCAAATGCTCACAATTGAGCATTTCAGAGTTCGCAGCACTAGAGGTCATCGGGCTTCAGTCCCGCAACACCGTTGCGAAGTACCGCAAGGCTTGGAAGCTCGCTATCGACAACGGGTTTGCGACTGACGTCAAACCCGGCGACCTGATCGACCTACCCGACGTCGAGTGGCAAGAGTACTTCAATCCACCGCTACCCAAGATGGACAAACCTTCTGTACCCGCTAAGCGTCCGGGCACGGCTCTAGCCAAGTGGGACGAAGAGTCTTGGGACTCAGAGAAGATCAACTCGTCTGATCGGTTGGTTCGTATGTCCGACGTCATGTGGGACACGTTGGACGGCGTGAACAACGAGAAGCTAGTACGTGTGGCCCAGTCGATCATCGACTTTGTGGGCGATGAGAACAAGGCTCGTGGCATCGCTCGGATGATGCACTCTGTGATTGAGTTTGTCTCCGAGTACAAGTCGGCCACGCACGCGTGACCAACTAATCAAACAAAGAGGTTTGGTATGTCCACTACTACGTCCGTCGAATACGACGACATGATGCTCCCCGAAGCCATCAAATTGGAGACGCGGATTTACGACGATCTGGAAGACTTGGACGGGGACCAATCACCGATCGCCGTCAACAACCGGTGCTTCTTGCAAACGTTGTTGACACAGGTTCAGGAGCGAATCGGGCACCTTACAACACTTCTCACGTTCTAGGTAGGGCAAAACTACTCTATCTGGTTGATGAATCCATGAGAAACCGGACATACGTACTGGTCAGAGCGGTAATTGGCTCACCGACGTATGTAAGATAACGACTTGGTAACGAGTGACATACGCGTCAAATCTTTGTGAACACTTGTTGTAATCTGTGTCACAGGACGGGGACTCCTGGTACGTCACAGCCCGACGAAAGGGGCCAGCCTTGCTATGCATTGACTTGACAGGTAATCTTGTTGCACTTGACAAGAGACCCGAACGGAGAAGCAGATGGACCGAACTATTACGCCCCAGTTGACTAAACCGATAATAGAACAACTGATGAACCAGGGTATGAACTTCACGGAGATCGGTAACGAGTGGGGTATGACCCGATCTGGGGTTTCGTGGATCTACAACAACTACGGGGGTAAAACCCTACGTAAGATGATCAAGGAAGTCATACCTTTCAAGGTACCCAATAAATTCAACCGGGCTTACGCGTTGCAACGTTTGCGTGAGCACGCCGAGTACATCATCGTCGGTAACGTAGACAGGTACACCGACAAGCGCAGGAACAAACTGCGGTCGTTCCACAAGAAGATGGTAGACGAAGTGGTGGAGTACAACCCGGAGACAGGGTTTACCTATCGGACTAGAGAGCCACGTGACAACGGTCTAATGATTCGCGTGAACGAACACACCAACATAACTGAATACGGAGAAGAGCTATGGAAACTACCCACACGCGAACTTTAGAAAGCTGGTCCCGTCGTGCTGCAAGCCGCCCCGCATACTCAGACCCTCCAGATTGATGCTCTGCCTTGGCTTATCGCTAACACCATAAAAATACACGGCAATCCGTGCCTTATAGTGCATCGTAGTAACAAGTTGTCGGATGATGACGCACTCTATCAACCTGTTGTCGAGTTCCTTGCGTCACATCCACATACGGTCCAGTGCGGCCCGGATGAACGGTTTGACTTCAACTTCAAAGGCGGTATGGGGACTGTGACGACGTACAGACTGGCGGTGCCGTAGTGAAACTCAGTGTCTCCCAGTACAAACAGTACGAGCGGTGTCCTATGGCGTGGTACCTATCTCGGGTTGAGAAGGCGTGGCAGCGACCCGCCGCGTGGTTACCGCAGGGGTCGGCGGTGCACGAAGCGGGGGAGGCGTGGGAGCGATCCGGTAGGACGATGACCCTGGAAGAGATGCAACAGGTCTACACCGAGTCGTACGACAACCACGTCAATTCGTACTGTGACGTAACACCGAACTTGGAGTGGTGGTTCTGGTCCGGGCCGTATAACGGCGAAGCCGACATCAATCGACGGTACGACCTCGGACTACAGCAGTGTGGCCGGATGTTGGACTGGTACGGGAAGCACCCGGACGAGGTTGTGTGGATCGCCCCGGATGGAACACCAGGTATCGAGCTTGGGTTCGACATCGACCTAGACGGTATCGAGATCCGTGGGTTCATCGACCTTGTGGTCCAGGTGTTCAATGACACCAACGACGGGGACTACGTGATAGTCCGGGACAACAAGACCGGCAACAAACCGGGCGACGACTTCCAGCTGGGGGTCTACGCGGTGGCGTTGGGTGAGCAGTTCGAAACCTTCTCGTCTACCGGTGACTACTGGATGGGTAGGACCGGAAAGCCCACGAAGCCATACGATCTCACCGACTGGACCCGAGAGACGGTGCGGGACAAGTTCGTAGAGCTACAGGACAACATCAACGCGGGGAACTTCCCGCCCAACCCAGAACCCGATCGCTGTCGGTTCTGCGATGTTTCGTACTCATGCCAATACAGTCAGGCTTAGTGCTTGACATACGACCAGGAGGTTCGATGGGTGGCCCAATAAAGATCGGCCCCCGGTCAGTGACTCGGGACGGTAAAGAGTACCCGTTAGAGCCGTGGCAGATGGCTAAAGTCACACGGGCGTATGAAGAGTTGACTGAAGACGGCTGGCCCCCAACGGAGGCCGAAATGTCTGAGTTCAATAGATTCGTGACGTTGATGACTCGGTTGGACGACACCTGGCGGCTACTAGATCGGGTGATCGCTACAGACGTCCACCCCACGATAGACGGTGAAGACTGCTACGTCTTTATAAAAAAGGGTGGGGATCGGCCTACAGATCGGTGGTCGATTACGTACAAAAGGGTTTCCGCCTTCTGGGGTTAGAGAGGATAAGTTATGAAGACCCTACTTACGGCTGTAATCGCTGTGCTGTCATTGGGTTTGGCCGTACCGGCTGCCGCTGACCCGTACCACGATCTGTACCACCCTGACTACATCCGGGGCTGGTGCCCCGGTGGTGGTACCAACGAGGGTGTAGGTGTGTCGTCTTCCAACCTGACAGGTTGGTGTAACGGCGTTCAGTACCCGGACGGGACGTTCTGGCACCAGACGGCGTACACGTCGTTCGGACGGTTCCGTATCGACACCGCGTGCAAGACGCGGAACGGGATTCTGTTGTCACCCGCGCCATCTGGCGGATGCGGAGGTGAGTGGTGAGTAAATACAAGCTGCACTATTCTGATATCGAATACGGTGCGAAGTTCCAAGACAGTCGTGGTTATGTCTACATCAAGACCCAGATGGGTCCAGCGTGTGTACACGAACCGGGGGACGTCCGAACGGACTGTGACGCTCCTTGGGAGCACGGACCGTTCCGCCGATGCTGACACTTAGACAGGCGTTGTATCAGAAGAACGACTCGGGTGTACCGCTGCCAACTGTGTGGACGTCGTTGGAGCGTAACGGTATCAAGTTCATGCGGGGACAACTGGTGTTGGTATGTGCCGCACCGGGTATCGGTAAGTCGGCGTTCGTACTCACTCAAGCGCTCAAGTCGGGTGTACCCACGTTCTATTTCTCGGCTGACTCCGACGAGTTCATACAGACCACTCGGTCTATGTCGATCCTGCAAGGCTGGACGATGGACAAGTCCATATACGTCTACGAGAAGAACAAGGACGAGGGTGCTCCAGTGGTGTCTAACACCGAAGTTCAGTTTGACTTCAATCCGAGTCCAACACTGGACGAGATCGAATCGGCCATAGCGTCGACGTTGGAGACCATGGACGACTTTCCGCACATGATCGTGGTAGACAACATCACAGACGTCTTGTCGGGATTCGCGGGTAACGAAGATGACCCGTTCGCCGGTTTGGAACCCCTGATGGGGTACCTACACGGTATGGCCCGCAAGACGGGTGCCTGTGTGGTGGGTCTGCACCACGTGACGGGCGAGTACAACGACGGAACCAAGCCAATTCCGTTGAAAGGGGTCAAGAACCAGATCGGACGTGTTCCCGAGATGATCTTGACGTTGCACCGGATTCCGTCTGACCACGGCCCGGACACGTTGAACGTCTCGGCGGTGAAGAACCGATCTGGCCGGGGTTTCCCGTCGGGTCGTTCGTACGTCAGCCTTCAGTTCGACGGAAAAACTATGGATATCACGGATTTTCAGTAGGTGTCGTGCTAGCCATCAAAGATGGCGGCGCTAGGCGCGAGCTTTCGCTCGTGCCGTACTTGACATACGACCCAATAGTGAGAGGAGCCGCCGATGTGCGGACAGTGTGACGCATCGGATGACCTGATGGAGCCGTACGACGAATGGCAGCTAAAAGGTCTAGTCGACGCGTACGAGAAGGTGGAGACGGCCCCGGTAGATTACGAAACCGCCAAGCGGCTGTTAGGCCACGCGCGGGAACTGCGTTCCTGGTTCAACGCCGAAAGCTACTGGCGTAACAATATCTTCCGCTGGCTTGAAGCTGAGAAACAGTGGCAGATACACCAGGATCTTATCAATAACGATCCGGTGTACAAGGCGGCAGAACGCGGCTGGCTAGCTATGCGTGAGTTGTGCCCGCGTTTGGATGGGGTCGACACCTTCGCTCAAATGGGGACCCTACTTACGAATCGATACGCCGTATTCGCCAAAGCCGTTCTAGACCAACAGGAGAACTAACCATGACCACCACTATTACCCCGATGGCACTCGCTAAGCCCAGCTTGGTAAGGCAGCGTATCGGTTTCGGTCTTATCGACCGGGTACCTACGACGTGGACCCACAAGAGGGTAGACCCAGACAGTCCGGACCCCAAGCGTCCGGTGATCATCGAGACCAAGATGACCGGTTGGGCGTACAAGAACCCGTTGGCGGGCAACGTGTCTCAGCTGAATGTGGACCGGTTTATCGAGAGGGTGGGATTTTGAACATAGAAGAAGATTTAGCTAAAGCCTTGTGGGATGTAGTTCCGTACGATCGGTTCTACGAGTGGGAAGAGCACCCCAACGAAGAAATTCGGGAACACTATCGGGACCGGGCTCGACGCCTGCTCCGGTGGTTCCGTATCGAACGGAAGCCCTGATGAACCTGTCTATCAACGTGTTTAGCGTCCGTTTTGTTGATCTGACGCTAGCCGTCGAAGACGGCTACGCTACCGGCGCAGCGCGTTTCGCGCGTGCGCTACTTGACATACGGCCCACCGAGGCGGTGGAAGTGGACCGGATCGCCCGAAGGGGTGTTCGTGCGCTGTCCCGTTGGTGGACGGAAAGGATGTTTTGATGCCTGACTATTTTTACTGGATAGCGTTGGCCTGGTCTGGGGGGTTCGTCGTTGGCGGAACGGTTCGGGGGTGGATCGACCGTGGGTAGCAAGCTGGAGACAACTGAAGCGCAGCGGAGAAATGGTTGGCTAGGGGGTGAAAACCAAAATGATGGGGGTCGCCAACGCGAAACTAGGTGGTTGACACCACCGGAATTGTTTAAACCTCTTGGGACGTTCGATCTAGACCCCTGTGGCGCGCCAGGACATCAAATTGCCGATACCACCTACCTGTTGGAAGAGGGTAACGACGGGTTGACCGAACCATGGTTCGGTCGCGTCTGGCTAAATCCTCCGTATGGACCAAGCCAGAAACCATTCATGCGACGAATGGTTGATCACCATAACGGCACCGCGTTGATATTCGCCCGGACTGAAACAAAACTATTCAGCGAAACGGTGTGGGAAGCTGCAACTGCCGTTCTCTTCCTAAAGGGCCGCGTTACGTTTCTTGATAGTAGCGGAAAGCCCGCCAATGCCAATTCCGGGGCACCTTCATGCCTTGTCGCTTACGGGCCTGGCGATGCGGGAGCACTCTGTTCGAGTGGCCTGCCCGGATTCTATATAAGGCTAAGGGAAGCGTGATGGCAGAACTTCATGTGAACAAAGCGCAGCGGAAAGCGATGGGTGAGGCCGCTGATGAGTGGCAGGGCCGGGTGGACACCACCGATGAGTACATAGACCGGATCATCGCTGCCGCTAACAGCATCCCCGAGGGGCCACCTGTTGGCACCATCGCACGACGACCAGACGGGGTGGTGCTGGCGCATAAAGACGGGGACGAGCCATTCAAATGCCCTTGCTGCAAGCTAGTGTTCGGGGCTGGTACTGACCGTATTGAGGTATGTGACCTATGCGTGGCATCCCACCCGATTACCACCCGTGATGCATCACAGACACAGCAGGAACCGGGCGAAATCGACTGCCGGAACTGCGATGGCCGCAAGTGTATGGGTTGCGTGTTCCGAGAACATCCCCACGATTGTGCTGATGACTGCCCGGAGTGCTGCGAGCCTCGTACACCCCGTGTCGTTGACCGTCTAGGGGTAGACGAGCAGGGATCGCGTTGGCGGAACAGGGTAGATACCGAGTTTTGGTTTCAGGACAAATACTGGAACTTCCGAACTAAGGATGGGTGCACTTCATGGTTCGCCGCTGGGTACGAACCAAAGATGTGCATATTCACCGAGGTGTTTGATGTGGGCTGACATCGGTTTAGCCGCAACGGTTGCCGGTGGATACCTACTAGCGGTGCTGGTGATCTGCGGGTACGGGTGTTAGTACAGGTTCTCGGTATAGACGGTGAAGAACTAGCCCGGTTTGACACAGAGGATTGGTACATCCGTATTTACCATGACCGGGGCGAGGGGTTACAACCCACCGCCGCCGTAAAGTTGAAGTCCGACCCTAATGGCTAAACCCCGAATCTGTGTGGACTGCCGGTCGGAAGGCATCACGACTAAACGACCGGCACCCAATCCGGGGCCGCGTTGTGCTACGCACCACCGGGCTAGGCGGGCCAAGACCCGTTCTACCGCTTGGGAATCCCGGTTGATGAAGAACTTCGGATTGACACCGGAAGACTACTGGAAGCTGTATGAATACCAAAACGGTAGGTGCTATCTGTGTCAGAGAGCGTCGGGTCGTACGAAGCGGCTAGCGGTTGATCACGACCATTCAACCGGTTTGGTTCGGGGGCTTCTTTGTTCACACGACAACCTGAAAGTCATTGGCCACAGCCGGGATTCGGTGGAGTTCTTCCAACGAGGTATCCAGTACCTCACTAACCCACCGGCGTTCGACGTGATCGGCAAGGTAGTCGCACCTATCGAGTCAGGCCAAGGACTTGACATACGACCAGAAACGAAAGAAGGAACATGACAACGTATCCATTATGGGCTGACATCCCCTCTGGTGTCACGGTTTACGTCCCTAACCACGAGCTACTAGCGATCAAGCTGGAAAACGCCACGCTGGTGTCCATTACCGAAAACAAGGGGCGAGCGGGGTGGATTCAAACTACCGGTCGTCTCAAGGGTCCGTTCGAGGACGTGTATGGAGAGCTGGTGTCCCTGGAGGAGTGCATCGTTCCGAAACCCGCTCCGAGGCGGTGGGACTCGCTGGTTGATGTTCCAAGAGACGTCCGGGTGCGAGATCGAGAACACGATAAGTGGAAGTATCGAAAGGGTAAGTGGCACTTCCGAGAGAATGGAAAGTGGTTCTCAGTCTACAACGCACAGTTCTACGATACGTACGGACCATTCACGGAGATCGTGAAGTGAATGTCCCTGATAACCGCCGTCATCCACCGGTACCACCCGGAATGGGTTCCGCCGCCCGATAAGTCGCTTTGGTGCCGTTGTTCGTGCCCGTTTCACGGTGACGAAACACCATCAGCCGCAGTCAACTACCGCGTAAACGCCTACAACTGTATGGCTTGTGGGGTTAAGGGTGATGCAGTGGCACTTATCAAGAAGCAGGAAGGAGTGACCCATCGAGAGGCAGTCACGATCGCACAGACTCTTCTTGAAGGAGGCGACGGAGAAGTACCACCGATCGTTCAAAGACAGCAATGCCGAAGAGTATTTGGCGAGTCGGGATCTAACAGTGCCGGCGATAGTGGACGAACCGGAAGACAAAGCGTACTTCCGAATCGGGTACGTAGACGACCCTTTACCGGGGCATGAGATGTACCGGGGGATGCTGGCCCTGCCATACTTGCGTAAGTCGTACGAGTTCGGTTGGGGCGTAGCGTCTATCCGGTTCCGGTGTATCGAAGAACACGAACACCAGGGCCACGGGAAGTACATGACGGTCGCGGGTGATCGGCCTCGGCTGTACAACACGTTGGCGTTGTGGAAGCCGGTAGACACAGTAGCGATCACTGAGGGTGAGCTAGACGCCATCGCCGCCGAGTCGTGTGGTACCAGAGCGGTCGGGGTTCCGGGTGCTACTTCGTGGCAACGGTATTTTCGTGAACCGTTCCTCGGGTATCAGACGGTGTACATCCTCGCGGACGGGGACGAAGCCGGGATGCAGTTCGCCAACACCGTGGCGTCGGATCTACCGAACGCACGGATTGTGCCGATGCCGAAAGGCTCGGACGTTAACGACTTCGTTCTGAGGGAGGGACGAGAAGCATTGAAAGACAGGTTGAAATGATGGACTACGACTTAGGGTTGGAGGTACCCCCGAAGAGTCGGGAGAACACGTACCGACAAGAAGCGCTGGAGCAGTGGTTATCGGGCCTGCGCGATAACGTAGTTTTTTGGGGTGCTCGTAGCCGGAAGTTCTTGCGGATGGAACCTATCGACGGAAACTTCGTGGTCGGATGATAGAAGTATTCGGTAAGCCGGATTGCCCTGGCTGTGAGCAGGTTAAGAAGCTGTTGGACCGCGAGGGTGCAGCGTACGAGTACTACGACGTGACCGACAACCCGTGGGCGATGGATGTTCTGAAAGAACATGGCGTCAAACAGGTTCCGTTGGTGTTGTCGTGGACCCATCAACCAATCGTCGGGTTCAAGCCCGACGTGATCAAACAAGTAGTGCGGGCTTACGAGCAATCCGCACCTTCGGGCGTACCGCCCTTGACATACGACCAGGAGGGTCGGTGACAGAGAGCATTTTGCAAGAAGCAGAACGGATCATCAACGGCGACAGGGCCGAACAGTACGGCGATGCGGCTGAGTCGTTCGCGGACATCGCAAAGCGATGGACTATTGAGCTGGAAGACCGTCTGTCGTCCCCGGTAACGGCGTTGGACGTGGCACGGATGATGACTCAGCTCAAGATGTCCCGGTCACGGTCTACGTACCACCGGGATTCGTACGTCGACGGTGCCGGGTATCTGGGTCTGACGGATAGGTTGGTCGACACCGTCAAAGCCGAAACGGTACCGAGGGTGTGGAACAAGATTAGGCAAGTACCCGCTGACGTCTGGGTGGGGGATTACAAAGGCGGCAAGTTCATCTGGCGTGATGGGCAGTTGTACTACGGCCCCCACCCTTGGGGTGACATCAGTCCTTGTTTCGATGAAGACCTGGGGCCGTTCACGGAGGTGCTCTATGGCTAAGCGCATATGCCTGGTATCGGACATCCAATGGCCGTATCACGACCGTAAGGCCGTCAAAGCGGTCATCCAGTACATCCACGACACACAACCCGAAGAGGTTGTGTTGATAGGTGATTGTCTAGATTTCCCGCAACCGGCTCGGTGGTCCAAGGACACCCGATCGGAGTTCGAAGGGTCGATCTACAACGACGTCAAAGGATTCCAGGAGAAGGTGTTGGCCGTCCTGCGGGACGGCTACGACGGCCCTATCGGGATGCACGAAGGCAACCACGACCTACGGCCACGGGCGTACCTGGAGAAGTACTCCCCGGCGCTGGCGGGAACCAACGCGTTCAACATCGAAGTGCTTTGCGACTTCGAGCAATTCGATATCACGTTGTTGCCGACGTTTTACGACATCGCTCCGGGTTGGGTCTCTACCCACGGTCACTTGGGCGGTATCTCGTTGAACCGTATCGCCGGTAATACGGCGATGGGTGCGGCCCGGAAGTTCAACAAGTCGGTCGTGATGGGTCACTGCTTTGACGATCAAACAGAGATCCTGACCCCCCAAGGGTGGACTAAGCATTCGGATCTGACGGAAGACTCAATCGTGTTGACCGCCAACAAAGACACGCATGCTCTTGAGTGGAACAAGGTTCAGGAGGTACACCGCTATACAGATTACGACGAGCTGATCCGTATCAATTCGTTTGGATTGGATCTGTTGGTAACCCCCGAACACGGGTTGGTGATTGAGAGTCGCGCAGACGGATCGTGGAGCTTCCCTACAGCCGAACAGAAGTACGGAAAGGGTGTAGTGTTCCCGCTCGCCGGTTTGCACGACCAGGAGAGCCTTGATCTGTCGGACGACGAAGTGCGCTTCTTAGCTCTTGTTATGGCTGACGGATCGGTAGACCCGAACGGTAACATCCGCATTGCGCAGTCAGATGATGGGAAGGGCGATTACGAGGAGACCGTTCGCATCCTGGATTCCCTAGGGTATGAATACTCTAAGGTGTTGCGGTACAACGCGGGTGAAACACAGCACGGCACTCACCGTAATTTTGACGCGTACCGTTTCGGCATCAAGAGTGCAGCGGCACGTGCTTTGGTGGCCAAATACCTGGACGGAACGTCGAAGAACCCGTTAAGGAACCTGGCTGGTATGTCTGTACACCAGATGAACGTGTTCTTGGACATGTACACGCTGACAGACGGCAGCACCAACGCAGAATCTCTTAACTCTCGCCAGTTGACCAGCTTTGACAAGCCAAAGCTGGACTTCCTACAAGAGTTGGCTGTTCGGACGGGTCACCGTTCTTCTATGGGTACCCGACACCTGACAATTAACTCACGGTCGACCGTACGCGTCGATAAGCACTCGTGGTATCGAGAGCCGTATTCCGGTGTTGTGTGGTGTGTTTCAGTTCCAAATGGGACATTGGTTGTTCGTAGAAACGGTAAAACGGCTATTACCCAGAATACCCACCGTCTCGGGATCATCTCGGAGACACGTGGTTACGGCGGCAAGGTGACGTCTCAGTTGACCGGTATGGAGGTGGGGAACCTGATGGACATGACGTTGGCCCACTACCTTAAGCAAGGCACCGCTAATTGGCAGCAGGGTTTCGGTCTTCTGACGGTCGACGGGCAGCACGTGAAACCGGAAATCGTAGAGATCAAGAAGGGTCGATTCTCGGTCGACGGGAAAGTTTGGGAGGTCTAGGCGCTATGAACGGAGTTCATGAGCTGGAGGCCCCTGCCTTTGACAGGGTCCGTACTTGACATACGACCCGACGGACCGGTTGGTCGGAGATGGTTGGGTGCGCCTGAAGGTTGGAAGCCAAAGGGCTACAGATGAATACCTTCTCCACCCGACTCGACCATGGTTGAAGGCAGACCTAGCCCGTACCGATGGGTCGGCACAAATCGACCTGACGTTCTACGAGATTGTGGCGGACTTTTGGCTGAGCTTGACACAGTAATAGACGGGATCTTCCGACGAGCCGCCGCGAAAGCGTTGTTGGAGTGGGGTTGGGATGAGAGCCAGTACCTAGACGATCTAGCTCAGTCTATGTGGGTCTGGTATCTCGAAAGTCCTGGTACGCAAAGGCAATTCGCGAATCTTCTAGCGGAAGGCCAGATCCCGTTAGTTAGGAATCTAGCAAACCACGCGGCGGTCCAGATACTTGTGGATGAGTCGATTGAGAACGACTTATCTAACAACAAGATTGTTTACTCCACAGAGTCGGTTAAGGACGCTTTGAAGGGCCGGTCCACTAACAAGTATCTGCACGACTTGATACCCCTGGCACTCCAGCTGGTACAACAGCGGGACGACGAACTGGAGGACAGGGGATCGTACCGGGGGTACGCCGAAGCAATACGGTCCAGGTACACGGACGGGCTCGTACCCAAGGGCAGTGACGCTGATCGGTTGACCAAGGCGCACAAGACGGTTGCGGTGGAAGTAAACAATTTGAACCTCTCGTTTGACGGGGGGACATTGGGTAGTTGCCACCGAATACCTGCCGAACAGCGAAAGCGCAAGGGGCAGTATGGAGACCCAACCGGTGACGTGGCGATGGCGTTGATCGAGCACGGGGACAACATCATCCCGGTAGTGGACCGAACCGGGGAGGTAACGGCGATAACTACATATAGAAGGGAGTTCTACGGTGATGAACTTATTCGACGGCCAGTTTAACGGGATGCCGCATTCCGAGATGTACAGGGCGGAAGTGTTTCCCGAGCTGTTCCCGCACGAAAAACGGATGCGGATCGAGAACTGGAGCCAGCAAGACCGCGAGATGTTTTGCGGCGGCGAATACACGAAGGGGTATAAGTGACTCTAACTAGCAGAGAAGTAGCACTAGAGCTTATTTCGGAAGGGTTTGATCACGCGTACGACGTGACGTCCCACCCAGGGTGCTACGACTACCGCGACAAGGACGATTGGCCTGATTGGGACGACGAGTACAGCTGGTCAACTGTGGCACACGAGGTGGCTTCGCTTGCAGCACAGTTTAATCAACTTAGATCGGGCAGACGCGGTGTAAGCCCAAACTTCAGCGCGGAAGAGGTCAAAGCCATCCGCCTGTTGGAGGGGCAAATACCCCCTAAGACGGTGTCTGATGTATTCGGTATCTCGGAAAACATGGTGTTGAGCATTTGGGCGGGTGTCTCTTACCCCAATGTCTAACTACGAGTGGGTGAATGAGACCGGAAAGCTCGTCTACGAAAGAACTTACGCGAGGGTTAAGCCCAACGGTGAAAAGGAGCAGTGGCCAGAAACCGTTGAACGAGTAGTCGACGGGAACCTAGCCCTTGTCGATGAGCGGTACCAGCTGGAGAACGAACGCGAAGATCTAATCCGTCTGATGACGGACTTCAAGATCCTCCCGGCAGGTCGACACCTGTGGGCATCGGGTGTAAAGAACGCACAGCATCTTTTCAACTGCTGGGTATCGGGTTGGACCGACAAGCCCTCGGATCACTTCGAGTTTACGTTCATGCGCCTAATGGAAGGCGGGGGTGTCGGGGCCAACTACTCCAACCGGTTCCTACAGCACTTCCCGTTAGTCCAGCACTTCCTACAGGTAGAAATCGTCTGCGACCCTGAGCATCCCGACTACGAAACACTCAAGGCGGAAGGCGTGTTGTCCACGCTGTACGACTACGAGTGGGAGGGTGCCTACCCGATCGAGGACTCTCGGGAGGGTTGGGCAGCTGCGCTGGTCGACCTGATCGACACCCACTACCGGGAAGACACCGTCCACTTCAACCGGGTCTACGACGTGTCGCGGATACGGCATGCGGGCGCTCGTCTGAAGACGTTCGGTGGCCGTGCATCCGGTCCGCTCCCGTTGGCCCACATGCTGATCGAAGTGTCGAAGATACTGAGCGATAAACACGGTCACCGGCTAGACGGTATGTCGGCTATGGGGATGGACCACGAGATAGCCAAGTGTGTTGTGGCGGGTGGCGTTCGTCGGTCGGCCCGTATGGCGATGATGCATTGGGCTGACGAGCAGATCACGGAGTTTGTGAACTGTAAGAGCGAATCTGGGAAGCACTGGACGACAAACATATCGGTGGAAGTCGATGACGAGTTCTGGACCAGACAAGGCCGGATTACCTCTGATATGACCAGAACAGATGCGATCCGTATCCTGACGGCACGTAGGGTACTCCACACGCTCTCACAAGGGGCTGTACGAAACGGTGAGCCGGGTATGTGGGACTCGTCGCTGTCCAACGTCGGGGAGCCGAACGAGGTCGTCTGCACTAACCCCTGTGGCGAAATCACTTTGGAGCCATGGGAGCCGTGCAACCTCGGACACGTCAACCTAGCCGCGTTCGTAGACGAGTACGGAAACGAGTCGCTGTTCGAGGTTTACAAAGCCCACCAGCTGATGACCCGGTTCCTGATCCGGGCGACGTTCGCCGCCGTAGGCGACGAGAAGTCTCGAGAAGTACTGGACCGCAACCGCCGAATCGGTGTCGGCCACCTGGGGGTGGCCTCGTACCTGGCGATGACCGGTCGGAAGTACTCGGACGCATCGGCTGACCCGGAGTTCAAGGCGAAGCTGCGATCCTGGGCCGCTGCCGTAGACGACGAGGCCGCGAAGTTCTGTCACCAGCTCCGTATCCCGGTGCCGGTGAAGAAACGGACGGTGGCCCCTACGGGGACCATAGCGAAGATGCCCGGAGTATCAGAAGGTATCCACCCGATCTTCTCCCGGTACTTCAACCGCCGTATTCGGTTCAACACACGCGGTGATGACCTGGCGCAGGTGGACGAACTGCGAGAGCAGGGATTCCACGTCGAGGACGACCTGTACGCCCCGGACACGTTGGTAGTAACCATTCCTACCAAGGACACGCTAGTGGCCGCGGTAGAGGCAATCTACGGCCCGGAACGGGCAGAGGAGTTGGTGCAGTCAGCCGACGAGTTGTCGTTGAACGAGCTGCTGGCGTTCCAGGCGATGTACCAGACGTGTTGGGCGGATAACGCGGTGTCGTTCACGGCCAACGTCGACCCGGATAAGTACACGGCGAAAGACGTGTCGGATCAGTTGGTTCGGTTCGCCGGGTTGATAAAAGGTGCGACCGTCTTCCCGGAATCGTCTATGCCACAGAGCCCGTACGAGCGAATAACGAAGGAGGAGTATGAAGCGTCACAAGCCAAATCCGTCAGCGACGGTGTTGACGAAGAGTGCTCCAACGGTTCGTGCCCTATCCGGTAACGGTATGTGGGCAGCGATAGCCGCTGCCGTTCTCTACCACGAGATTAATTGTCGTGAAGGGGAACTCCTGTCGGAAGCCGTGGATCGGGGATTGGCTAAACACCCGGTACCTATCTACGTGCTCGTCCTAGTAACGGCAGCTCACCTACTTAATTGGCTGCCATCCCAAACCGATCCGTATCACCTGATCGGTGTTTTGTTCAAGAAGTCGAAAGGCAAACATGACTGATATTGATGACGACCCGTTCGCACCGAAGACCGCTGTAGCCGATAACCCCGTGTCCTCCGACGCAGGGCGACCCCCCGCCGTGGTTAAGACCGCCGCGGTAGGGGAGGGCGAAGGCAAGATCGTTATGACCTACAAGGAGGGGGCGGGGTTTGACTCGTCTTGGACTGTAGTCCATGCCAACTCGGTTGAAGATGCTAAGTCGATTCTGAAAGACCCGGAGTTCAAGGAACTGTTGGATCTATCGAAGAGGGTGGCGGCGTACTTCCGTGGTGGTTCTACCTCCTCGGCACCGGCTGCACCCGCACAGGCTCGGTCCAACGCACCGGCAGCCGCGCAGGCTGCCCCGGACGGTGACTCCCGCCAGTGCAAGCACGGGGAGATGGTGTACAAGACCGGATCGAAGAACGGTCGGACTTGGAAGGGCTTCTTCTGCCCGTCTCCCAAGGACACTCCCGACCAGTGCAGCCCTGAGTTCCTGCGGTAGCCGTGTCCGACTTTGAGGATCTGATGGAGGGGGCGGGGTTTGAACCCCCGCCTCCCCCGGAGGTGTTCGACTTCGAGGTCCACCTAATCAGCGAAGACGAACCAATCCGGGTACCAAAGAGCCGGTTGACGTTTGACGGAGAAGAACTCGTTCTAACCGGCGACACAGGTAGTTTCACGTCGTTTCGGTGGGAGTTGGTTGAGTACTACACGGGTAAGGCGGTGCGATGACTACTACTGAGTACATCTGCATGACTCAAGACGACTACGACGCCCTACACGACGAGGTCGAACGGTTGACCGAAGTAAACAAACGGCTGAAATCCCAGATACGACAACAACCGTCGAACTCCAAGAAGCTGACCAAGTCCGAGGTCTCGCAGATCCGGGACATGTACCGCAAGGGCTACAAGGTTACTGAACTGGCGGTCATCTTCGACGTCAACCATTCCACGGTCTCTCGGATCGTCAAACACGTGTACTGGAAAGGCATTTGATGAAACTAGAACTACACATAGACAACCCACTGTCTCAGGCCCTTCTGGACTGGGACAACTCAAGTACCGACCTGTGGCTAGTACTTAAGAGACCAGGCCCGATCGGTGGCTCGCATTTTCGAGCACGGCTGTCCTCGTGGGATTGGGATCGTACTAAGGACGTCTTGACCGCTGAGTTTGAAAGCTGGGAGGACTTCATGGAACGGCAAGCGAAATTGCAGGGTATCTGATGAACATCGAGAAAGAGATTTACAAAGACATACTGGCACACAGTCTGTCTCCGATTGTGGTGTTGGCAGCCCTGAAGGCTACGCAGCACGACTACGCACAGATGGGTGCTTACACGGACGAGATCCAAATGTTCGTCCAGACCCTCGAAAACACCGCTGTTCGTATGGTCGAACAGTATTCAGGATTGGATGACTGATGAGGATCGAGGACCTTATCGATCTACTTGAGTACTACGCGAAAGATCTAGACAACCCCCGAGTCGTCAACCACAGGACGGGTAAGCGGGTTAAGACCGCGTGGTTTGACCACATTTCAGGCAAGGTTTACATCAGCTAGGGAGCGAAATGGCCGAGGGCACATTGATTTTCGACATCGAGACGCACTCGGCAGAGCTGATGTACTCGATGTCCCCGGAAGAGTTCGTACGGCTGATCGGGTACGCGTGGGGTGACGGCGAGGTCGTTCTGACCACCGACCTGGACGAGATCAAAGAACAGATCCTCAAGGCCCGCTGGATAATCGGTCACAACATCCACGCGTTCGATCTCCGTGCGGTGTTCGGTATCAAGTCCGACATCCCGCTAGAACTAGCCCAACAGCGGCGGGTGTACGACACGTGGACCCACGCGGCGTTGGTCAATACAGCCCCGTACATGTTCACCAACCGCCACGGAAAGAACGCGCTGGCCAACTCCCCGGACAAGATGAAGCGGTGGTTCAGCCTGGACGAACAGGCACACCAGCTCGGGGTACCGGGGAAGACCCACGACCTGAAGGCGCTAGCCAAAGAGTTCGGTGGGTTCGGTTCTATCCCCGTGGACGACGAACGGTATCGGGAGTACCTGATCGGTGACGTTGTAGCGTCCCGAGTGGTGGCCCAAGAGCTTCTGAAGAAGGGCAAGCTGGACGACTACGCGCTGCGTGAACAGGAGATAGCGGCAAGAGCTGCCGTCATATCCTCCAACGGTTTACGGGTTGACGTAGAGGCAGCCAAAGCCCGCGTAGAAGAACTCCGGGTTCGCCGTGAGGCGATCTTGTCCGAACTCCAGACCAAGTACGGTCTGCCGACCGAGGGTAAGAGCCCGTGGGCTACGACAGCCGGTAAAGAAGCCATCATGGCGGCGTTGGCCGATCACGGGATCACCCCGAAGTCCCGCAAGGACTGGACCAAGACATCTACCGGAAACCTGTCGTTGGGTGGCGAGGTTCTTACCGAGCTGACCAAAGGCACGTCGGCGGAAGACCTCGGAAAAGCGCTGGCGGAACTGAAGGGCCAGCGTTCGTTGGCTCAACTGGCGTTGGACTCGACACACCCGGACGGGTTCGTACACCCGGATATCACGATGCTCCAACGGTCGGGGCGGTGGAGTACCACCGAGCCGGGGTTGACGGTCTGGACATCCAGAGGCGAAGGTGCGGTGGAGAAGTCGTACTTCGTACCGGACAACGACGACGAAGTCCTACTTGAGCTTGACTACTCGAATGCCGACGCTCGTATCGTCGCTGCCTACTCGGGAGACCGGAAGTACGCGGAACGGTTCGAGCCGGGAGCGGACGGCCACATGATCAACGCGATAGCCGCATGGGGCCGTGAGGTAGTGGAGTCCGACCCGAAGAAGTACCGGCAGATGGCAAAGCCGTTGGGACACGGTTGGTCCTACGGTGGTCAGGCTCGGGGGTTGGTTCGGGTTACCGGTCTGCCGTTCATGACGGCCAAGAAGTTCTGTGACGGGATGGACGCTACGTTCGTCGCGTTGGTCGACTGGCAGAACCGGGTCCGTGACGAAGCCCGACGCGGGTACGTGATGAACGAGTGGGGCCGGAAGCTCTGGGTTGAGCAGGACCGGATCTTTACACAGGCCCCGGCACTGAAGGGACAGAACGGTACTCGGGAGATCGTGTGCGATGCGTTGTTGCGTATGCCGCCGCACGTCCTGCGTCGGGTGAAGGCGCAGATCCACGACGCGGTGTTGTTCTCGGTTCCGCGTGAGAACTGGGAAGCGTGCCGAGATTACTTGGTGCGCCTGATGGAAACCGAGTTCCAGCCCTCTGTCGGTGGCCAGCGAGTCGAGTTCCCGGTGTCTGCCGGACCGGCTGGGGCCAACTGGATGGAGGCTTCACATGAGTAGGAGTTTACAAATGAACGAAACACCCAACACGAGGGAAGTTTGCACCTTCTTTACGGTGTCAGAGCAGTACTATCAAGACGTACCGTGGGACGACTTGTATCCGGTTTTGGAGAGGAACGCGTCGGACGCGTTCTCGAAACTGGGCACGATGGTTTCAGGTATGACTTACCGCGTTGAGTACACCAGGGGCGATGAGAGTGTACGGGCCGTGCATGGTCTTCCCGAAACAGAGTCGGAATTTTACGTTGTGTCGTTTACCGCGCAGGTAATTCCGCATGAGCCAGCGTCACAGTGACGTTTCTAACTTGACATACGACCAGGAGGAAAAGTGGGAAATCAAGTCGTAATAACTGAACCTGTACAGAAACTTGTGGTTATACAACCGGTTTCGGAGGAAGCGCTGAGCGCCTTAAGTATTGCCGAACAGAACGAACTGCGCGATATTGCCAAGCACGAGATGATGCTGATAGGGAACCTGGTTTCGGAGCCCAAGCGGACCATTTACAGACATGGGGACGAGATGACTGAGCCGTGGCCGGAACTCATACCAACGAGTTACGTCCTTCTCCGATACGAAGCCCTGGCTATACCGCGTGGAGACGGCGATGGACATCCGTGAATTCCTAGACGAGCTGTATTCCCTGTGGGCAAAAACCACCGGGGCAGAAGATCGTTATTGGATGCCCGAACGAAACGAAGACGGTTACACCAACGTCAACTACGTCTTTGATATCTGTGCGATAGACGAAGAGCAGAAGAAGAGATTCGTGGGTGGCTTCCAGAATGAAGTTGATGTGGACTTCATCACCGCTATCCACGGTGCTCTGCCGGATCTGGTTCGTCGTACCCACGAGGCGCTGGACGAGGCCGATCGGTTGGACGAACAGCGGGACGAACAAGAGATCCGTATTGCGGGGTTGGAAGAGACGATTGATGAACTGAACGGTCGGATCAACGAATTGGAATACGACCTCTCGAAGGCGTCGAAATGACGTTCCTACTGTCTACCGGAATCATCTTCTACACCATCGTGTCCGTGGTGTTCGCGCTGTATCTATTCAACCGAATGTGGGACGAAATAGCCGACCGGCGTTTCGGGCCGATTACCGAGCGGAGCGAGACCCTGGCGATGTTTCTATTCGTCTTTGGGCTCCCCACGTTGTTGGTTGCATTGATTCTGAGTTGGCCCGTTCTTATCTATCTACAAATCAGAAAGGAGCTGTCGGATGCTGACTGAATCCCAGTTCCGCGAGATCGCGGATTCGTTGCGAGAGATCGTGAACGAGTTGAAGAAGATGAACAAACCCGACGTTATCAACGCCGCCCTTTCCCGCTACACCGACGCGGAGCTGCAACAACTGAACGAGTATCGGAAGGAGTTCCACAGTGGTCCGTCGATTGCTTAACTTCCTCCGTAAACCGTTTCTCGGTCTGCCGGATTCTGTACAGCCGATCGTGATTCGGGAGTTGGACGACATGGAGTCGATCCACCAGGACTTCACCAACCACGGGTTCTCGGTGATCGTCCTTCGACCGGAACATACCGTGACCCAGCCGAACGAGACCCCGTTCGGCCCGTACTGGCCGCACCCGGAGCAATGCGGGCCAGGTGGTTACCTGTGAAACTAAGCCCCTGGGCTGGCCCTAACCGGCTGGCCTGGGGGCTTTTTCCGTACCTAATCCACGTCTGGAATAGTTACTATACGACTTCTCATGTGGGAATTATTGTAGACTCACCCTATGCGAGTACTAGGACGGGTGCGTTTGTCCAGGTTGACCGAGGAATCCACGTCCGTCGACCGCCAACGAGAACTGATCGAGAAGTGGTCCGAGATGAACGACCACACCATCGTGGGGTGGGCTGAAGACGTAGACGTGTCGGGATCTATCGACCCCTTCGAGGCACCCCAGTTAGGGCCGTGGTTCCAGGAAGACAAACGGGGGGACTGGGACATCCTGGTCGCCTGGAAGCTAGACCGAATAGGTCGACGGGCGATACCACTGAACAAAGTGTTCGGGTGGATGCTGGAGCACGAGAAGACACTCGTGTGCGTGTCCGACAACATCGACCTATCAACTTGGGTTGGCCGGTTGGTGGCCAACGTCATCGCCGGGGTCGCGGAAGGCGAGTTAGAAGCCATCCGAGAACGGACCAAGGCGTCCCGTAAGAAACTACTGGAATCCGGTCGATGGACCGGGGGACCGGTGCCATACTGGCTCATCCCAGAGAAGTTACCGGAGGGCGGGTGGGTGTTGTCTCTGAATACCGAAACCGCACCAATACTTCGCCGTGCGATAGACGAGGTGTTAGACGGTACTGCCGTACACACCGTTGCTGAACGTCTGAACGACCAAGGGGTTCCCAGTCCTGGTGGGAAGAAGTGGACATCGCAGACGTTGTGGCGGATTCTTCAGCATAAGTACCTTAAAGGCCACTCCACCGATCGCGGCAAGACCGTACGCGATTCGTCGGGTGTACCTATATCCAACTGCGAAGCCTTGCTTACTCCTTCTGAGTGGGATCGGCTGCAAGCCGTGCTAACCCAGTGGAAACTACCCGAGACATCGAATCGAGTAAAAAACACATCGCCACTTCTCGGGGTGGTTGTGTGTTACATATGTGATAAGCCTTTGTACTACCGGAGCTACACCCGCAATTACGGTAAGGGGCTATACAGAAGCTACTACTGCCGGAACCACCGAACCCCCGGAATCAAGGCCGATATGTTGGATGAGTACCTGGAAGAAAACCTTATGCGTGAGGTGGGGGACAAAAACGTCCTGGAAAGGTACTTCGTACCGGCTGAAAACCACCAAATCGAATTAGACGAGGCTATACGGGCCACAGAAGAACTAACAGCCCTCTTGGGCACAATGACATCAGCCACTATGCGTTCGTCGCTCACAGCCCAATTGGCAGCCCTGGATTCTCGTATAGCCTCACTGGAAAAGCTTCCGACGTCTGAGTCCCGGTGGGAATACCGGGAATTGCCCCGGACATACCGGGAGATGTGGGAGTCGGACGACGACCCGCAATTCCGACGAGAACTCCTGTTGAAATCAGGTATCACACTAGCCGCCACAATGACAGGTGGGCAGAAACTACACCTGCATATACCCGACGACATACTGGAACGTATGGCTTTGAAAGGAGAATGATGAGGAAGCTAGTGCCAGTGTTGCTGCTAGCGCTGACGGCATGTAGTACCAACCACGAGACGCCTACAGAAGCCCCGGTGAAGCGGGGGGTAGTTGTGTTCGAGGTCGGGGGTGACTATTCGTTCGCCTCGTACGACGACAACTACCAAAACGGTATTCGATACCAACCAGGTCAGACCCGAGTGGAACTGCGGGGCGACAACGTGCCGCAGAGCCCCAAGCCGTTGTACACCTGGGCCAATTCAGGAGAGGGCCGGGATACCCAGGCGTGGTGCCGAATCACCGTAGACGGTGAGGTGAAGGCCGAGAAACACACCGTAGGCGACGCCAACGACCCAACCTGTCTAGTCCTCTAAACGCAAAAAAGCCCCCTATCCAGGCAATACAACCAACTCGGTGTAATCCGGGTTTTGGTTGTACGACCAGGTAGGGGGCTTTTCGTGTACTACTGGTATCCCATCAGGGATAGTGCTTGTTCGTGTGATGTGCAATCTTCGATGCGACACAACGGCGTTAGGCCGTTGGCTGGGTCAAAGTCGGCGTCTAGAACTACCGCGTTCTCGTCGGCCAAGAAGACGTCGACCGTCTTCGGGAGGTGAAGCATGTTCACCGGGATACCGAGGAGGTTCCCGAGTGATTCAGCGGACGCCACGGTGATCAGGAGGTACCACGTGGTTTCACCATCGGTGCATCGGTAGTGGTTGGTCTTAGGACAGAAGTGCGGTAAGAACTCTGAGATCAGCTCAGCTGTATGCATACTCACGCCTTCCAAAACACCCACAGAACGCCTGTAGCACCATTACCACCCCATCCGCCACCGCCGTGGCTACCGGTGCTGAAACCAGCCCCGCCACCACCTCCACCGCCGCCACCTCCGGGGTATCCACCGTTGGCACCGTTACCGCCGACAGCTTGGGCCAAGGTGCCCGTGGGATTACCACCCCCACCGCCCCCGGCACCGCCGCCGCCGCATTTGATCTCAGCACCAGCTGAGACCGCGCCTCCAGCCGTACCCGTGCCAGCCGGTAGTGCGCTGGGAGATCCGCCCACCCCGCCCATGGCGGCAGCAGACGAAGACCCTGTTGCACCGTATGTTCCATAGCTGGCTGACGTGCCAGCCTTGAACCCACCCTTACCTCCGGCACCCCCGCTGCCGGGGGTGGAAGACGTTTGTTGGTACCCGAATTCCCCTTGGATACCACCCGCGCCCCGCGTCGTACTTAAATACGAACCGAACGAGGTGTGTTGTGCGTTAGTCCCGATCGTTACGTCAACCGGCCAGGTAATTGAATCTGGATCTAGCTTGAGCGCTAGGTATCCGCCGTTTACACCACCTGCGCCACCATTTCCACCGGTAGTGGTGGTGCCGCTGGAACCACCGGCTCCGTTGTCGCCTGCACCGATTCCGATAACAACGAGTTCGCTTATGGTGGTGGAGGGTTTGGCGTAGGACTGCGAAGAGGTGATCGTGTCCACGGTGTAGCCGTTGATTACAGCTTGCTTGATCGTTTCGATCGTCGTTTGAACTTCGGCAGGCGTGCCCGTAGCGGACGACCCACCGAACCAACCGTTGACGATCGCCTGTCCGGTGGCGACAAGATCGTTACCGATACCGACTACTGTGTCACCGAGGTCGTCCAAACCCTCAACGACAGACGAAGCGATAGTTCCGACGATGTTGCCGCCGTCTAGTTCTCCGTCCACCGTAAGTGCTTGTGTCTTACCGGTAAGCGCGTTGAACCAGTCTTGCAACATCGCTAGCGCACCGTTGATAGGGGCGGTGAACGCTCCGCTGATGATGTCGAGGATCTGATTCAGAACCGACAAGATGTACGGGATAGAGTTCAGCGGGTTAAGCATATTGATGAACTCTTGAACGAGTTCACCGAAATCGTCTGATACTCCGCCGGTTACCTGACGAAGGAACCCGAGGAAGTCTCCGACCAACAACAGTTTACCGAGCCCGGTAAACCAGTTGATGATTGTTTGTACCGCCGTAGGAACGTCTTTGAACATCGCAGCGGTCGCGCCGGGGATAGCGGGCATGAACTGCTTGAGCACGTCCAGGGGCATCCTGAGCAGGTTGGCTGCGAGGGCTCCCAGCTGGTCGATGAACGAAACCACCGGCATGTACAGCGATTTGGCTATCGTCTCGGTCATGTCCTGACCGAAGTTGAACCCCTCGCCGTTGGCGTTGTTACCGCCGACTACGTATGCTCCATCGGGGGCGGGCTGATGCGGGGTTGTCATCGGTGCCCCCTAATCAGTCGAAGGCGGTCACCTTCGATCCGGTCTTCTCGTTCTTGCTGAACGTCCTTACGGAGAGCGGAGATATCCCGCTCCACGTTCGAGAACCCAGTCTCTACAGCCTTTGTGAGGCGGTCTATGTCCGCTCGGAGGTTGGTACCGTGGTCGTTCTTGACTTCGTGTTTGATGGTCTTCAGGTCTCGGTTCTGCTTGCGCAGGTTCACCCACACCGGCAGTACCGCTGCCAGTAGTCCAGAGAGGCTAAGGCCAAACAGGGCAACGACGTCCATCCAATCGTCCGGGTTGAACGGAGTGATGTTCACTTCGGAGTGACGTGTCTACGAATCCACAGGCCGAGGATGATCGGGCCGACCACGCCGTACACAGCCATGATGGCTTCGATCGCGGCCTGGTCTAGAACCTGCTTACCGACGATGACAGCGATCAGGTTGGCGACGGCGAACAGACCGGCACGGACCACGACTGGTTCGGTTGCCTTCTTGACGATATCCTCGAACGTGTCGTCGTCATCTACGACCAGACCGCCCGTGTCCATAGGGTCGTTCTCAGCCATTGTCTGGCTCCTCTCGATTAAGTTCTTGTGCAACATCTCTGCGGGGAAGAGGCCCTGGAAGTCGACCGTCTCTCTCGAACTGGCGCAGCATGACGTCGCTCTCTTGGATCGTCATTTCGCGTGTGTCGGGGAGGACGACAGGTGGTGGGGTAGCCGTACCAACCGGCACCCACCGGGCCGCGTTGTTGTAGATGTGGCTAGGGCCACGGAACGCGCCTTGTAGTTCTATCGTCTGCTCGGGGAGCTGGCTGACGTGGATGTTGCCGTTCTCGTCAGCCAGCCCTTCCAAGTAGTCCCGATGCCTAAACCCGCACTCCCACAGATGCTTAGACCACTGCCGTAGAAAGCCTGGGTGCGTCACCGCACCGATACCGGCGAACGTGGGCATATTCCGCAGAGCCCAGACAACGTGCTCTTCTGGGTTGTGCGGATCGGCTTCTTGCTGCGATGGAATGCCGGGTTTGAAGGTCATGGCGGGCCTTTCGTTCGGGTAATCCGTTGGTTCGGGAGCCAACGGAACCCCCTTGTTTACAGAACGCCGAGGTCACCCAGCGACGAGTTAATGTCGCGGATCATCTCGAACGCCTTGAGCATCGGATCTTGTGGTTCGCGGTATCCGACTTCGATCTCCCAACCCTTAGGGCCGTCTGCACCCCATGAGTAGCTGATCTTGGATACACGTTCGACAAATATCGTGTACGGGTCAGGGAAACCGAGAACCGTTGTACCGATACGGTCTCCGAGCCAGAAGTGACCGTAGCCGGGTGCCCCGATGTAGTACGGGGCTGCGTCCGAGATCTTCAGCGTGTGCGACGTGTGAGCCCTGGTTGCCCAGATCTTCGCCCGTATCGCCATGATCGCGGAGAGCGTGAACGCTTTGTCCGCGCCGTCTGCCCAGCCCTCGTAGTAGTGGAAGTCGCCTAGCCCGGTGATGGCGTTCTCCAACCCCGGAAGGGGCAGCGAGAGTTCCATAGCCCGTAGGGTCGGGATCTCCATGAACGCCAGGATCGTGTCCGAATAGATCGGGTTGGCGATAGCGTCGATGGCACCACCGATGGGCGGGAGCTGAACTTCGATGGCAGCCGAAATATGGGCTGCCAGTAGGTCTCCACCCATCTGGATAACCGCTGAGATCGCCTCGTTGACGCCAGGCATTGACTGCCCACCGGTTAGGAACGACGTGTCGGTAGCCTCGTAGTACTTGAACTCCGAGGACTTGATACCGGTTAGCGGACCCTCTTGGTAGACGACGTGGGGTGCCTTCGGGTTGGTCCCGAGGAACCACGGCACGTAGTACTCTCCGGGGTAAGTCGGGTCACCGTGGTAGACCTCAACACCTTCGGTCGTCCCGTCCGATGCGATGTTGACGATCGCTCGGACCAGACCGACGAGTATCGAACCACCGAAAGCGGTTTCGGTTCCCCAGCCAGACTTATCCTCGATGTCCCAGACCAGGCAGCCGTTACGCAGCGGGAAGGTGGTCTCGTTGAGAATGCCACCGTACTTGTGCGCGAACGGGTGTGGGTCTTCACCTTTCAGGTACCGGCGTGGAACCCACGACAGCTGAGCGTCTTCCATCACCCTCTTGGCCACGTCGAACATCGACTTGAACCGGGAGAAGACGATCGCCAGGTTGGAGTTGTCGTCTAGAAGATCCAACGGAGAACAGATGTTCCGCCAGTTCGACGGTAGGAACGACAGACCCATCCACTCGGTTGGATCTAGTGGATTGTCAGGCAGCGTGAGCCACGACGTCTCCAACCGGAATAGGTTGACGAACAACGTGACTAGCAAGCACCACTTCGCGGGTCCGAAGATCACCCACATCTTCGGGAACTGGAACTCGGGCCGCAGGAACGGGTTGGCCCAGCAGTACATGTGCTTGAGTTCTTCGATGTCGTGAAGGAAGGTGATCTCTAGGTAGCAGTCACCGGACTCTTCACGAACAACGCGGTAGGACTCCATCCGTCCCGACCACCGAGCACCTTGCTTGTCGAAGGTGACGTGGACGTTGCGCTTGGCACGTCCCCGGAAGTCCATTACCCATTTGGCTAGGTAGTGGTCTAGGGACAGTTGCAAAGACGCTGTGCCGGTGTCGTTGTCGATGAACTGGAAATCGCCCTTACGCTCCCCAGCGACTACGCCACGGAGGTTGAAGTCACCGTCCCATAGACGGGTAAGGACGGGCTTTAGACGTTGCTTCTCACGCCAGCGGCGGGACTCCATGACCCGGTCCCACAGGAATTGCGCATCCTCTTTGGATCGGATCGACATCTACTATTCCAATCCCCAAGGGCGAGACCAAGGACGGGGTACGCGAAGCTGGACCATTTGGCCGGGCTTCGCACCCGACACGGTGATCTCGAACGTGGCGGTTTTCGTCCACGGTGGAATCGAGTTGCGGAAGCGGACACCGTTCATCCGTTGCCACACAGGCGAACCGTTGAGTGCTGTGACCTGTTCGACCCGAGGGTCGGTATCGATCAGGCAATCCTCAGCACCAGCGGTGTACCCGGTGGTGGACTCGTACACCTGGACATAAGCCGTTGTCGGACTGAACGAAGACGAACCGGTCATCAACTTCACCGGGGTACCGGCGAGTGATCCCGTGAACGCCACGGTGTACGGACGGGTGCCAACCAGGAACGCAGGGCCACCGTCTACCACTACGTTTCCTGCACCTATAGCCGGTAGGGCCTCCAGGGCTGCTTGAACCGTTGCAGCAGAAGCGGTACGAGATAGGTTCACGGTGGACTGACCGTTGTAGGTCAGCTTCCACGTTCCCGACGTCGGCTTGCCGACGATGTTGACCACTTGCACAGACGCGGTACGCAGTCCACCGATAAGAGACGGTAGGCGCAACCTACGGTTAGCGAACTCCGGGTCATCGAACGAGTAGTCCGGGATAGTCCAGATAGTCGCGGGAGACGTGGGGGCACCCAGCCACGGAAGAAACGGGATGTACGGCTCCGACGGAGGAAGCTCTGAACCGGGTACAGCCCACTTGGGGAATACCTCTTGGTCTGTGGGGTTTAGGCCGTGTTGTGTATCGCCGTTGGCGATCTCGATGTACAGCGTCTCCTTAGGGAGTTCTGCCAGCGGCCACGGGAACGGCAGATCCATAAGGATCGGGTTGAACGTCGTGTCCTTCTGACACTCGGCTTCCCACGTAGCATCCTCGCCGTACCAGAACGGGTCGCCAGCGATGACCGTCATCTTGACGAGGTTCATGGTGTTGCCGTGAGGGTCGGTCCGAAGATCTACTTCCATCGCCTCGCCCAGTCGGCACTTCAGCGTCCGACGACCGGAATCCTCGGTAGTCACATGGATGTAAGTGTCTTTGTTGAAGGCCCACATCTTGCGCCACTCGGAGTCCCGTGACTGCCACGAGTTCTCGCCGTGCTCGGCGTCGTTGAGAATCCAAATACCGAACGTCATGTCTCGGCGCAAGATTCGATCGTTGAGGTAACGAGCGCCGGGGTAGTTCCCCGGCTCCTCGTATACAACCTTCACGGGCGGGTCGAAAAACCCTTGGATGTCGGTAGCAAGGTGCATGCCCCGGTCGCCCTCTTGGGGACCGGCTATGGTGGCCCACTGGCCGTTGCAACCTTCAATCTCTATGACGGTTTCAGCGATCAATGTTCACCACCTATCCGCTCTTGCCGACGACACCTAGTGCCTGCTTGTTCAGCTGGTTGTTCTTGACGGCGATCGTGTCGTCTACGTTGGACGTGTTGAAGATCTGCGTTAGACCGTTGCCCAACATCTGTTTTCCGATCTGAAGACCCTGATCGAGGGCAGCGGTTATAGCCCCTCCGCCGATTCCCAGGTCGTCCTTCAGCTGACTGAAGTTGGCTTCTCCGAACCCGATACCCGCGTCCATACCCTTTTGGGTTAGGCCAGGAAGGTCGATTCCGAACTGGTCCTTAACGCTTTTGGCGATGTCCGCAGCGACGTTGGTGATCTTTTCCTTCTGTGACTCCAGACCATCAGCGAAACCCTGACCGGTGAACTGGCCTACTTCGTGCATTACCCTTGAAGGGGAATGAATTCCGAGAAAACCAGTGACAGCGTTCTTGACTGAGCTAGCGAGTTCCTGGGCTTTGGCGATAGCCGAACCGATCAGAGATCCAATGCCGTTTATGAACCCCTGAACCAGTTGGGCTCCCGCCTGGAATCCTGCTTGGAACAGACCGGCCAGGGCGGCGGTGATTCGCCCAGGCCATGTAGTGACCTCACCGACGATCTGAAATCCACCGTTTATGACGACGTTCAGGACACCTGTTAAAGCCCCACTAACCGTTTGAACCACACCGTTCCACGCCGACTGCGCGATAGCGGGGATGCTGCTCCACGCAGTGGCCAGCTGAGTGGGAATCTGGGACAACTCCGTGATTATCGATGCCGTGAGACTCCCGATAATCTGTTGTAGCCCAGTAAACATCCCCGACAACATGTCGGCGGGACTCATGCTGGTTATCCGGTCCCACCGATTTAGGAAATCCGATACCGCGTTGGCTGCGATGACCAGCAGACCGACTAGCTTCTCGATCAAAGTTACGATGGCCTGTAGTTCCTTCTTGAACCCTTCGACCTTCTTGGGGTCGGAGAAGAAGTCCAGTACGCGGCCAGCGATGTTGACTAGTCCGCTACCCAGTATGTTCAGGGTGTCCCCGAGGCCCTTCAAAGCGACATCGAACTTGGACACCCCGTCTGGCCCCGCCGCCGTGAAGTCCTTGACCCACTTACTGAACGAGGCACCGGTATCCGAGAACCATTTACCGATATCGGGGAGCTTGTTAGAGAACCCGTTGATCAGATCAAGGAACCCTTGGGTGAAGTCCCGTATACCAGGTGCCGCTGCCGTCAGGCCACTAGCGATGTTGCGGATCGTCTGATCGAGTTTGGCAAGGTTGGCGGGATTGGTCAGCACGTCCGCGAACGACTTAGCCATATCAGCCAAACCCTGTGTGACGCTGGGCAATGCCGCCTTCAGCGTCGGAAATATGTCTTTCAGCTTCTCGAAGACAGGCGTGAACTGTTCTTCGACCTTCGCTGACATCGTGTCCCGAAGTTCCTTGAACGGCTTCTCCAGTACCCCGGCTGCTTTCTTCAGTCCATCTAGACCGAGAACCAACGCACCTATTGGCGCTACCACAGCCGTAATGAGTCCGGGGAGCGCCAGCAGACCCGTGGTTAGGGCACCTAGAAGACCTACGATTACCGGTGATAGGAGCGAAATAGCCGAAGCTATCAACGCGTAACCTGTTGCGTTGATGCCGAATCCGAACGAAGGGGGCTCGATATTGGACAGCCGGTTCTTCAGTTTCGACATCATCGTTGCGAACCGCATACGGAACGTCTTGACATCCGGTTCTACGGGTACTTTGACAGCGCCCATCTTTTGCAGACGTTGCCGAAGCATGTAGTCGAACTTCGGGTCTAACTTGAGCTTGATCGTTTCGTCGGCTGTGTGAAAACCGTTCTTACGCAGGATCTCGCTGTTCTTGTCGACATCGACCTTGACCTTGGCGTTGTCCAGGGCCTTAGTGGCGGCACTTACCTTTTGTCGAAAGCCGCTCACGTCCGGGTCGACGTTGATCTTGGCCTCTATGCCTTTGGTAATTGCCTCAAGTTGTCGCTTTAGATCTCGGCGGAACCCGTCTGTGTCGGGGACGACCCGGATGGAGATTCGACCGACTTCACGGCCACCGGCTCCTGCCATTGTTCGGCCTTCCTCTTCTTCACCGATGCAAGGCGGGACTTAGCGATGAACGCGAAAGAACCTGGCTTGTCGGGGGTTTTTTCTTTGGGCCGCCTGTCCCTGGGAATTGGGAAGGGCTTGGGGAACTGTGGCTTTCGCTCTACGTGGGCAGCCGTGTAGAGCCACTGAATAGCCCGGAGAGTTTCTAGCGAGTACACGGACACACATCGGTCTAGGTCCCACCCTCGGAACTGCTGACCGCCGTTCAGCTCAGCGGCATAACGGGATTTGGAGCCGAGTCCACCTATAAGAACCAATAGCCAACGAGGCGTTACACCGGAATCCGCGTCCAGAACGTCGCGGATGTCTACGGTGTACGTCTCCATCAAGTCGGCTGCAAGGTACTGTCCGTGCTTGTCGATTAGCTCTCCGAGCTGGAGGCTTCCCCCGCTTGGGTGTCGCCCATCCACGCATCAAAAACCTGCATGATCAGAGACATGTCACCATCTAGGGCGCTTATGAGCTTGTCCGGTTTGTCTGCGACCTGGTACAAGATCTCTTCCGCAAGGTTCGTGAAATGATCCAACTCGGCTAGAGACATTTCGTCCCCATCCTTGCCAGCGACGTCGAGGGTCTTGAGTTTTTCGAGCTTGTCGGCAACTTGCTTGCGCTGCTCCGATTTCAGTCGGAGCAGATTGCGCAGCTCCACATGCTCGCTTCCGATCTCGATAAGCACTGGGGCATACTTGCGGTCTAGTTCCTCGCGCATAGCGTCGAGGGTGAATACGTTTGACATAGCGGGCCTTTCAAGTATTTAGGCGGGCCAGTAAGAGAGGGGAGGGGCAGGCCCGCCAAGGTGTACCCCTCCCCGGTCAGACGACATATGATGGCCGTATGTCAAGTCCTTAATCCAGGAAAACCCCGGAGATCCAATCGAATAGGCGGCGAGCGCCCATCTTCAAGAACGTCATTTTGACCGGCAATCCGATGAACGAATCGACGTCCATCTCCACCGAGTCATCACCACGGATCGATGCCTTGGGGGCGTAGAATCCGATTGAAGCGGGACCGTCTACGATGACCATCAGGACCGCACGTTCGATCGGAGCGAACGAACCGTCGACACCGAACACGCCTGTGGCACCGGCTGCGTCAGGACCGTAGTAAAGCTCAAGGTTGTTCTTGTCGAACTGCTCCAGCTTGACAGTCACGAAATCCACTCGGGGGTCGCCCGATAGGGTTTCGCGGAGCGCCTTGTTCTGCCAGGTACCCTTTACTTCGGTGTCGCCGCCATCCTTGCCGAACTCAGGTAGATCATCGCGGGAAGTGTGACCAGTCAGAGCCCAACCGTTAGGAGCAGTGGTAACAGTCACGTTCGCGGCGGGAGTTGTTCCACCCGTTAGCGACCCGGTGGCCGAAGTGGCTATTGCCGATCCTAGTTTCTCGCCTACGTACGCGATGGTGAATCCGTTGGTGTCGGAGATGGACGTGCCTGATACCAACACGTTCCCCGTGCCAACCGCTGCAAGAGCTTCCAGCGCTGCTTGTACTGCGGCTGCGGAAGCGTTGTAAGGCAATGCAGATGTGGTGTCACCGCCCGCAGTAACAGTCAGTGTTCCACCCGTGGGGGACCCTGTCACCTTGAGTGTGTGTACCTGAGCGCCGAACGTATCCGGGTCGAAGTTGTCAATCTCAGCGGGGGAGGGTGCTGCCGCGCCAATGGTATTGGTGTAGACGTAGCCTACGGCAGCTGTGATAACGGCGTCATCATCAAGAGCCATTGTTTCCTCAATTTCGTAGTGGCCGTAGGCCGAATTTGATTAGCCCTTGGACACGCCATGTGTCTGTGTATGGGGAGTCGAACTCGGTCGCCCCCATGGTTTCCTCCATCGAATGCAGATACCCATGGGCTGTTTGGGTCTGCCTTTTGACCGCGTCGTACAGTGCTAGTACCGCGTCGTCGTAGAGGTCGTAGGTGCTGTCTAAGTCTTCGTTCCCGATGAGGGTCAGTTCAATGACAGGGAACGACAGTTGTCTTGGCCTACGTGGGTGTCTCGGCCCGCCTATGCGGCGCACGTTGAAGAACGGGAACCGCCGATAGTCGACGTTCTGAACCCACGTATCGACAAGAGCGTCTGGAAACTTCGTCTGAAGGATCTCAACTACGGCGTCGGTAATCGACTGGGGCAACTACTTCCCCTTCCGACGTGGACCTGATCTAGGCGCAGCATCCAAACCTGATGCAGTAGAAAGGATGTAGAGACCGGGTACGTACTGGGGGTGGTCTTCATCCTTGTACTTGCCCTCTACCCAGTGGCCGAACTCGATAGACAGGGCGGCTTCGTCAACCAGGTTCACGAACCAGTCGACGTCGCCCTCGGTGCGGGTGATGTGCGCGGCTCCTGTGTCGTGGTGCATCGCTAGCCGTCGTTGGGCTTGGACTTCCACCCGGCGAGCCGCGTCCCCGACTGCGTGATGTACACCTTCGAGGTGTGAGACCACACGGTTCATAGCCTTTTCACCGATAAGTCGTACGGACATCAAGACCTCTGCATCAAGTACTCGACGTGGGCGGTGCGTGGAGATCCCATGTACCGCTGCGGTATCCCGAAGATTCCGTAGCGCTTGCCCTCCCATTCGATCTGGGATTGCATACCCAAGATCCCGTGATCCGCGTCGAACGAACGCGGAAACCGGATTCTGTAAAAGACCTCCGACTCGAATCCCTCGTTGTCCTGTTCAGCACGTCGAGCCGACGTACCTGAAGACGATGCGACCTGAATGCGTGCCGGTGTCGGCACCCCTGTATCAGAAGCCTTAGTCGTTGTGTTCCCGTGACGGTTAGGTTCCGTAACCTGGGGATAGACAACGACGTCAGCGTTCATAACATCGAGCTGGCTCATACCGGGAACCAGAACTCGGGTTCGCAGGTGTACGCGATATCCGGGATCAACGGGGCGATGACGAACATCGCTTGTGAGATTCCTAGTAGCGCCCACTCGTTGTCGAGTATTTCCAGCTCGCCCGTAGCCGTCTTCCAGTTGATCTGATAGGAGTAGTTCCCGTCAGTTTCCCCGGTGTACGCGTTAGGGTTTCGGACCAGACGTACGACGGCGTTCGCCTCAATCATCTTGACGATCTCGACGTCGATTTTGTCGTCGGTTATCTGGTCGTCCAGGTCTGGGATTCGTGACCGGATGATCAGCTCTGCGTCGTTGAGGCGGGTGGCGACCATAGTCGCTTCGTCGGTGCTTAGTTCGCGTCCGAGACGTCCTGACACATCAGCAGGGGTTGCGTAAGCCATGAGTACCCCTTCCAAGGGAAGGGAGGGGGCCTCCGAAGAAGCCCCCTCCGTTCAGTTCAGATGTCAGACGACAGTGACGCTGGGTGAGCCACCGGTCAGGCCGGTGCCGTCGATCTCCAGCAGACCCGGAACGGTGACGGTGTAGGTTCCAGCGGAACCGGTCACAGTCACATCGGCGGCGGCTACGCCGTCGTCAATCGCCACGATCGCGGACTTCACAGCGGAAGCCGCTGCGTTGTAGGCGATGTCGGCGGAAGGCTTGCCGTTGAGAGACAACTTAAAGTTGCCCGCAGTAGCGCCGCCCAGGGCGACCGTGTAGGTCGTGGTACCACGGTTGGAGAACTTGACGAAGCCCTGCTTGTCACCCAGAACCCATCCGAAGGTGCACTCCACCAGGATTGCGATCTGGTTGGTCTGCCACAGCGACACGGTCTGGTTGTTGGCATCGGTCAGCGAGGCGGTGTCGCTGATCTTGATCCGAACCTGGTCAGCGAAGCCCCAACGCAGCTGCGAGAAGTCACCACCGATGATGCGCAGACCCGAGTCGGTGGCGGCGTCCAGGTCGCCGCCCACGGCGCGACCGAAGTGTGCCGGGAGACCGAGGATGTCGGTTACACCGGCGTTCAGGTTGACGCGGGCCGGGTCGATGTTGCCGTTGGCGTCACGGAAGACCGAGGCACGGGCCAGGGTGGAGCGGAACCGGGGGTCTACCGCCCAACCGTCGAAGTTGAACTTCGAGTCTTGGTTCACCAGGTCGTAACCGTCAAGCAGGCCATCCATGATGTTGCCCGCAGTCAGGTTCTTGTAGTTGGTGGTGTTGGCGATGACGTTGTCGGTGTCAATACCCTGGAGAGCGGTACCGCGCAGAGCGTCCAAACCGTGGAACACGGCAAGGTCTACGGCGCGACCGATCGCGTACGGCAGGTCAGCTTGGAGCTGCGTGTACAGACCAGCGGGGTTCTTCCGCGCGAACTCTTCTGCGGCAGTGACGATGGTAGCCATCTTGATCGGGCTAAACGACTTGGTATCCCACGCAGTACCGCTCAGCGGCTTAACGCCACCTTCTCGCTGTGCGTTGGAAGTACCGGTGCCGACCTGACCGACAGCGGGACGCTTGGTCGTGGTGGGAATCACAGTTTCGCCGTAGGTTACAGGGATCTGCTGGCCCAGCTGGAGGACTAGCGAGTGTTCCTGCGCCTGATCGAAGATCGGCCCAACTACTGTCGGGGGCAGAAGCTCGGACGGCGTAGTTGCCAACCGGCCCTGGTGGTTATCGCTCGAATTCGGAGCGAGTTCGTTCAAACCTGCCATGTGAGGCGTTCCTTATCTTGTAAGTTGTGAGTTGAGAAGTGCGGCGAAGGCGTCGGCGGGGCTTGCGCTCGTAGCCGCACCACGGCCCTGTGACGGGTCGTAGGCGGGCGAAGTCCCCAGCGAGCTACCGAAGATCGACTTCAGTTCCGCCGCATGGGCTGTCAGTTCGTCCTCCGTGGTCCCCTGGAGCGTCTTGGCGAAAGCGAAGATCTTGTCGTTGGGGACTTCGGCCTTGATAGCCGTGACCAACTTGTCGAAGTCGGTCTGAATCGAGGCACTTGCGTTGACCGCCTGGGTCTTTTCCGCAGTCAAGGAAGCAACTTGCTCCTGTGCTGACTGCAATGCGTTGTTGGCCTCTCGGAGTTGGACGCGGTAATTAGCCGCCTCCTGGTTCGCAGATGAGATCTGCTGACGTGCCCAGTCGGGAAGGTCGTCTTCTTTGGACGTCTTCGCAGCGGGCGGTGTCGGCTTCGGTGCCTCGGGTGCAGTGGCTTCCGGGCTTTCGGTGACGGTTTCTGACATGAAAAGTGCCTCCTGGGCATGAAAAAAGCGCCCACCTGGGGCGCTTGGATGTGACGGGCCGACGAAGGGCTACGCGACGAACGCGAAGTCTTCGGGTTTGATTTCGCCGCGAGACAACCGGCGGCGCAGGGCGTTGATCACGTCGTCGTTCAACGTGATCGGCTTGCCCTTGTTCTTTCCTGCCGTGTAGACACGGTCGGGTTCTTGTTCACGAAGTTTCTTGGCTTCGTTGGTCGCTTCGATCCACAGCTTTTCGGCTTTGAGATATGCGGCCTTACCTGCCCAGTCTTCGTTTTTGAACACCGGAACGACCTTGCAGTCACATCCGGTATGCCATTGCTCCATGTAGTCGGAGATATCTTCACCGTTCAGGTGCATCTCGACAGCGGAGAGGTGGTCGAGGTCAAGACCCGCTGTGACGGCGTCCATGTAGACCGGACCACGGGAGATGAGCATCAGGCACCACGCGCAGGTTTCCCTACCTGTGGCTACCCGCGCCCACCCCTGAACACGACGAGACTTCTTGCGAAGATCCTCTTCTGAGAGTTCGTCGGCTAGATCGGTGTCAGATTCGACAGCTTGGATAATCTGACGTCTAGCACCGTTCTCTACTGACCGAACCGCGCGGAGCGCGATGTGCTCTACCGCGTCTCGGCTAGACCTCATCTCCATCAGATCCCGGCGAACCGGTTCCATGTCGAACACAAAGTCGCTGAACTCGTAGTTCTCGATGAACCGGTCATGCCTTGGCAGATCGGGGAAATGCATTGCCCGCTGGTCGTCGTAGAACTTACGACCGAGAACCGCTGAATCCCAACGGCCTTGTTGTACCGCAGGGAACAGCAGTTCTAGAGACTTGCCCCAGTTGGCAAGGGACAGCGATTGTCCTGCCGCCACGATGAATTGGGCGAACGACTCTACGTACCTAGCGACGGCTGCGGAGATGGCGAGCTGTGCGGCTGCGTACTCCTCCGGTGTCACTTCGTACTACCGGTGCTAGCGGGCTTCTTGGTCGCAGGGTCCGGTTTAGGTGTCGCATCGGCAACGGCCTTCGTCTGCGCGTAGAGGTCGGTGAGGATCGACTGACGATCCTCGGCGTCCCACTCGCGCATCTGGTCGCGCTGCTCCGAGGTGTATCCGAGATCAATTCGGGTTTGTTCTTTGGGGACTGGGCCTTGTCCGTTGGCGTACAGCTTGGTAGCCGCGTCTGCCTTAGCCGAGATCGTCGGCGTGGCCGGGTCGCGCCACACGGTCTCAAGCCGGTGGTACTCCTCGGGGACTTCCTTACCCATGACCTTGGTGGCGAGGCGCATAGCGCGCTCCCACGATCCTCCGAACATCCGCGCCTTGCGCTCGCACGTCTTGACCAACCGCGACTCGGAAGCCTGGATGGCTTCCGCCGAGGCGGGGTTGTCTGACGAAAACGAAAGGTACTGCGGGGGCAGGCCGGTGTACGCGGCGAACTGCTTAGCGAGTTCGTTCAGCTCCTCAGCGAAGTTGCGTAGGTCTGCTGCCTTGAACTCGAAGGACTTGCCGTTCGGATTCGAGAGCGCCAGAAAACGCCCGTAGTACAACTCGGCTGTAGACGCCACGTTGCCGTCGACGTTGGTCAACTGACCCCGGTCGACGCCGAAGAACCCTCGTAGGGGTACAGCGATAAGTTCCGAAGCCGCTTGCAGGTTCATCAGAGTTCGGGCGGCTGCGTCGGTAAGGGATCGGATCTCCGGCGAGATCTCGGACTGGCCCTGTCTGTCGGACAGCTTGGCGCGGTTGACCAACGGGACAACCGGGACAACACCAAGGTTGTGAACCACAGGCTTGCCGTCCTGAATCCACTTCGACGCCTGCCCCTGGTCACGGCGTAGGTAAATGGTTCGATCGGGGAGCAGGAGAGTCGCGGCGTCTGCTACAGCTCGTCCTTCGATAAGTGCGTTGGGGTCTGTGGAGTCGAGGTGGTAGAACCGACAAGCCCTCGTCACGTTGTGGGTACGCGGGTCTAGCTCCGCGTACATCGACAGCGGGGATTCCAACCGGATCAGCGGGTAGTCCGCGTCGTCGTTGGGTCCGGGGGCTGCAATGGTTATGTACGAACGTCGGAACGTCATGGCGTCCATGTGGCCTAGACCCGACTCTTCGTCCAGATCGTTGTCCTGCCACCACTGCCAAAGTTCCTCTACGCCTTCGGATTGTCCGTTGACTCGGAACCCTTCGACGTCTAGTCGTTCCTCGATGGCGCGTAGGTACAACGCGGGCCAACCGACGTTCACCCGAAGCTTTCGCATCTCGGGGGGTACGCCGAGGCCGATGGTCTCCAGCCTGTAGCTGGAGTCCAAATACGACTCAGACTGTTGAAGTTCGCCCATCTGGCCAGATAGGACTTTCTGGAGGTGGGTTACGTGGTCCTCGTATTCCGTCACGCGTACACCACCCCTCCCTGTCCAGAGTTGTTGTTGCCCATAAGGAATTCCTGTCTGCAACCGAAAGCCAGAACTGCACAAACAGCGGCGTCGATCTTGCGCTTTGAGTCTTTAGTGGCCTTGCGGATCGCTATGGCGTCGTACGTCGTCGGAAACCGCTTGGCGTTCAACACATGCGCTCGAAGAACTGGATCTCCGTCGTGGACTACCTCTCGTTCGATAACTGCGTCTAGGAACCGCTCGCAATCAAGCGCGAACTTCTTTTGGTTCCCGCGCATGTCAAAGGCGACAGGGTTGTTCGGAGATGCGTTGACTTTCAGCCGGTCCTTGAAATCGCGGCCCCACAGGTCGACGTACGCCTCGAACTCCTTGACGTCAGCCCTGAAACCGACTACGTCGTAAGCCTCGAAACACGACCGGACAGTTGCATCTACCTGATCTCGGGGGACTTCCTCTCCTGGGAACTTCAGCGGGTTCCACGCGTTGATCAAGAACAACATCCCGTCGTGTACCCGACAAGCAACCAACGCCGTCCAGTCGTTCGACTTAGATCCGTCGAACCCCAACGTGATTCGATCGCCTTTGTTGAGTTTGTACAACGGGTCGTACATCGCCAACCGGTCCCACTGCGTAGGCGCTATCCACGCGTCCTCTGCTGCGTTGACCTGGTTTAGAAACTTTCGGCGGGACTCTGTGATCGGGTTCTTGACGTCTAGGATCGACTTGACGATTTCATCGACGGGGAGCCAATACGAATCACCACGCGCTACCTCCACACCCTGGCGTAGCTTTTCTACGCCAGCTGCGAAGCCCTCGGGGTCTTCCTTCTCGGAAGGGATCTCGGATACCGGTGTATCCGGGGGTGCTTCTAAAGCGTCGTAGAGAAGCCCTGTATCTACCGCCGAACCTTGTTCGATCGCGGCCCATGTGTCGTACACACGCTCGGCTACGGAGTCGTTTCCGGGGATGTGGGCGTTGCAGATAGCCAACTTCCGAGAACCCGGTATCTTGGTCACGTTGCCTTCGATCACCGCGTCCATCGCGTGACCGTCGTTTACTTCACCCGACGGTCCCGAACCCCACCACTGTATTTCGTTCTCAATGACGAACGTGGGTCGGTTGCCCTCCATGGACGCGGGCGACGAAGTCGCGGCGCTGATCTGGCCACCGATCTCCGAGTAGATGACGAACTTGTTGACATCTAGCCCGTAGGTCTTTCGCAGCCTGTTCGAGATCATTACGGGGAACAGCGAAAAGGTGTTCTTCGTCTGATCTTGGCTGACCGCCGCAACCGTGATCCACGCAGCGTGCCGGGGTTTACCTACCGGATTATCGTTCTCGTCAAAGTCTGAAAACGCAACGGGGCCACACAGTTCTACGAGCGCCAGGGCCGCTACCAGCGGGTCCTTTCCTGCGCCCTTCATCCTGCGGAAGCAACCTTCTCGGTATACGTATTGCCCTGCTTCGTCTACCGCATACCACCAGAGAAGGAACCGAGCCTGCTCTAGCGTGGGTATGAATGGTCCAGCCCCTGCGGGGGAGTTGACGTACTCATACAGCCAATTGATAACGCCCCACCCGAGAGTCTTCTCGGGTAGATGCCAACCGCCGTCCACCGTCTTCTGCCAAACAGGTCCGATGATGTGTGGGGGAGTCGGAGCAAGCTCTACGGTCACTCCGACCCCCTCTCTCTTTAGATGTCTCTCAAGAACCTCACGGCGGGTTCCCAGTTGTAGTTGTGCGGGTTCAGGTTCGAGAAGAACGTCAGGGCGTCGATCATGGCTTGAGCCATAGCGAGACCTTCCTGAAGTGGACGCTGACCCAGCTCAATCAACTGGTGCACAATCGAATCCGGGCCGTCAAACCAGTCCGTCGCCTTGAAGACGATCTTGCAGATAGCACGCTTGTACTCGTCTTTGTCGTTGTCGAAGTTGCACGCGTACATGTCTTTACGGTGTGCGTAGTCCCGCACCTCGAACGGTGCGTCTTCCAGACCCTCCAACAGGTCCCACGCCACAATGCCGTGCGACTCCGGTGGGGCTATCTCGTAGATCCACTCATCAAAGTGCGCGATGCCCTTCTGGCGCATCGGGTTACCCCAGAAGACAACCTTCTGTACATCGCCAAGACGGTGATGCAGAGAGCCGTTCGGGTCCATGATCTCGTGCTTGAGAACCATCGCCACCGCAACCGCGCCTTGGGAATACCCGGCTAGGTTGATCTTCCCCGGCTTGGAGTTGATCTGTAGCACCAATTCGTTGTACGCCTGCATGATCGAAGGCCACATCGGGAATGCCGACGCGGAGTAGTTACCGATCGGCTGCCACCGGTAGAGGTCCGAGACCTCCCGAGCGACGTCGGCGGGGATACCCGGACCCAGCGGGTCGGGCTGGCCTGTGCCGTGGACGGTGAACAGCCACGGCTTCTCTACAACCGCGATTCCCAGGGCTCTAAGGTCGTCGTCGGACACGATTCCGTCGATAGGTTGCCCGGTACGGCGTTCGTATTCCCACTGCCACGTACGGGCCCTGGGGCCGTATTCGTCGGTGTCCTGGGGTAGTTCGCCGCACGTACGGGCGTACCCCGCGAACCGCTTGACCATGACCCGTCGCCACTCACGAACCGTTTCGTTGCGGTCCCCGAGGCTAATTGGCATTGTGCTCGTCCAGCCACTTAGTAGCGGCTGCAAATGCGTCTTCGTCTACCTTGGCTAGAATCGCCTTGGCCAGCTTGGAATCGGCCTCACGTCCGGGCTCGTCCGTTTCAGATACCGCCAGCAAAAGGGCGACCGCCTGGGGGTCGCCATAGTCGACGGCCAACTTCTCTACGAGCATCACGTGCACGTTTCCGTCTGCGGTCCAGGCGAACCCGGCGCAGGTGTTGACTTCCTTCTCGTACGGCCACCGGAGCGGGCTCAACGACTTACGTCTGATCTCTGCGACCTGACGAAGCAGGTTCCGGTCTTCTTCGGTGAACATGTCGTCCTCTTCGGCGGAAAGTAGTTGTAGAAGCGCGTCGCCTTGAAGTAGGGCGCGGCTGTACCGGTCGCGGCGGTCGGTTAGGCCGTTGGTCCCACCGTTGATTCGCAGCGTTACCGTGTACAGGTCGCCTTTGTCCGACAACGCGTTGATGTCCGGGCGGGCTACCGTCCAGTACCACGCAGCGCCGAGACCGGCCCATTGCAGGTCGGCTAGCTCGCGGGGGTTGTCTACGAAATAGGTCGGACTGACGACCAATTTCTTGTTGAAACACCACTGCGAGAACTGCGCGTAGTTCGACTCCCACGTGATCTGAATCCACGTACGACCCTTGTACTTCCACCGGTCGGTGGACTCGTCGCCGTTGTCGTATTCCTCGGTAGCGTTGAAGCCGTCCGATTCGTGGCCGATCTGCGCCAGCCACATAGCGATACGGTTTACGTTCGTGCAAGAAGCCGCTTGCAACCCTTCACGAACCGGGCCGAGAATTTCAGTAGCTCTACCAACGCTGAGACCAGTGGCCGCTGCAAGGACGTTGACAGCACTCGGAGTAGCACTCTGAGATCCACGCCGGAAAGTAGAAAAGCCATCTGCCCGTATCTTTCTGGCGATGAAGTCTGCGGTGTGCGGGTTCTGGTAGGTGTTGATGTTCCCACCGTTGGCTAGGCTCGCTAGCTGGAAGTGCATCGCGTCTTTGGGGTTTGACCAGTCATTGCCAAAGAAGACGGTGCCTTCGTAGAAGTCCTGGATCTCCCGGATGGTCGCCAGTTGAGCCGCATTCCAGCCCGCATTAGGCACCTGGAAGGGGTGTGAGTTCCAGTTGTAGTCGAATGCGGTACCACTTAGGTGGTTGGACGTGCCGACGGAGTTCGCAGCGGTCCAAGAAGCCGAGTCGGCGTCTCGCATGGGTTCGACGTAGGCGTTCAAGTCCGCTGCGAACGCTCGAAGTATCGCCAGCGGTTGCCCACTCTGGATTTGCAGGGTGCAGCTTGTACCGGGGATGTTGACCCATTCACACGAACCTTGGTCGACCATCGGCCAGCCGTTGGAGCTGTAGTCGTACCCGTAGACCGTGCGGCGTGCCATGTGACTCCTACTTCAGGAACTTGAAAATCAGGTCGAATCCGGGGAGGGCTTTCTGAAGGGCTTTGGCGAATCGGGCTGCCAGGGTGTCGAAGATCTTGTCGTCCAGCTGTCCCGGCACCCAGTCCGTGAACGCGTCTACCGCCGAAGGAATCTCCGCGATGACATACCCGGAGACCTTCTTGGCGAAGTCTTCTACTAATTCGGGGTGCTTCTTTATGTAGTCGAACAGAGCTGTAACGAACAGCGACATAAGGTAATTCATGTTTTCCTCTCTTGGTATCCCCGAAGGGGGTGTGGGTGCGCTGTCGCATGTACCACCCACACCCGACCGGCTGTCGGGTCTAGGACCGGAGGGCCGATACGTTCCCTTGGGATTGGCGCGGGGGCTCCCCTCTGATAGGGGACCGCCCGCATAGCGGAAGGCAGAGGTGTCGAACCCCCAGAATGGTTACTGTCTGCCGGTTTTCAAGACCGGGTGCCCCAGCCGGGGGCATACCTTCCAGCTGTCCAGAGAACCCCGCCCGCGTCATGGCTCCGAGGCCAGAGAGGCGGTTCGCGGGGACTTCTGGTGTATTCAGTTATTCGTGGTGTCTCAGAGCCGGATCGAAAGGTTGTTCCACGGTCGTGGTACCTGGGTATAGGTACTCACAGATGCGGATCTGGATCTTCGATTCGATTGCCACGCCGTTTGATTGGACGTTCTCCATACCTGCGAACACCGCACCGGATACCGGCTCGTAGTAGCACGTGCAGTTGTACCCCGACACAGATCCGGCGTGACCGAACCAGTTTGCGATGTTGAAATACGCAGGGCCGTAACCGTAGTAAGACGGACCTTCGTACGGCCATACGTCCGACGAGTACACGGCGATGTTCTCGCGGAACGCGTGCATCTCGGGGCTTATACCCCATCCGTCGCGCATAGCCTGACCCCAGCGCTGTATGTTATCGATGGTTGACACCAAAGCCCCTGCGGACCCGACATACTCGGGATTGACCGCAGTCCAGTCTTGTAACCCGAAGATTCCCGGACCAAGCCCGCGACTGTAGGGTTCCGGCATATTCGGGCTATCTGGCCAAGATGTCTCGGTCAGCCCTAACGGAATCCAGATGTCTTCCTTGAAGATGTCTCTACACCGTCGACCGGTGGCGGCTTCGAGGATCTGACCTAACACGATCATTCCCGAGTTGTGGTACGCGAAGTTCGTTCCAGCGGGCCAAGTAACCGGGTGGCTCTTGATGATGTTCATCTGTGTAGCCACGGTGACCGGGAACGTGGGAAACAGGAGCATGAAGACCCCGTAGGGGAACATGCCGATGCTTCCGGCCTGGAACTCAAACAACCCGTCGCGCATACCCAGAAGGTGCCGGATCTTGATGTTGTTTCCGTCCGGCATACCCGGTATCCACTTCTCTAGAGTGTCATCGAGAGAAAGGACGCCTTTGTCTACCTGCATCAGGATCGCTGTTCCGGTAAACGATTTGGTCAAGCTGCCGATACGGAAATGGTGGTTGAGCGACAACGGATACGAAGTGATGCCCGGTGACGCCGGGGACACCCCGTACGCTTTGGTGTAGCTGCCCTTGGGGCCGCTGATCGAAATCATCACGCCCGGTTGACCGTCTTCGGCCATACAGGTCGCCACGATGTTGTCGATCGCTGTCCGATCCTCCAACGACAACGCACCGTCTGTGAGAGTTCTGGTGGTTACCGCGTCGTACGGGGACGACTCAGCGCTACCCGAAACTGCTGTAGCCGTGAGGGTGTACGTCGAGTTGGGGTCTAGCCCAGCGAATGTGTAGGCAGGTGAGCCCTGGGGCGTGGGTGTGACCTTCACGCCGTTTTTGTAGAAGTTGTATCCGGTGACCGTTCCGGCGTCGGGTGGAAGCCCGTTGACCTGAACCTTGATTACCGTCTGGGTGACCTCGGTGACCGCGACGCTTACTCGGTGGTACTCGATACTTTCGGCGGTCCACTCGATTTTGGTGAACCCGTCGCCGCCTTTACCAGCTGTCGCCACGGTGTTTCCGGCTCCCGCGCCTCCACCACCGCCGCCGAACATGCCGCCGTCTGCGCCGTTGCCTCCGGGGGCGAACCAGGCTCCAGCTCCACCGCCACCGCCAGCTCCCGCGTTGGGGATGATGGAGTTCGGGGGCTTGACTCCGGGTTTGACCGAGTCGGTTCCGCCAGCTCCACCGGTAACGGTGGTTGAGTTACCGCCCTTACCGCCTGGGGTCTTGGTGGTGTCCGAGGTGTACGGTCCACCCGCACCGCCGCCCGCTCCCGCGTTGTTGGCGTTGTTCGCACCGGGGTTGGTTACCGTGCTGGTTGCGTCGCCACCGGGGGAGCCGGGGTACACGACGACACCGGACATGCCGGTGATCGAGTACGAGCCGCCCGCGCCTCCTGGGATGGTGAAAGGGGTAGAACCGACTGTGGTTGCACCCGTTGAGCCCTTCTTGCCGCCTTTAGCGGTTAGATTGACCCCGCCGCTGGAGAATACGGAGTCGCCTCCGTCTCCCTTGCCGCCTTTACCCTGGACGACGCTGTACGTAGCGCCCATCTCGGTAACCGGCACCCACGTCCGATCGATGCGGCCACCGCCGCCTCCACCTGAGTTGGCGGTCCAAAGTCCTGTAGCCCCTTCGCCACCCGCCCCGCCAGCTGCTTGGAGTGTTACCCACGCGCCGGTAGCACCGTACGGGACCGGGTAGTTGGTCCGTTCGATGTTGTTTTCGGTGATCGGTGTGAACGCGTTCCATACGTCGGTGGGACCGATGCTTACTTTTGTGGCTTCTGTTGCTCCCGAGGACAATTTGGAGACGTCTGATGCTCCGACAGAGATCCCCGCCACTACGGAGTCCTTACATAGACCGTCGTCGGATCTTTAGTGGTGATCGCTGTGTACTGCGCTTCGGTGCCCACCCACAAGGTGAGAGCGAGAGGACCGGCGTTGTTGGCACCTACGACGACAGCGGGTTTCCCGGTGATGTCGGCCCAGGCGCTCGCCCCGGCAGGACCGGTGGGTCCTGCGGGTCCGGTTAGACCTGTGTCGCCCTTAGGGCCGGTCGGCCCGGCTGGGCCTATGTCGCCTTGCGGGCCTTTGATAGGAGCCTCGAACCAGGAAGATCCGTTGGATACGTAGAACTTTCCGGTATCCGCTACACCCCACACCTGGTTGGTATGTGAGCTAGCAGCGGGCAGTGACGCCAGGTTGGCTGCGGTGCCGTCGATAGACAGCCCGTCGCCCTTGGGGCCGGTAGGTCCAGTCGGTCCCGTGGGTCCGGTAGGACCGGCAGGACCTACGGGGCCGAGCGGTCCAGCGGGTCCGGGCGGGCCGGTTAGACCTGGAGATCCGGGGATAGAAAGCAGGCGTTCCCGGTAATTGTGTGGTTCGCCGATAACGCCCATGCGGTAATCCCTTAGTCAGTTCTTGATTTCCACGGTTGCGGCTGCGTACGCCCAACCCGACGATCCGTCTGGCTGCGTAACGGCTCCATCCGTGGTGGTTGAATCCTTGGTATTCAGTAGGAGTGATCGGGAGCTTGACGGCCCTGCTACCGCTCGACGGGTGTATCCCGCTGGTGCAGAACTCCATCCGCTGCCGTTCAGGAAGGCGGAAGAGTGGAAATGCAGGATTATCGAAGTACCGTCTGTATGGTCGAGCGTGATGGCGGGTGCGGCGATGTTCACACCCTGACCGCCTACCGATGCGTGTCCACCGATCGGAGTCGTTGCGTTTTGTCCGCGCAGGACTACCGCGATCATCTGCTCACCCCACGTCCACGAACCCGAGGTCGTGTTGGTTGCGGTGGCCTTGAACTGCGCAGTGGTTATGCATGATTGACCGGAGGTGGTGTTGGCGTTATCGATGTACGCCCAATCCGGGACGGTTCCGCCTGCCGTTGGCTTGGTCGGTGCTGTGTTCTGAGCGTCGAACGCGGCCAACACAATCAGGTCTCCTACCTGGTGCGCTGGTATCGTCACAGATCCGCTCGTGCTGGCGTTAGCACCGATGAATTGAACCGGTGTAGACGCTGACCAAACCTGGTTGGTGCCCAAGTACACGCTGAGCACACTCGTAGTCCCAAGTTTGAGACCGGCCAGGGCGGTTGATCCGAGATAAACCGCCACCGGGCCTCCTACGTTGTGAAATACAGGGTGTTCGCGTCTTTCGAGCCGAGAGCGGTGTACTGGGCTGCCGTTCCCACCCAGACGGTTAGCGATGTGGTCGTGCCGTTGTTAGAGCCGACGACCTTTCCGGTTCCCAACTTCGACATAGCGATAGCCGCCGAGTTGTTGATGTCGGTGTCCGTGATCGTCCCGTCCGCGATCTGCGTCGTGGTGACCGCACCACTGGCGATCTTGGCGGTGGTGACAGAACCATCGGTGGGTGTCCGGGTGTCGGACAGCCGAGAGTCGTTACCGATACAGACGGTGGAACTGGTAGTGCCCGTTGGTATGCGAGCGATAGCGAGCGTGCCCGCGTTCACGTCCGAGGCGTTGTGCGTGTGCGCCGTAGGCGTGCGAGCATCCGAGAGCCTGGAATCGTTTCCTTGGCATGCGGTGCCAGCTGTTGATCCGTAAGACACGGCGAAAGTCCGGTTTGCGGATAGGTCACCGCCACCGGTAAGACCTGTTCCGGCTGAAACCGTGGTGGTCTTATCGGCTTTCAGTCCTATGTTGGTCGATACCGTCGTCGCAAAGTTGGGATCGTCGCCTAGTGCCGCTGCGAGTTCGTTAAGAGTGTCCAGCGTTCCGGGGGAGCCGTCGACCAACGCGGATACGGCGTTAGATACCGCCGTGTTGAGCGCTGCGGTGGTCACCTCTCCGGGAGGTCCCTGTGGGCCTACGTCTCCGGTGTCACCTTTGGGACCGGTCGGGCCGGTGTCCCCGGTATCTCCCTTGACACCTTGAGGACCCTGGTCGCCGGTATCACCCTTCGGACCCACGGGTCCTTGGGCTCCGGTGTCGCCCTTATCCCCTTTGGGACCAGTCGCTCCCGTAGCCCCGGTTGCACCTGTTGCTCCGGTCGCTCCCTGCGGCCCTTGCGGACCAGTTGGTCCTACCGGGCCTTGGAAGGGGATACCGTCGCCGTCCGCAGGCCAGCCAGATCCGTTCCAGAAGTACAGAAGACCGTCTGCGATCACCAAGTAGGTGTCGCCCGTCGCTGCCGACGCGGGTAGATCGGCGTACGTCGGTACAGAGCCCGAAAGCTCTATGCCGGTGCCGTCTGCTCCAGCGGGTCCGGTCGCGCCAGTTGGTCCTTGAAGACCTGTATCGCCTTTGTCACCTTTAGGGCCAGCTGGCCCTTGGATACCGGTCTCTCCGGGGATGCCTTGTAATCCGGTATCGCCTTTGTCGCCCTTAGGTCCCTGGGCTCCCGGTTGTCCGGGAGTAGACAGGATGCGATCACCGATGTCTCCGAGAACTGATTCTATGATCATCCGACTCTCGAAACCCTTCCGGCGTCTATACCTTCGCCGCCAGCGGGCTCACCGTCAGGCAGGAATACCAGCTGCCATAAGCAACGGTCCGCGATCTTGTCGGTCTCTTCCGATTCGACCTTGATGTGGGCCATCGAGCCTTCCAGCTCGAAATTCCAGATCGTTAACGGGTGCTTTCCGGGCTTGACGATGTCTACCTTGACGCTCTCGTACCCGTTCACCCCTGTAAGACCTGAGTCATCAACCGCCAGAGCGGGTTGTACGTCGTTTCCGAGCGCTCCGATGAACATCACCTGGTACGTGTGGGTCCAGTAGAAGTCCAAGTGGACGATGCTGAACACACCGATAAGCGAGGCTACCGAGTTGAACAAGTTGACGATCATCGTTGACGTCACGTCGACGGCGAACGTGATCAACCCAACCTCGTCAAACGACTTGGTAGAGGTGATCTTCAGGACCAAGTTCAGGTTGTCGTGGATCGTGAAGTCGATATCGACGCCCAACAGATCCTCGAACGTGCCGAAAAAGCCGTTCAGTGTTGCGTTTACGGTGTTCACCAACTGCTCGGTAAGAACGTGACCGGCGTTGACGTTGAGATCTAGTTCCCACGTGGGGTACAGGCTGGAAGGCTGTACAAAGACGTTTCCAGCCCCGAGGGTAGGTAGGGCCTCCAGCGCGTCGGTGATGTCGCCAGAGAGGTTCTGGGGGTTCTCTACGACGTCGTTGTAGTCGATAGGGGCGGTCCACTGACCGCCGAAACCGAGCTTGTACGTACCGCCGTTGGCTCCGGTGACGGTGACCTTCTGGAGGGCGTTGTGCTCGCCTCCGGTCTGGAGTTCGAAGTACATTTGACCGGCTGGATAGTCGACCGGTTGCTTGTTCTCGTCCACCAGCTCGAAATTCCAGGCGAAATCCCTGCCCTTCCAAAGGACTAGCGTGCTGCCTTCTGGCCGTAGCCCGATATCGGACATGGATCTCCTTGAAAGTTGTTCCGGGGGAGCGGAGCCGGTAACGCCAACAGCGGAGCAGTTGGCTCGGAGGCACCAACTTCGTTGGATGCCGTCGGGGCTCGCGGCGAGAGGAGGCCGAGACTGACGCTCCCCCGGTGGATCATGTGGTTTGTGCGCCTAGCACTTGCTTGAAGTGGTCGGCCATCGTCAGAACCTTGCCGCCTTCAGCGGTAGGCCCTGGGTTTCGTTCGATCTCCATCCGAACGCGACGGCGGTCACCTTCGGTGAGAAGAAGGGTGGACATCATCTGGTTCAGCACTTGGAGTTTCATCACGCCAAGCGGCTTCTTCTTGCCTTTGTTGTCACCCGATTGGTACACAGCGTTGAGTTCTTCGTTCAGCGCGTACATCGTCAGCCGAGCGAACTGCCAATCCGAGGGCTCGTAGTAGTTCGATTGAGCCGACTGTCTAATCGACTCGTAGAACTCGACTACGAACGGGTGCGGGTTCTCAAGACCTAGATCGGGAACAGGTACCTTGCCGAGCGCTACCACCTTCTCGGTAGGGATCTCCTGCTCGTTCCGGCGAACTCGCTGATCTTCCCGCTTGGGAATTGGGCCTCTGGTACCGATGATAAGCCTCCTGGGCGGTCAGGAAGCTCCTGGCTCCCTACGCAGTTAGTTACCTGCGATTTAGGTCAGACTTTTTGTGGCACGGGACACACATAGGGCGGTAGCGACTTGGGTCGGGCGAGAAGGGTCCGAGGTCGGATTGCTTTTCTCGTGGGCAGTCATGCGTGTACGACCACTGTCTGGCTTCAGCCCCACATCTGCATTTGTGCTCAGAAGCCTTGCCCCGAGCCCTGTACACACGCTGGTGAGCTGTCCCGTAGCAGATGTCGTCCGACTTCCAGATAGGGTTGGCGGAACCAGACATAACGTTGTACTTGACGGTGTGCGGATCTCCGTGCCTACGCATCCGCGTCTCATGCTTGAGGCAAAGAGTGTTGTTGTGGGACATAGCTTCGGTGTGGCAACCCGCCACACAGCAATCACCTACAGGTGCGTGGTGGCGGGTCTTGTTAAGGGTTGTGAATTCCCTCCCCCTACGCTTCTGGTAGTAATGCCCTTCGCAGTAGGGGTTTATCCGGCTCCTGGCGGGTTTGTCGCAAAAATCTAGCGTGCAGTTGTCCATGAGTTTCCAATCGTGGTTGGGTTAACACCCCTCACGCGATAGCTAATCGCTAGGGGCTCTACCGATCCACGAATCAGCAGCCGTATATTCATCTACGCCCTGGGTGGCGTTCTACAGGCCTGAGTCTTTTGGCGCGGAGCTCTCTTTTCCTAGAGTTACCCTCTTGAGAAGACTTCTTCGCATGACACGAAGTACACGAGGCTTGTAAGTTCTCGTCCGAGTGATCGTCACCACGAACGATGTGGTCGACGTCCGAGGCTGTTACGAGGCAGCCGAAGGACTCGATCTGACAGAGGTGGTTGTCTCTGTCGAGGATTCGACGTCTGATCTCACCCCAGTTGGGCGGCAGCCGAAGGTTCCGAGACGAACCGAACCAACCAGACATCCGCCCTCCGAACGTAGTGAGGAGTGAGTGAGGTACGAAGTACCGAACGAACGACGAACGGAGTGAGGACCAGTGTCGACGGAGCCCGAAAGGGGCTCCGGAGACCGACCTCGGACGCATCTCATGCGTCCTTCGGACTCCGGGTCCGCGACCCGGCCCGAGGGGGCCGGTCACGGCCCACCAACCGTAATTCCGTTACGTTAAGTAACTACATTACGTTGGTATAACGTGAGGCCGAAGGCCGAACCGACGAGAAGAAGCCGGGGACTCGGCTTCGCCTCGTCCTATATAGAGAACAGTTAGTTCTCTTACCCTCTCATAGTGTAAGTAGGGGCGTTTTTTGGGTGCGAAGCGCTTTGACTGTCTATTGTTACCGATTCGTTATGATATTCCAGGACTTTACATACGACCCGAATGGGTGTTCGACTTCTAAACCCGTACACGATGGCTCCTCCGGATTACCGCCCGATCCTGGGGGCCGGGGGAGGGGTGTCCCCCCTGGGGTGCCGGGTGGGGGCAGCTGCGCTGCCGACCGTCCCATGCCATGCACGGTGGTGTGCACCGTGCTACCCACCCACGCTTACGTATGTGCATGCGTGTGTGCGTGGTGTCCACATTCGTATGCACGCACCCTTGACATACGGCCTGTGTGTAGTAGAGTGGTCGTATGTCAAACACATGGAAGCAACTAGCCCTCGCTACACTCACCGTTGGTGCGTTCTGGGTAGGACTGCCCACTGCAGTAGAAGCAACAGCACACGCAGACCAATTGCCCGTATGCCAATACGAGGACGGCAATACGGACGGGAAACCGTGCAACTGGACCGACCCTGACACAGGCGCGGTGTACTACGTGACATCGGAGAACTACCGATAACCGGCAGCGCCCACCAAGAGCCCCCGCTACGGCGGGGGTTTTCTTTGTGCGTGGGACTTGACATACGACCGTCGATGAGTTAGATTGTGGATACAACTTCAGAGCGGGGCAGAGCTAGGGGAACGCAGTTCCCCGACGCCAAGAGCCAAAACCACTTATGTGGTGTTAGCGAGTCAAGTGAACCCATACGCCAGCGGGTGAGCGAGCGCATAGAGCCAAGCAACACGGCTTGACATACGGCCCACAATCTGATAGTTTACAAACACAACTGAATAGCAAGGACCGGCCCCCTAGTGGGATGTCGCAGCCGTCGCAAACGGTGTGGTCCACAACAACCCGGTGAGAATCGGACGCTGCTACAGGCGACGCCAAGCGCACGCAGCACTACATACAGACAGCACGAGAGATCGCCAGCGAGCGTGGTTAGTAGATCGCGATGACCTGGTGTTCACAAGCGAGTAGCGAGAGCTTGTGATGAAACGGCGTGCTAAAGGTTGGCCTACCTACGGCTGGTCTGGGTCTCAGACCTAAGAGACAAAACTACAGCCCGCAAGGGCAGTCACGGCAGGTTCGCCCTCTCGATATGACCGTAGAGGTTTGGTTTGACTCCAAACGTGGCACGCAAGACCTTTTTATTTACCCACGTACTTGACATACGACCCGAACGAAATTCGGGGCGTCCAAGCGCCGTGATCTTCGATCACAAGCGCACGGCCTAAGGAGACAACGATGTCCACCAACCAGGTTCGTACCACCACCTACGCGTACATATACGGACGGGTGTACGTGTCACGCGGTAGTTCGTTCGTGCGGGTACGATAACACGATTAGGAGTCGTAGAAATGACTGAGGTGTGGGAACGCAGGGCCACCTACGGTGACGGATCTTTAGTAAAGGTGGGTGACAACATCCGTTACCACCAGGCCCCAGGTGGACTAATGTCGCCGCCCGTCAAGCAGCTGCCGGATGGATCTAGCACGGTGTGGTGCCACGGAACCGCTGTGTTAATGCCTCGGTATGGAACGCAAGAGCGGAGAGCGCAAGCTACAGCTTTAGGCGTCGACGTTGATGAGGTCGTGTTGAAGTGCGATACCTGCGCGGGTCGTTACCACTTTATCTTCGGCCACGTTATCGAGAAACGATAAAAGGTATGAGCACGTTGATACACCTAGTGGTTGCCGGTGTGTTCGGTGTTGCAGCCGTCGCTGTCGCCACTAGAGGTTTGACGAGATACGAACGCAGACACCCAACTACACGGGACTAGGAGGCACATCATGACTGAAAAGGATCTAATCGCCCTCATCGAAGCTGAGGGAGAAGCCATCGAAGCCAACCCGGACGCCCCAATAACCGACGAAACCAAAGTCACTCGTGGACGCCCAGTCAAGGGCGAGTAAGGGGGAAAGACATGAGCGACGTAACGGACCGTATAGACAAGATAGACCAAATGCTGTTCGACGCTGGCGTAATGGTGCTTTCGGCGAAGACTGGGGCGCAGCGTAAGGCAGCTGACCGCAAGATCATGGACGCCCGTGTAGAGCTGATGAGACTGCGATCGAGGTTCGGATGAGCGACTCCGCAAAACCACCAAGCGACAAAGAAATTGACGACGAATTAATGCTCGCCATCTACGGGTATGACCCCAACGATAATTACCCCGAGTGGGGTAACGAATCGATGCGTAAGGCATACCTGGCGGGTTGGGAGGACGGTCAACGTGTCTGATCCTTCAATCGAAGTCGCTAAGAAATGCTGGACGGGGTTCGCCGACGGGATGTTCACGCCGAACGATCCCGAATTCCTGGCACTACTCACCGCTACCCGTGAGATGGCTAAGACGGTACAGGAACTACACAAACCTTTCAAGGTCTACCCGGACAACGAGATTGAACTGAGAAGGCGCCGATTAGGTCGGTCGCAACTAGCCCATCTACGTACCGGAAAGGTGGAACTACCCCCGCAGATCAGGTGTGGCCACTGCTACGACGAAGACGGCGATCCTGTTGCGTGGCCCTGTGAGACCGCTAAACGGGTCTACCCAAGTGAGGAACTGAATAAATGATCAGTGAATACAGAAGCGGATATCTGGCGCGGTCCGGTTCAACCTGGTATTGGGTCGGCAGTCACGTAACGAACTGTCGGTGCACTTGCACTTGGACACACGAGTTTCGAGACCCAAGATGCGTGGTGACCTGGTGATAGCAGCGGATGCATTGTTGAACCATCAATTTCGGCCCGTAAATCACGCCAGTATCGGTTCCGAGGACCACTGTGCCTGTGGGTTTCGGCCACGAGGTTGGGCGGAGTGGGTCTGGCACGTAGGGGAACTAGGACTATGAGCGACAAAGCAATTGCGGACGTAATAGAGCGGCTAGAGGCGGATGAGAAACGCAGCACTGAACAGATCAACGAGTGCTACCAATTTGCCCACCGGTACCCGAATGTTCCCGCGAACTGGGAAGCAGTGGCGGAATGTCGCGGCGAGCTGTTCGGTATCCGTAGATCCCTCTCCTATCTGCGCGAGGTGCAGTCATGACCGATCCAGCAGTAGAGGCGGCGCGACGGGCGTGGCAAGCCGAGGGCTGGGGTGATGGGCCTTTGGCGATGAGCGAAGGCCACCTTGCGGAAGCCGCTGCCCGTGAGGCTTTGAGGCCGATACGGGAGAAGTGGGAAGAACTTCTAGGCCCATACGCCACGCGACTTGTGGACCCCGAAGCCACCGGGGCTATCAAGGTCTTAGAAGCCTTCGCCCCCTTGATTTTCACAACAGAGGAGTTGAACCAATGACAACTACACACGTCTATCCGCCACTCACCCCGGAAGATTTCGAAACACAGTACGACGAGAAGAACCGATACATGTTCACCGAGGATGAGAACGGTGACATGTACTACGCCTACGGGCATGACCGGGATAGTGAATTCGTAAGGCAGCTAAGGGAATACTGCATTGAAATCTACAGAAGCAGTCCCGATGACGCTGAGTTCAGCGAAGGGGATATAACGCATCTGTGGGCGGTAACCGTTGAGCCCGCCCCAGAGTGGCGATTCACCTGGCGGGACGTAACCGAGAGCACACCTGGTGCCTTCCCCATCTCTGTCGTGACCCTGTGACAGAGGAGCTAGAGCGATGAGTGACGAACCTTCGGACGCGCAGAAGCTCATATCGGAAGTGGTTCGCAAGCACCGACTCTTGCCGGGAACCGTGACCGGCCCGCAGTACTGCTCATGCGTATGGGGTGGCCTCGATTACCCGGCGCACGTTGCCGCCGAGGTGGATAAAGCCCTTGGAGGACTCAACCGGACGTGGGCTGCTGTATTTCCAGACGGCTCCTACATGACCCCGTACCACGAAGTGTGGAACTTCCACCCCAACAAGAGCGCTCGCGAACTGGCCGAAGGCGATGTAGCGGAATATGAAGACACCACCCTTAAGGCTCAATGGGTGTCTGGCTGGACGGTGACCGAATGAATGAGCTTATAGACCGTGCTATCGAAGAGGTGTCGAAGGTTCGGTTGGGCATCAAGTCCCGAGATCGCTTCTGGACTAGCGACTATCGAGAAGTCTTTCCCCAACTCGCGGGGGTTGATTGGCAGCGAGAGGCGTGGCGCCTTTGGTGGGTCTCATGACTGACTACCAAGACACGGGTAGCCGGCGGAAACCTACGGCATACACCGAAACGGGGGCCGCTGAGCGGGTGTGCCCGGACTGTAGTGCCCCAGAAGGACATCCCTGTAGATGGATAGCCATGGATGGGCAGGGGGATTTAGGGAAACCAAGGCATTGGCCGCATGAGACACGTTGGAGGAAATGAAATGCGTGACGATATTCACCCTGGACCGCGCATCATCTCCGGTAAAGCGGAACTACCCTGCCTGAAACCGGAGCCCTGGATGATCCAGGCGTCCTGCGCCACCGCAGACCCGGACGCGTTTTTCCCCCATAAGCGTGGCGACGGTGATAGCGAGTCGATCACCGTGCAGTACCAATACGCCAAGAAGATATGCCGCTCATGCCCAGTCAGGGTTGAGTGTTTGACCTACGCGATCGTCAACGACGAACGCGACGGGATCTACGGCGGCTTAGGCCCTCGTGAGCGCGCGAAGATCATGCGTAACAGGGAGGCAAGCTGATGCCGCACTCAAGCCCTACCGACTGGATAGCCGGTGGAAGTGTCGCCGCAGACATCGTTGGATGCCTCACCGGTCTGGTCGCGGACCTGTCCTGGCAGGATAAAGCGGCGTGCCGTGGACTCCCTACGGAGTGGTGGTTCCCGGACCAAGGCGGCAGCCGGGAATGTAAGCGGGCCAAGGAAATCTGCCACGGCTGCCCAGTCAAACTCCAATGCCTCCAATTCGCGATAGAGGTACACGACCAGCACGGAATTTACGGGGAGCTGTCATTGAAGGACAGGCGCAGGTGGAACCAGGAAAGGAAAGCGGGCTAGACACCGCGAATGTCAGTGTATCGGAGGATAATTGAGGTATGGGAATGACTGATTTACAGAACGTCCACGAGCGCATTGCGGGCAAGCGTATAGCCTCCGTCGAGGCCGACGGTACGAGGCTGGTGCTAAACGATGGCACTGTGCTGCATCTCTACATGTCAGACAGTGACTGTTGTGCTTCCGCCGATGGGAAGTGGGTAATCCAGCCGGACGCGCTGGAGGCGATTATTACCGGCGTTCAGGTTACACCAGACGCGGATCGGAGCGGTTATGACGGTGACGGAAATACCAACTACGCCACCATCTCAATTCTGCACAACCAGAACCCCATTGCCCTTGCAGACTGCTATGCCAATGACGGTAATGGGGGCTACTACTTCTCCGTGCTATCCCTCCGTGTTGTCATGCCCGGTGACGAAGATGACGTCAAGGTGGAAGTCCTGAACTCTGACTCCTCGTCCAGCGATTGAGGAGGTAGTGAGAGTTGAGTGCTGAACCGCTGCAATGGGACCACAACCCAGATATTCGCGTCCCAAAGAATGGGTGCCGCGCCGAAGTTGACGGCGGTGCTTACATTCTGTTCAAGTACGGCGCTAGTTCGTGGCAGGTGCTTTTCAGCACTGGGTGGCATATACCCGATGAGGTCTATCTCGGCGACAGCGAATCAGACGCACTAGCCGCAGCAGAAGCTCACCATATCGCCATTAGGCAGAGAACGATCTACCGTCGAACGGGCAGGAGTGACGATGCCGCAGCGGATTCAGCGGAAGCGCACTAGGGGTTGGCGAATGCCCGAGGGTGCTATCTACGTCGGGCGACCGAGCCAATGGGGCAACCCGTTTCGACCTGTTCTCGTCGGTGGCGAGTGGCTCATAGAGGATGACAACGGCGTCCAGTACGACGGGTTCGGGAGCAAGGTAAGCGCTATCGGTCGGTGCGTTGCGCTCTACCGGTCGCTCGATATGACGTTCATGACAGACGCAGACCTAGACGAGTTCGTCGCGCCGCTACGGGGCCACGATCTCGCCTGCTGGTGCTCTCTCGATTCCCCTTGTCATGCAGACGTGCTGCTTGAACTCGCTAACGATCCACCGTCGAACGGAGAAGCTTTGTGAGCGAACTACGTAGAGCACTGTTGGTAGCCAAAGCGGAAGCGGCACTTATCCCCACCGGCCGACGGGCTGAGCTCGACCGCAGATTCACTGCGGCCCAGAAGGCGGCACAGGCTCACGCCACGTACAGGAGGTCCGCTTAGTGTCCGTCTCCGACAGCTTCTTTCTCGATAAAGGCTCCCAACACAAGCTCCGTGAAGAGTTGGCCAGCATCCCCCGCATGATCGGGGAGCTGTCCGTCACCCTCACCCGCCAGGCTCGCATCCAGAGGCCAGGGTTGAGTATGTCCCGAAGGCCCAAGCCTGAGTCTCAGGTCCCCATCCATATCGGGGCACACAACGCCGCTGACGTACTGCACAACTGCCTAGGTACGTGGGTGAGGCTGGTATGCGAACAACGAGCGATCGTGTGGGATAAGGGCAACGACATCATCACGCTGGCCAAGTGGCTGCGAGTCAACATGATCGCCCTAGCCCTCACTGAAGGTTCAGAAGAAGCGTACGAGGACATCAAAGCCGCTATCGATGACTGCTGGCGACAGATAGACATCCCCGCCGACGATGACATTGTGATCGACCGAGGACGAGTACATGAAGCGAACAAACACATCGTCACCGCCGACACCATCGAACCTATCGCCCGCCGGATAGGGGAGATGGGAAAGAAGCTGAATGCGCAGCGGGTGCACTCGCTTACCCGTGGTGGGCATCTGCGTCCAGTCTCTAGCGACCCGGACACGGGTAAGAAGTTCTACCGACTGGGGGATGTGCTGCACGCGCACAACAACTGCGAGAAACGAGACCGAAAGAAGGGCGCATGAGCGACGGACGCGGCATGTACATGAAGTACCGAGTTGAGCGGATGGACGGCAAGGATATGGGGCCATGTTTCATCCTTGAATACAAGAAGGATCGCCACGCGCGGGTGGCACTTGCGGCGTATGCCGACGCGTGCGCCGAGGACAATCCTGGACTAGCCCAAGACCTGCGGTGGACGCTAGAGGAGCTGGAGCGGTGAGGGTCGGGACCTGTCCGAAGTGTAAGCACTTGGAAGGTCGACACATCCAGTCCACGTACTTCGATGAAGAGACGTGGACTGGCCGATTCGTGTACGCCAGGTGCGATTGTGGCTGCACCCACTACGTCGTAGTGGAGCCGGTCTAGTGTCGGCCCTCGACTGTGAGGGGAGTGACCTAGATCCTGGTTGGTGCTGCACCCATAGATGCGATTTCAGGGACCCTAGGCATCCGCACTGCTGGCAGAACTGTGACGAAGAAGATTGCGCCGCCCCTGAGTGTGATTGGGTTGAGTAGTTCACGCTGGTCGCACATACTGCGCAGGCCAAGGTATCTCACGCATCTTCCACGCCTGCGTAGGGTTGGCCGCAGTGACCCAAACGATAGGCATATCGCGTCCGGGAACTACCCGAGTGGTAGTTAGACACTCAACTTCACCACCGGTTGCGGTGGTTACGTAGACACGCATTCTAGCTTCAATACCCATACGTCTAGCGTCGGTCTTGCCAAAAGATCTGTAAAGAAAAATCTATGCGACACCGCGTTATGGCAGTGCCTTATGGCAAGCCGCAAAGGGAGTGAAACTGATGAACGTATGGATAGTCTCTGCGCATCGGTCCTGGGGCGACAGGATTGAATACCACGGACACAGGGGGGATACCCACCGCTGGATGGGCTGGACGCGACCCATACCCAAGGTGGGGGAAGTTATTGAAACTGAATTGAAGTCCGGACGGGCGGCCCGCTTTCGGATAGTTGAGGTTGAGCGCGGGTACGGCACGGATGATATGTGGTGGGCCACAACCTCGGACGCGCCCATTTATGGAGCGACGACGTAACTGCCTCCACCTTGCATAAGTATATCGGTTCTGATATATTAATGAGGTGACCGACGAAAAGCCTCTCCGCTGGATAGGTACCTCACTTGAGGACCTACGGGACTTCCCCGAAGCGGCACGGCAGGACGCCGGTTACCAACTGGATAGGGTTCAGCACGGCCTAGAGCCCCACGACTGGAAGCCAATGCCAACAGTCGGCAAGGGCTGCCGCGAGATACGCGTACGCACCGAAGACGGCGCGTACCGTGTGTTCTACGTAGCCACCCTTGGGGATGTGGTGTTCGTACTGCACAGCTTCGTCAAGAAGTCACAGAAGACTTCCCAGCAAGACATCAACACCGGTAAGGCTCGATACAAGAAAGCGCAGGAGGAACTATGAGCGTATGGGACGACATCGCCGACACCCCGCGCGAAGCGGAGAACCTTCGCGTGCGGTCTGAGCTGATGATGGCAATCGAAAAGAAGATCAACGAGCGCGAATGGACCCAGGTCCAGGCCGCCGAAGCACTCGGACTGACCCAGCCTCGGGTGTCGGATCTGCTGCGCGGCAAGATCTCCAAGTTCTCCTTGGATGCTCTCGTGGACATCGCTTCCGGGTTGGATGTGCACGTGAAGGTGTGCGTCTGATTGCGACACGCCGACCAGGGGATATACCCCTTAACCGCTGTCAAGTAGTAAACTGCGCATAGGCGCGACTTACACCCATTCTTTTAAACCCCCATCGACATTTGTTCGGTGGGGGTTTTTCTATGCCCAAACGGAGGTTCCCTTATGCCTCTGTCTCGTGTCCGCTGCTGCATCCCCTGTGGCCGTATCCGCTACGCCCCCTGCTCTACAGGGTGTCGAGTAGATCCCGAGAACGACCCAACAAGCTGGACAGAACAGGTGATTGTGAGCGCGCCGCAAGATTCGGGAGTATCCGAGTGAACACATTCTTTGCAGCGGCGATAGCGGTGACACTGGTGCTGATGCTGATCATCTGGTTAGGCCCACGAGTTCTGCTGTGGCTGCTGAACCGGTTCATCGACCGCTACAACAAGGTGGTCAACGAGTACAACGAGCGCCAGGAAGCCCGCCACGCGGAAATCCGCACTGCGCTAGACCAACTGCAACAGGCTGCCCAAGCGAGGCGAGATGCTTGATCGATTCTTCGCAGCACTAGCCGGCGCCATGGCCCCTCTACTCGTGGCCATGTGTGAGCGCATCGCGAACAGGAAGATCCCTGACGACACCGTGCCGAAGTTCATGGACGGCCTACTGGACATCGCCCGCGACGGCGTTGACCGCGCAGTCGGTGTGGTGCAGACGTCCGCTGACGGTATCGCCGGTAGCGCGGAAGCTGAACTAGGCCAGCTCGGCACGGAGATCAGGGGAGTGGTCAAAGCGGCCAATCCCATCGACATTCTCGGCAGCCTGTTCGGGCGGCGAGGATGAGCATCCCGGAAGGCTTTTGGCTCGGCCTCGTCGCCGTTCCGGCCGTTGTCGCATTTGTGTCGGTGGCCGTCGGATTGGCCGCTGTCGCGATGAGCCTGCATTCCAAGTATGCAGGTAGCGCCTACAAGCTGGTACCCCGCAAGTTCGATAGCCATGCGGGCATGGCGGGAATTGTGGCCTGCGCTAAGTGGGTCCGCTACATGTGGATTCCCGGATTCCATGTCGTCATATGCCGCACGTCAATCGCGGGGCGAGAGCCCGGTCGGTCGGTCCACGCCCGCGTGAAGTACGCCATCGTCGATGCGCTTGAGCGCGACGACAGCTGACTTGCTCTAGAGGTCTCCCCGTTCTACTATCGAACAGATGTTCGAGCGATGGTCTAGCAACCCTCGCTTTCCCACGCTCAAAAAGCTGTACCGAACCGTCTACGTCGACATGCACCAAGCCCTACCCGGCAGCGTCGGCGGCTTCGTGCGCAACCGCAACCTGTCCGTCAGGGCGGAGGGTTTGCGCCTAGAGGCGTGGATGCGGGGCCACCAGATCGCCTGGATACGCACCCACGATCTGCACTGGATAGCAGTAGTGCAGGTTGAAGCCTCCTCGGAGAACGAAATGTCGTCGGTGACGATGACGTTGTGGCTGTCACCGAAAATGTTCCAGTTGGACAAGCCCGAGGGCTTCTACGAGCCGTACCGGAGACGGTTGTAGACACCGTGACTTACGCTGTAGCTCGGTAAAATTGAGGGATGAGCGAGCTTTTGGACCGTGCACACATGGCCTTGGATGGTCGTGGTCAGCTCGGTATGTACAACGATTACGACCAAGCGAGTCTATGGGCAGGATTGGTGCGCGAACTCGTCGCGGCAGTTGAACTACTGGACGGCACTCCTAAGGATGTCGAGTTGGAAGGCTGGGAGTTCTTGAAGGCTGCCAACCTCGATCCATGTCCTCGATGTGGTGAGCCGTTCAGCCCAGGGCAGTGGGTTGTCGCCGATGGACCGGTTGTGGCACACCATTATTGCCCAACACTCGGAGTGGGCCATGACTGAACCTTCTCAAGCCCATATAGACCGTGCCCGTGAACTCGGTCTCTCTTTCGATCCTGCTACGACATCGGATGAAGAGTTAAGTCGTGCTATCGCAACGTATGAACGGGTTTACATCGAGGCGATGACCGAGAATGCCGGTAGGGACACTGATACTCCTACTGAGCGCCGCAAGATGCTGGGCGTCTGGACTCAGCGCGATGAAGACGAGGCCAAGGAAGCGGCTGAACGGCGGCGAATGTTCGGCTCCCGACGAATCCCACCCGCCTAGACACCGCTGATCCCGTTGAAACGCGGGATAATTGAAGGTATGCGCCGAATATCCAGCAAGGGTGCTGAAGAAATCAAGGCCCTGGCTGCGTCGGTGCGCCTCTATAACTCGCTACAGGCAGACGAGTATCTGAAGTGCGTTTGTATTGCCAAGTGTCATAGGAATTGGGAAACGGGTCAGCCTCGGGACTGCAAGCACCCTCGGGCACAGGAGGAGCGGTCATGACCAACATGGGCGGCCTGGCCGATGCCGTTAAGCGTTGTGGACGCCTCGTCTACCACGGCACGGACGGCAAGGCTTGGATTCTCACTTACGGCGGGGAATGCCAACTCGGACTTACTCAAACCGGTTTTTATCATGCTTGATGGTCAACCGTTGGGCGAGTACCCGGAGCTGAGTCCGCTGCAGTGGCCGCATGGCGCTGTGGGGATATGGCGCGAGAATCGGAGCGAGCTTTTTAGCGTCCTTGGCCCGTACTTCTATGGCGAGCGGTTCTACGACTGTGGCCCTTACCGCTAACCAGCTCCGCATTTTAGAAGCGTTGCAGCGGTTACGTATAGCCCGTACTGAGGGTGATTGGCATGAAGAGTTGGTTTGTACTCGCCGCATGGATTACCTGCTAGACCTTGAGCCCAAGTAGAGAAGGCCCACAGCCCATGAAACAGAGCATTGCCCGCGTCTTGCGCCGTCTGGCCGACCGATTCGATCCGCCCGCGCGGTGCGTCATCAATATCGAGAACATCAATGACAAGCCGGTCACTGATGCAATGCGCCGTGCAGTGGAGGCGCAGTACGCCGCAGCGGGTAAGGCTGGCGGCGAGAAGTTCTCACGCCGAATGATGTGATCCCCAGTGCCTAATCAGCTCCTCATTGATCTTCTGGTGCGCCAGTTCTCCCGTGGTGTGCTACCGCATCCGGGCGACGAGAACACCCCATCGCATCTCATCCCACTTCCGGGATTTCGGGGTGCGGGTATGTCTGATGAGCAGGCGCAGGAGATGATCGGCTCTGCGGCTAAGGAATGGGCTGAGGCTATTGAGTCCATCATCAGCGGCGAGTTCGATTGCTTGACGAAAGCTGATGCAGCCCAACTCAGACAGGACGCTGCTGACGCACCTGACGGTACCCGCATCATCACCGTCTACCGCCAGTCCGATCACCAGCGCCAGTCACCTTTCTGGCAGTTCACGTTGGGTAAGACCAATGACGTGACTATCCCTGACCGTCAACTAGGAAAGCTCACAGCCCAATGAGTGAACTCGAAAAGTCATCGAATCCCTACAAACGCTTGCGGATATCCGTAGACAGCAAGACCTACGTCGACGTTTGGGTGTCAAAGTTCTGCATCACCACCGAGACTCCGTTCGACTGGAAGAGTGGCGTCCCGGTCAGCATATTCCTTAGCGCCGAGATCGACTGATGTCCCACATACGCATCATCGTCGACGGCGACACTCTCATGGACGCCGATCCCGGAAATTGGCGCTCAACCCCACCGGACATCGAGAGTCTGAAACTCAAGACCGGTGGACAGCCTTGGGGCATAGCGTTGATGGGTGCTGTGGCTGAGGCTGCGACATTGTCGATGGCTAACCTTCCCGCTACTGACACCACAATCGTTGTCACCACCCGCGACAACGGCTGGACGCTGGATGTGGAGAAGTCATGAAGATCCACGAGGCTGACGAAGAGGCCGCGATCGTAATGGACCTCACGCTGCATGGTGAAGCGCTAGTCCGCGGCGTACCCGATGGCGTAGGTGTCCTCGTGCCCCTCATGAACGAGCTACTGCGTGACGCCATGCAGTGGCAGGCGCCCGACTGCTTCCGCCGTCCCTAATGCCATCCAAGGGCACAACCAACGCCCGCGGCTACGGATACCACCACAGGAAGACCCGTAAGCACTGGGAACCGATAGTCCAAGCAGGACGCGCAACCTGCTGGCGCTGCGGCGAACCCATAGCCCCCGATAGCCCATGGGACCTCGGACACGACGACAACGACCGAACCAAATACCGCGGACCAGAACACAGAGGCCGAGAGTGCCCAGCCGGCGGCAACAGAGCCACCGCGAACCGACAAACACCAACCACCGACACCTCAAGACCCTGGTAACCCCGGGGGGTGGGTAGGCGACGAACACCACCGCACCGATGGTGACCCCGCCCCAGTCGCGAATCTCTCTCTTACGTTTTCCACACCACCACCCACATGATCGGAGGGCGCATGGCCAACAAGCCTGGTCTTCGGGCCGTGGGGAGTGATGAGCTGGCGCCGCAGAAGCCGTCGAAGTCTGTTGTTCAGGCCGCGAAGTCAGGTACACCTCGTGAGCTGCTGGCGGCGATGCGGGATCGGATCGCCGAGACGGTGACGGCGAACTGTGCGGCGCGTGATCTTGCGGCGTTGACCAAGCGGTTGCAGGACATCTCTCATGACATTGACGCGATTGATGCCCGCGACGACGCGGATTTGGCCGGCCGAGTGCGTGAACTCGAGTCCGCGCTGAGGGCGTTGGCTCCAGACCATCCGCTGCTGGTCGGCAGTGAACCCGATGACGAAAAGTTCGACGCCTCAGAAATCTAAGCCTCTTCCGCGCCTATCGGAAGCCGCCCGTCATGTGGTGATCCCCGAGGGGATTGTCACGTCGGTGTATCCGCGGGTGAAGCGGCGCCTGTCTGAGGTTGGGGTGGAGTTCGATCCTTGGCAGCAGGGATTTGGTTCGATCATGTTGGGGTGCCGCGAGAACGGTAAGTACGCGGCGACGGTTGGCGGCGTGGTGGCGTCGATCCCGCGGCAGGTGGGCAAGACGTTCACGATTGGAAATATCGTGATCGGTCTGTGCCTTGAGTTTCCGGGCACGCGGGCCGTGTGGACTTCGCACCACAATCGAACGACCACAAATACCTTCCGTTCGTTCCAGGCAATGGTGAAACGCAAGGCGATAGCCCCGCATCTAGAGCCTGGGCGGTCGAACGGTATCCGTGAAGCCAACGGTGAGCAGGAGATCCGGTTTCGTAACGGGTCGATCATCATGTTCGGTGCTCGAGCTCAAGGCTTCGGGCGCGGCATGGACGAGATCGATATCGAGGTCTTCGACGAAGCGCAGATCCTCAGCCTCAAGGCGCTCGAGGATATGGTGCCGGCCACCAACCAGGCTCGACACCCACACGGGGCGCTGATCTTCTTCCTTGGAACGCCGCCGCGGCCCACCGATGACGGTGAAGCCTTCACGTCAAAACGGGATAAGGCACTCAAGGACAAACCTGGGGGCGATGTAGTCCTTACTCGAGGCGACCAGGTGTATGTGGAGTTCTCCGCAGATTCCAACGCCAAGCCGGATGATCAGTCGCAGTGGCGGAAGATGAATCCCTCCTTCCCGCACAGGACTCCTCTGGAGTCGATGCTGCGGATGCGTGAGAACATCCCCGACGATGACTCGTGGGCGCGCGAAGCTATGGGCATCTGGCCGTCCAACGGTGGCGGCCTGATCACCGAGGATATGTGGAGCGCGCTCAAGGATCTGAAGTCTGAGCCGCTAGATCCGGTGTCGTTTGGGGTGTACGCGAACAAGGGACAGACTGCCGCGGCGATAGCGGTGGCCGGGTACCGATCTGACGGGAAAATTCACGTCGGGATTGTTCCCGTCGCCACGGATACCCCGGACGTGAACATGCTTCCCGGACTTGAGTGGATCCCTACTCGAGTCAAAGAGCTTGTCACCAAATGGGCGCCGTGCGCCGTCATGGTCGATGAACGCTCCGAAGCGGGCGCGGTGATCCAGGACATGAAAGACCTCGGCGTTGAGGTTCAAACCACCAACGCCACGGGGATGGCGAACGCGTGCAGCAAGTTCCTATCCGTTGTCAATGAAGACGGGCTGCGGCACCGCGGCGCGAAAGACCTTCAGAAATCGGTATGTGCGGGCAAGAAACGTGACCTAGCTGACGCGTGGGCATGGGACCGCAAAGACGCAACCAGTGACATCACACAACTAGTGGCCGTCACTCTCGCCCTTCACGGACTGATCGTGTTCGGCCGCCAGAAAGTTGAAGTTTGGGATCCGTTGTGGACATGACGGGTGCCACCTAGCGATTCGGGAGACCAGTGACAGCGATTCAGGCAGTGTGCGCCGCCACTGTAGCGGTGGTTTCGGTGGCCATTGGCCTCGTTGTGGCGGGTGTGGCAGTTCTTGCCGGGCCAGGTTGGGCACTGGTCACCGCAGGGGTACTACTCGCATTCAGCTCGATCGGCGGTGCCGTAGTTCTACTGCGTGATGACGGGTTGAAGAAATGAACCTGCTTCAGCGCCTCCAATCTCAGCCCGAGCGGATGAGCACCGATGAGTGGGCTTCGATGATGAACTCATTCGCTTTCAACGGTATTGGGTACGGGTATAGCGGGCTCGGGACGCAGATCCAGCAGACCTTGACCGGCCCCGCAACCGAGCGGGCGCGCAATGACTTCGCGGGACTCGCGACACAGGCGTACGCAGCCAACGGGGTGGTGTTCGCGTGCATGCTTGTTCGGCAACTCGTCTTTTCAAGTATCCGATTCCGGTGGCAGCGACTGCGTGACGGTAAGCCTTCAGACACCTTCGGATCCCAAGATTTGAGGATCCTTGAACGCCCCTGGCTGGGTGGAACTACCCAGGACATGTTGTCTCGCATGATCCAAGACGCAGACTTGGCAGGCAATGCGTACTGGATGCTTGAGACATCACTAGCACGGCTCGGTGCGAACGATCCAGCCCGGGAGTTCGTCCACATGCGACCCGACTGGATTGATGTTGTTGTAGAACCCCGCATGCTGCGGGATGGTCGGGGTCAAGTTGGTTGGCGCAAGCTTGGATACGTCTACACCGAGGGCGGTCTGCACTCCGGTAATGATCCAGTAGGGCTACTTCCCGATGAAGTTGTGCATTACGCGCCGATTCCAGACCCGCTGGCCAACTACCGCGGAATGTCCTGGCTGACACCAATATTGCGTGAGATTCAAGCCGACCATGCAATGACCCGCCATCAGCGCAAATTCTTCGACAACGGCGCCACTGTCAACATGATCATCAAACACCCCATTGGAGCGGATCGTGATGCGATCAAGAAATGGGCGCAAGAGGTCGAATCCAAGCATGGCGGCACTGAAAACGCCTGGAAGAACCTACACCTGTATCCCGGGGCGGACGCAACAGTAGTTGGATCAAACCTGAAAGACATTGACTTCAAAAATGTTCGAGGCGGGGGAGAGACGCGGGTTGCCGCAGCCGCAGGTGTGCCTCCAGTAATCGTCGGGCTCTCCGAGGGTCTCGCCGCCGCTACCTACTCGAACTATGGACAGGCCCGCCGCCGCCTAGCGGACGGCACGGCCCACCCACTATGGGAGAACCTAGCCGGATCTCTTGAGCACGTAATACCCAAGCCTGGAAACACAAGTGACGATATCCGGCTCTGGTACGACGCCGATAACGTCCCCTTCCTGCGTGAAGACGAGAAGGATGCCGCCGAGATTTCAAAGGTGCGCGCAGAAACCATCAACACACTGATCACCGCAGGGTATGAACCAGACTCGGTTATCGCAGCGGTCGATTCAGGTGATCTAAGACTTTTGAAACACACCGGATTAACGAGTGTGCAACTAGTGCCACCGGGAGTAAGTGCACAGAATCCAGCCCCTAACCCGACCGATGGAGGTTCGGATGACAACGCATAGACCACCACTGGATGGAGTGCGGGAAGCGCCATTCACACTTGTTCGGTCGACCGATGATGTAGAAGGCGACGGGCTCACCCTGGACGGGTGGGGCTCAGTATTCAACCGGCGCACCGTAATCAACAGTTCATACGAAGGCCGATTCCAAGAGGAATTCGCGCCCGGCAGTATGCGCCGATCTTTCCGCGAAACCCCACCCAAGATCCAGTTCGACCACGGGCGGCACCCGCTTATCGGTTCAATCCCTATCGCCGCACTGCGATCGGTCGAAGAGGCGGTCGACCCGGTACATGCGCCCGAGGGAGGAGCGCACATCGTCGCAAGGATCTTCGACAACTGGCTCATGCAGCCAGTTCGGGACGCCATCGCAGAACAGGCAATCGACGGGATGAGTCACCGTTTCACCGCCGTGCGCGAATCCTGGACCACGGCCGACGGGAAACCTATCCGAGATGAGCGCACCCTGCTCAACGAACTGGAGCGGGCAATCCGCGATGACGTGCCAGATGACGAACTTCCCGTACGCACAATCAAAGAGGCTCGAATCATGGAGATGGGGCCGGTGGTGTGGCCCGCATACACGCAAACATCAGTCGGGGTTCGGTCGACGGTTATCGACCTTGGAGCCCTGCGAAGTGGAGACCCCGAGCAGCGCAAGCTGCTCGCAGAGGCCGTGTTCATCGCGGATGCCGCCTCGAATGTAGAACCCGCGCAGCGAGACGCCAGCGACATTGAGCCGCCCGCAGTCGAGCGCCCGGAGACAAAGAACGACGCGCAGCGATCCACCAGCGATGAGAAATCGCCCGTAGGTGAGCACCCGTCGACACCCCGCGGACGACGCGCTATCGACCTGATGCTGCGGCGCTCGCGCGACAACCTGCTCACCATCAAAAAGGAAGGTAAAAAGCTGTGAGCGATGAAATGGATGAGGGCCGCGAAGAGCGCGGCTCGGGTCTGACGATGACCCACTCCCAGTCGGTGAACCGGCTGGAGGAAATTGACAGCGAGCTTGAGCGTCTCGCCGAGCTCAATTCCCTCACCCCCGAGGACGAGGCATACTTTGAGGAGCTCCGCGACGAGTTCTTCCGGGTGGATGAGCACCGCAAGCGCCTTGAGCGTGCCGCAGAACTTGCCCGCGTCCGTTCGGCCAAGGGGCAGATCGGCCAACCGGCCCGTCAGCGGTTGCGTATCGAGCGCGGCTCGAACTCGCAGGGCTCCCGCGACGACTACGACCGGGACGCCATCCTTGAGCCGGATTCGGTAGAGGACTGCCGGTTCCGCAACCCCTGGGATCTGTCCGAGGTCCGCACCTTTGGGCGCGGCGCAGGTGAGGTTGCTAGCGAGTTGCGTTCCCGCGCACTGTCGGCCATTGAGAAGATGCAGGGTGCATCAGACAACGTGCGCCAGGCTGCTGCGACCATCATCGAGCAGTACGACGATGAGCGTGGCTCTCTTGCTAAGCAGTGCCTAGCCACCTCCTCGCCGGCATACCTGCGCGCATGGTCCAAGCTGGCTCGCAATCACGGCGACTCTCTGACTGAAGACGAGAAGCGTGCCATCGAGTCTGTACGTGCGATGTCTCTGACCGACAGCGCGGGTGGGTACCTGGTGCCGTTCCAGCTGGACCCGACGGTGATCATCACCTCGAATGGTTCGCGCAACGACATTCGTCAGTTCGCCCGGCAGGTCGTGGCCACCGGGGATGTGTGGAACGGCGTCAGCGCGGGTTCAGTGTCGTGGACGTTTGCCGCAGAAGGCTCGGAAGTTGGCGACAATGCCCCGACCTTCGCTCAGCCGACGGTCACCACCCGTAAAGCGCATGGCTTCGTGCCGATCACGATTGAGGCGCTGGAAGACGAGGCGAACGTCACCGCCGAAGTGGCCAAGCTGTTGGCATCCGGTAAGGACGAGCTGGAGGCGGTCAAGTTCATCAGCGGTGTCGCCGCATCCAATGAGCCAATCGGTTTGATCACCGCCCTGGACGGCAGTGCCGCTGAAGTTGCCCCGAAGACCGCCGAGACATTCGCCCTGGCCGATGTCTACGCGCTCCAGGGTGCGCTGCCCGCTCGGTTCCGTTCGGCCGCTTCATGGTTGGCGAACAACATCACCTACAACACCATCCGCCAGTTTGACACTGCTGGTGGTGCTGCGATGTGGGAGCGTATCGGCGCTGATCGCCCAGCTCTGCTGTTGGGCAAGCCTGCGGGCGAAGCCGAGGCACTAAAGTCCGCTGCGGACATCAATGCCGCGGCCACGGCCGACAACCACCTGCTGGTGTTCGGCGACTTCTCGCACTACGTCATCGCCGACCGCGTCGGCATGTCGGTCGAGTTCATCCCACACCTGTTCCACACCGGTAACAACCGGCCGTCGGGACAGCGCGGCTGGTACGCCTACTACCGCGTGGGCGCTGGCGTCACCAACGTGAACGCGTTCCGCGTTCTCAACGTGGCCACCACCGCTTAGTAGCACCACCCGGGGGTGGGTGCCGCACCCGGCGCCCACCCCCGGCCCAAACTCAAAAGCTATAGAGAGGCGAACAAGATGGCGATCTGCAAGGCCATAGAACCGTTCTCGTATGTCCGTGAAGATGGCGTGCTCGATGTCGTGAACACAGAACGCCTATTCGACTCCGAGGATCCAGTAGTCCGCAAGCGCCCCAGTCTGTTTGAGGCGGTAGAAACCGTGGTCGCACGGACTTCCCATTCCGAGACTGCAAGCGCAGCACCGGGAGAGGTTCGCACCACGAGTCGGCGCGGGCGTCGGCCAGTTGAGGGTGATGTCTGAAATCGGACCCGATGACCTACCCGCCGCTACGCGGGCACGGTTCGCGGATGACGACGCAGCGCAGGCTGCAATAGACGCCGTGCTGGCATCTGCCCGGAGATGGTGTGGCTGGCACGTATCGCCAGTTCAAACCGATGTTGAAATGGATATGGACGGACCGGGCGGACATGTGCTGTCTCTTCCGACGCTCAACCTGATTTCAGTATCGGAAGTGACGGAGAGAGGTGTACCCCTAGATGTTTCGACATTGGATAAGTCGCGGCGAAAGGGGACGATCACTAAGCCATTCGGATGTTGGACCCACAGAGATGGCGCAATAGTCGCGACAGTCACTCACGGCTACACGGAGGCCGAAGCTGCGGACTGGCGCCAAGCCATCGTCGATGTTGTCGGTACACGCTCCCTTGCGCAGATCACGACTCGCGACAGCGGCGACATGAAACGCAAACGCATCGATGATGTCGAATACGAGTGGTTCGAGAGCCTGGTGTCCACCGACCACGAACTTGCCGCCAAATTCTCTGCGTTCAGGATCCTGCAGTCCCCATGAGCTTCGGCGGCCAAACGGTCACTTTCGTGACCGTCACCGAAACCGGCCAGCCCGGATTCCTTGGCGTCAAGGAAAAGCAGCGCACTGAAGTATCTGTGGCTGGATGCCACTTTCGGCCGTTTAAGACTGCCGAAGTAGTCACTGAGACTGATATCGCCACCGAAGTCTGGAAGTGCACCGCGCCACCGGAAGCGGCAGTCCTGGCCGCGAAATCAACCGGAGAAGTCAAGCACAACGGTCTGACATTCCAGATCGACGGCCAAATACAGCCCAAATATGACCTCAGCGGCCAAATCGAACACGTAACCATCTTCTGCAAGAGACAGGCCAGCTGATGGCAAACCCACTGTCCAAGTTTGGCATATCGGATTCCGAACTAGCCGCAGCCATTGCTTCATCCGCCGAAGTTGATGCCGGACTGCGCGAGATGGCCCAGGAAGCCGCCGACTACTGGCGCAGCGTATCGCCGGTCGACACAGGGGAATACGCGGCATCCGTGAAGGTGCAGAAAGTCAAGAACGGGAAAGCGGCAGTGGGAAGCAGGCACTGGCGGGCTCACTTTATCGAGTTCGGAACCGGACCCGACACAAAGGATGGATCTAAGTTCGGCCCGGATACCCCCACGCCCGCTTTCGCCCCTGGAGCCAAAACGGCAGCGCACTACGGCGGCACCCTAGACGCAGACGGTATTGAAGTATGAGCGACCTCCTCGACGAAGACGCCCCGGATGCCGAGGATTTCGTCATCTGCGCCATGGAATCCGTGATGCGTAGCTCTGGCGAGAAGTTCACTGGAGACGAATGGCCGTTTTGCATCGTGCAGCGCGTCGCCGGGGATGACCTACCCGAACAGGGGATCGACTATCCGGTTGTCCAGTTGGACTTCTACGCACCAGGTATCCAGGCCGCTAAGGCGGCAGCCAACGAGGGTCATCGCCGCATGATGTACCTCGCGCGAAACCTCGTTGACATCACCATGTCTGACGGATCTATCGCCAACGCCGACTACGTCAAGACGTTCCAAAAAGCGGTCAAGCTCCCATATGCGAACGATTTGATTCGCCGCTACTCAGCTCGCTACGAGCTGGGTCTCTCATACGTCGCGGTCTAACCGCGCGCGGCCAGATGCCGCACCCCAGCCCAACTTTCACGCCGGATTTCCGGTTCACCACCATCCGAAAGGACAGCCAGCATGGCTATACCTGCAACCGGCACCACGTGGAAAGCCGGCGGCTTCAACGATGTCGACAACCGTTTCCTGGAGCGCGGTGGCCTCATCGCCGCCCTCGTCCGTGACGCTCGCGGTTCGGCAACGAACATTACACCTACCGATGAGAGCGGCACTGTTCTGTGGTCGCCGTTCGCCCAGGACGGACAGCTTCGCGATGACCTGTTCGCATTCAAGCGGGTAGATGGTCAGTGGATCGCCAATCCTGACGCTAACGAGGGCTTCCACCTCGTTGGCGCTTTCAAGGAAGGCGACGGCCCGAAAAAGAAGGGCAGCCTCGACACCGACGACTACATGATCGAGCAGTCGAACTTCCCGTTCGATTCGATCATCACCAAGGAAGAGGAAACGTTCTCCTTCACCGCAGTTGAGACATTGAAGCCGGCGTGGAAGCGGTTGCGTAACAACCTGCGCCTGAATGACGCCAACGGTGTGTCACTGTGCGAGGACCCCGGCCTGCAGAATGCCGTATGGATCAAGCCCCTGGAGGCCGACTTCGTTGACCGGCAGGTGCTGCTGCTGCGCGCCCGCAAGGTCGGCGGCAAGTTCATCTACACCTGCACCGGATACGCCTGCGCCCGCCTGTCGGATGTTGGTGACGCTCAGATGGGCAAGAAGGACGCCGACGCCGCAGAGCTGACCTTCAAGGCCATCCCGGACGGCTACTTGATGGGCTTGGTAGATGGCGAGTACGGACCCGCCATCAAGGCCGAGTGGGCTGGCGGCGATGGATGGTCAGCGCTTGGCGGCGTGCCGGTCCTGTCGGCTTCTGCTCCTGTTGCCACTGCGGGAACGACCGGTAAGGCGTCGTTCGTGTTCACCGATCCGACCGGCACGGGCGACCCGTGGACCATCACCGCGGAGAGCACCGTGGACGACGGAGTTACTTGGCTAACGGCCGTGCTTGACACCCCAGGTGCGGTCACCTCAACCGGCGGATCCACGACGGTCAAGGTCAAGTCAGTCGCGGCCGGTTCGACCAAGTTCCGCGCCAAGGTAGTTGGCAGCAACGGTGCTTCGGCTTACACGCCGAAGTCCAACGCCGTCACCGTTTCCTAACACAGACCTCACCTGGCGGGCGTATGGGCTGCGCCCGCCAGGTGAGCTCCACCTACAGCCCATAGCCCGAAAGGCCCACCATGACCTCCGAAGATTTCAAACGCCACGTCGTCAATGCAGTTGACGCACGCGAACAGGCCAGTGAAGGCCGGTACAGCTTTCTGCGCAGCGAGTTCCGCAGTGCCAAGCCGACTTCCGAACGACCCGAAGGGGAAGTGTTCGAGATCCCCCACAAGGATCTGTTCGACAACGACCAGCAGGACCGCTGGGATGACCTGCAGGATCAGATCCGCCAATACGATCGCGAACCCGACGTACTCGCCCCGGACGGCACTCTGATCGCCAAGGGAAATCTGATCTACCCCCACCACCTAGGCGGCGAACGCGTGAAGCCGTCATGGCCGGAACGCCTCGCCGTAGTCCTCTGGGGCGAAGAAGGCGCGGCCCGCGCCAAGGCTGGCGGAATCAACTTCAACGAAATCGAACTCGTCTGGGCCAAGCAGAAGTACGAAATGGATGAGCGGCTGAAGAACGACTCCAAAAGTGCTTCTAGCGGTAGCGGTGTGGCGCCAACACCCAACTGAGATCGAAGACCTATTCCTTGACAAGGGACTAGACATAGGCGACTGGCACAGAGGTCTAATCTCCAGCCGGCGCCTACTGGTCATCTGCAGACACGCCCCAGAGGACGGTCCCTACAAAACCGCGCTGCGGGACGGGGATTACCCCGAATGGGTGCAGATGCTCAAGGAAATCCACAAAGAGATAGCCCTGTATCGGGCTAGTAAGTATGTCGGCGGCGACCACGAATACATCCCGCAAGTGTTCCTTTCCCTCCCGGAGCGAATCGAACACTTCGGCCGGGAAGCCGCTGAAGCCGAGTTCATTGAGGAAGCCCGCGAGGGTTTGTTAAGCGACCTGTTTTGATGGAGGTGAGTCGTGCCAGTAATCCTTCCCATTGAGGCACGGCCCGATAACCAGTCCTTCAAACGGGCCGCTGATCAGGCTGTGCGGATCTTCGCCAACGCGGGTGGGGAGTCGTCGAATGCGTTCGCCCGCCAGTTCACCGCCGGCTCAAAAGCTGTGCAGTCCGCGACGCGTACCTACGAGAAGGCTTACGACTCGATCGCGGACGCGGCCGGTAAGGCGAAGACGGCTGAGTCGCAGTTGCAGCAGCAGCGCGACAAGGCCGCGTCTCTTGGCGAGAAGATTGCCGCCGATGAAAAGCGGCTAGCTGACGCCCGTAAGTCCGGCGACACCGCCGCCATTGCCGCCGCCGAAAAGTCACTAACCCAGGCCCGGGATCAGCAGGCTCGCACCAACACTCAAATTGTCCGCACGGCAGAGAACCTTAACCGTAGCCGGCGCGAAGAAGTCCGCGGAATCAAGGACGCCGTATCTGCTTACCGCGAGCTGCAGGCTGCGCAGCAGTCCCGTGGGCCGGGCGTTATCTCTGGGATCACGAGTCAGAGTTCGGGGATCGTTGGGCAGCTCTCCAGTATTGGATCAGCCGCGGGTAAGGGATTTGTAGCCGGTGCTGCCGCAGCAATAGTCGCAGGCGGGCTGATCCAGGTCGGCGTCAAGGCCGCCGAAATGGTCCTCAGCGGATTCAAGTCCGTCATGGACACGGGAATTGACTTCTCGCGCTCGGTGAACAACTTCAAGGGCGTCACCGAATCCACTGATACGCAAACACGTCAAATGGCGACAGCTGCTCGCGCCCTCGGCGCGGATACGACATTGGCTGGTGTTTCAGCATCTGATGCTGCCCGCGCCATGACCGAACTCGCCAAAGCGGGTTTCTCGGTGGATCAGGCGATTGGTGCTGCACGCGGGACAATGCAGCTCGCAACAGCCGCGCAGGTGGACGCAGGCCAAGCCGCCGAGATCCAAGCCAACGCCATGAATGCATTCGGCTTGAAGGCGGGCGATGCTGCGCACATCGCTGACGTTCTCGCGAATGCTGCAAATGGATCGTCTGCCGATATCGCCGGGATCGGCCTGTCTCTAGCCCAAGTGGGTGGCGTCGCAGCTGGTTTCGGGCAGTCGATTGAAGAGACCGCTACGGCTATCGCGATGTTGGCCAACATGGGCATCAAGGGCAGCGATGCAGGCACCTCCCTGAAGACCATGCTCATTCAGCTACGCAATCCCAGTGACCAATCCGCGCAGGCCATGGATGAGCTCGGATTGAAGGTCAACGACGCCAACGGTCAACTGGTCAGCATGCGTGAGCTGTTCCGGCAGCTCGGCGAAGCTAAAAACCGCATGCCTACGGACATCTTCCAGCAGAACTTGGCAACCCTGTTCGGCACGGACGCGATCCGCGCACCATTACTCGGAACGGTATCGGCCTTCGACCAGCTTTATGCCACTGTCAACCGCGTAGGAACGGCGGGGCAGATGGCGAAGACCCAGATGGAAGGCTGGCCGGGAGTCGTCGAGGGCGTCAAGAACTCTGCCGAGGCGCTGCAGCTCTCACTGTACGATGTTTTCAACACCCCGGCAGGACAAAACCTCGGCAACAAGATCGTTTCAGGTCTCAGTGGGGTAGTGGAGTGGGTGAATACCCACAAGCCGGAAATCATCGGATTCGTCACTGAATTCGCGTCGGCCATGGCTACCGGTACGGACGCGTTCCTTGGGTTCACGGCGCGGATACTGCAGGCGGGCGGATATCTCGCGGATGCGCTTGGGGTCGTCTTCGGGAACATCGGCAAGGCCATCGGCGGCGTCGTGCAGGCGATTGGCTCTGTCTCCAAGCACATTCCGGGGATGAAGGCCACCGGGGAAGCGATGGAGACCGCGGGCGGCGCGGTGCTGAAGTGGTCCAACGTCATGACCAGCGCCGGTACCAACATGCGGTCGGCGGCCGACGGGATAGACCACCTTCGCGACGGCATCCGCGGCATGCGCGACAGTTTCACCGATTCCATGCGGGAAACTCAAGCGCAAGAAGAGATGTACCGCCGCAATGGCCAGGCTATCGAATCCCTCAAGGGCAAGATTGAGGAGCTTCCCGACAAGCCTAAAGACTTCGTCATCAAGGACAACTCGGACGAGGTTAAGAACAAACTCAAGGCCCTTGGTTTAGAGGCCAAGCAGCTGCCCGATGGGCGCATGGTCGTGCACATCGAGTACCGGGACCAAAATTCCCCAACGGTCCTGTCGCCCACCCAACAGTTGGGCGCCACAGGTTCAGCGCTCGACGCATTCGGAAGCCCGCTCGGTGGCGTCCTCGCCGCTCTGGGCAGCCTTCCGCCCGTGCCGCGGGTAGGGGTGTCTAACACTCCAATGAAGCCCAAGAAGGGCGGTGGAGATTCGAACGCTTACGTTGATCCTTCACAGTTTCAGGTCGGAGGCAACCCTTCATTCGCTACCCCGGGTGTTCCTGGGGTAGCGCTAGGTCCAGCTGGTCCTGTTGACGCACAACAAGTATTCGATGCCGAGTCATCTCTCTTGCGGGCAAAGAACAACCTCGAGCAAGACCGCCTCAAGGTGATTCAGCTCGAGCAAAAGGGAAACGCGGACCAACTCGAGCTGCTGCGCGCCAAGAACCAGGTTCAGGAAGATGAACGCGCTTACACCTCAGCGCAAATGAAGCTGGCCGAGGCTCAGCGCGGCACCGTCAAAAAAATGAAGGGATTCGCCGATGAGATGGGGGAGATCGGCGCAAAACTAGACGCTGATTTCGGCGCTTCCAAGGGACTTGGTGGATTCGCGGAGAACCTGGTGAAGTTCGTCGCTAATCTTGCGTTCGCGCCAATGTTGGGGCAGCTCAGCGCTATTGCTGCCGCTAACCCGTCTAAGGGCGGGTACGGGATGATGGGAATCCTTGGTGCGCAGGGTGCATTCGGGCCGCAGTTCACCGGCATTGCCCAAGACTCTTCGTACGCGGCATCGGGGATCGGACCCGCAGTAATAAGGCCAGGCGCATTCAGTAGTGACGCCGCGCTGCTAGCAAATGTCCCGGCAGGGCGTTACGAGCAGACGCAGGCCGCGGACCTCACCAAGGGGCTCGGCGACTGCTCAAGCGCCGTCGAGGATTTGGTGAACATCATGGACGGTCGCCCTACGGGTGGCCGGTCCATGGCTACAGGGAACGCCGCGGAATGGCTGACCGCTCACGGCTTCATGCCCGGAATGGGTGGTCTCGGAGACTTCCGCGTCGGGTACAACAGCGGGCACATGCAGGCCACCCTGCCAGGCGGCACCCCGTTCAACTGGGGCAGCGATGCCTCGGCGGCAAATAGGGGGATTGGCGGAACTGGTGCCGACGACCCGGCATTCACCTCCCATTACTACCGGCCCATGGGATCCGGCGCGGGGATGACCGTGCCGTCGCCCCCTGCGCCGGCGTATGCACCCCTGGCGGGGAACGCGCTAACAAACCCTGGACTCACCAACCCTGCGCCTGCCCCCAATCCGTTCATGGGAATGGGTGGCACAGGCGGCCCCACAGGGCCAGCGCAAGGACTCAGTCCCTCGGGACAGCAATACGGCGGTGTCACACCTGCATCCGGCTCCGGTAAGGGTGGGGTTGGCATGACCCCCGGAGGAACGCTGGACACCGCTATCGGCATGGCGGCGAGCGGACTGGACCTGTTGGCCCCCGGTGCGGGACAAGCGGCACAAACCGGAATCAAATTGGCCAACCGCGCAATCCAATACGGCGGCCAGGTTGCGGGCATCGGCGTCCAAGGACTAATGGACACATTCCTGCCCACTGGCGGTTCAGAGCTGGCCAACAAGTCTTGGATCACCAAGATCGTTGGCGGCATAGCAGGGGCCGCCCCAGCTCTGCCGAACATGGCGGGTAAGTCCACCGCCCCTCAAAGCCAGAACCAGGAAGACCCGAACGCGCCAAAGAATCAGGGCGGCAACACCACGAATATCACCGTGAATAACAACCGGGCTACCGAAGACGGAACCGGGCGAGATATCGCCTACCACCAGCAGGCGCAAAACCAGGCACCGGGGATGTAATGGCGATTCGTTACCCCGCAGGACCCGTCGTGCCGCACGGCTGGTACCACATCGTCAAGGGCCACCGCCCGATGATGCGGCTCACCGCGTTCGACGGCTCCATTGAGTTCTACATCATGGGTGGTCATTCGATCCCAGACCGGTTCACGGCACCAGAGTGTGTGCAGGTTCAACGCGACGGAATCACGGGCCTAATTCCTCCGTGGAAGCACATCACCCAGAAGGGTGCTACCCAAGACGGTGTCACGCACATCGATGCCCTCCTGGACCCGGTGGAAGTGCAGCTGACGCTGGATTGCCGGGGCCGAGACCCCAAGCACACCCGCAAGGTCTACCGGGACCTCATTGCATCGATCGACGCCATCAAGCAGTCCAAGCTGGACTTCCTGGATCAGGAGGCTGGCCACTGGTGGGCGGATGTGCGTTGGTTCCAAGGCGCTCCGAAAGATCCAATCACCGGGTCGCAGAAGAACACTCAGCGCATCACCCTACGCCTACAGGCTGACACGGGCTGCTGGAAAACCTACGACCACTCCGATGCGTTCGTTTTCCTGTATGAGGCGATGACCGACACCTTCAACGTCGATCACCGCTCCACCCAAGATTTAGGGGACATCCCGCAGTGGTATGAAGGCGACGGGGGAGGGTACTGCACCTCCAACGGCGATCAGATGATCTGGGTTGATGACCCCGATGACCTGACCACCACCGAAGCGCGTCAGGTGATTAACGGCCCCTGGCCAGACTTCAACACCATCACCGATAACCAGGTCATAGCCCAAGTCCACGGGTCGTTCCAGGAATGGTCATTGCCGTATTCGGCGCGCAACATTCTTGGCGGCAGGATGGGCCGCAACCCTGACGGAAGCTGGGACGGCTCCGGGGTGTTCGTGGAGTACGGGTTCGGCGTGCTGCGCCTGTACTACATGGTCGACTTCGTCGAAACCACGATGCGCAACCAGCCGTTCTCCATGCTCATCCCGCCACTGCCTGGCGAGAAGATGACCCTGGTCTGCGGATATGAAGGCAACAAGCGCATGTTCAAAGTTTTGCGCAACGGCCTGGAAATCCTGTCGCACACGGAAGCCGGCACCGGCTCACCCATGGGTGCCGACAACCGCGGTATCGGGAACGGCATGTACGCCGGGGGAGCTCTATTGACTCAGGCCACCCCCGCGGCGATCCGCAAGATCGCAGCTGGCGACAACTCCGAGGTCTCACAAGAGGGATTTTTGCAACGGGTGAACATCGGTGATCAGCCGATGTACGACGACTACACCCTGTTCGGTCCGGGGATCTTCAAGATCTACGACGGCCCCGGTTCAGATGAGTACGTGGAGTTCGGGCCTCTGTTGCCGAACCAAATCGTGTTCCTGCGCACCGACCCCCGTGTCAACACCACCCTGGTGCAGGACTTGACCGCGGTCCCGCCAACACCGCAAGAGCTGGACGTGTTCCAGGACGCTATCTCCAAGTTCCTGTCCTTCGCGGGCATGAACAACTCAGCGTTCGGCGATCAGATCAAGTCGTTCTTCGGCATCCGTCCACCGCAAGGGAATCTGTACAAGTACCTCAAGGGTCGGTTCTCCCAGAATGCGGCGATCCCACCGAAGTCCCCAGGCGAGGACGCGAAGCCTTACTTCGTCAAAGTTGCGATCGACAACGGGAACGCCGACTCGAAGATCATCGCGTCCGGCACTCCATTAAGGCGCTACCCGCTCTAATGGCAGTCACATTGCGCCCCTGCAAACCAGGGGCTAACTAGTCATGCCCGGAACAGACATGGACCGCTGGAAGGCCGCAATCCAGTCCGGTGACATCACCCGCATCGCCACAACAGCTCGGGCTCTGACGGAGAAGAAGTCGAAGGTAGACACCACTTTCCGTTTCACCGTCTGCGACAAGTTCTGGACACCCATGGGGTCGATTGGCAACGAGCTCATGGAGGCGTCAGGAACAGATCCCCGTAATGACTGCCCTACCGCCCGGATCAAGCACAAGGGCGATAGCCCTCTCGTGCAGATGTTCATGGACTGCCGGAACACGATGGTGGGCATAGAAGTCGAGACCGCGGGCCTGCGGCAGAACTTCTACGTCAAAAAGCACGACTGGGAGTATCAAGACGGGGCGTGGACGGGAACCGTTGAGGCCAGGGGTATCTGGGACATCCTGAACTACTACGTGATCTGGCCATCGTGGTGGCTTCCCATACAGGCCCAGCCGTTTTCACACGCCATCTTCATCTGGGCATTGCAGACCTGCGTGGAGAACATGGTCGCCGAATGCGCCATCCGTTTGCAGTCCGGGTGGATGGAAGCCATCAACAACGGGCTCTCACTGAACCCGGACATTCGGGCGTGGTTCGGCACCGTCTTGCAGGCACTGAAGAACGATGGGCTGTCACCCCAAACATTCGCACGGATGCTCCGCACCCCAACGTATGTGAAGCGCACCAATCCTTTCCTGGACACGTCCCCGCTGTGCGCCAAGACCGTTCGTATGGAAACCGTCGGCTCGGTCATCAAGGATGTCACCAAAGCCTACGGCGTCGACACTCGCATGGAGTTATGGCGTCCAGGCGACCCACAACCGGATCAGTGGATCAAGCTCGATCAGCCCACATACGTCTTTTCGACTGTCGACCGCAGTCAGATAGAAGGCCCCACAAAAACTGTCCTTGATTCGGTTCTGCGGACGGTGGTGGACCTGGGCGGATCACTGGGCGGGATCTTCAAGCCGGTCATGAAGCAAGTCCCCGGCATGGATGGAGTGTTCTACGCACCCCTACTCGGTGTGAACTTCGAGCAACCCTACGCCTACCTTGTCGCCCCAGAATCCGGCGAGGACTCATCAATCACCTCCTGCCGGATCACCAACCACACCCCCGAGGGTTGGCAGCACATCATCGGCGGCCGTAGCCCGAAGTGGTTAAACGATCTTATGAACGCCACGTTCGCGTGGTTGATCGATTCGCTGATGATAGTGGTCGGGTTCTCCGGTATCCCCTCGGACCTGCTATCAGGCTTCCTGAACAACAGCTTCCTGGCATTCCAGCTCATGCAGCACTACGACCGACGCGATGAAGTCGGCCCCTACCACCCAGCAGTCGAGCGGTTCTATCCCACCGCTTCGGCGCCGTACAACATCGAGACGGTATTCGCGTTCATTAACGCCCTCTTTGATTCGCAGGGCTACACCACCGCCCAAGTCACGTTCCGCAATGGTGACCAATACGCCTTGGGGAGAGACGTTTTCAAGGGCGGCTTGATGTCAGTCGTCTACCACGGTCGAACCAAGATGGTCACTGACTATGTCGAGAACGTCATATGGCGCATCACTCCAGATGAGCGAACCGTGGTGGCTCAACTCGGAGACGGCCGACGCGACGAAGCGCCGTTAGGCAAATTCCAGCGCCTGATCACGGGGGCATTCGAAGCCATAAACGTTCTTACCCTCGCGCCGCAGTCCTAACTCCCGCCCGCTTCGCGCGGCGTCTCTCGTTTCCCAATCCCGATTGGAGACAACATGTCTTGGCCTACAACCCCGGATGGGCAGCGGTATCTCTTTGAGGGCATCATCGAGATGCCTGTCAGCCCCGAAACTGGCGCCGCGATGCTGCTGCTGCGCCCGCAGGGCGGGATGGGTGTAGGTATTCCTGCCATCGCGCAGGGTGATCCCGGTGTTCACGCAGAGCTGGACACGGCAATCAACTTCACCGCTCTTGAACCCGGTGATGCAACGCCAGATTCCGCATCGTTCACGCTGATCACACCGCCGACCGCCAGCACCCCCGGTAAGTGGAAGCTGAACCTTGCCCTGCATAAGGGCCAGAAGGGTGACAACGGCGAAACGGTTTGGGATCCAACCGACCTGTCCGGCACCCCGGTAGCGGGGCAAATCCCCGCGGTCACTTCGGCCGGCACCGGATTTGAGCTGGTTGCGCAGAAGATCCCCGAGGTCTTTTATCCGGGCACAATCAACAACACCCCCTCGGGCAACCCTAACTACACGCTGGCGCAGATTTCCATCCCCGCGCGCCCGTACGCGCGCAGGGTGCGTGCCGGCGGATTCACTGTGGTCACCGGTGAAGCCGCAGATGTGCGAGTCAACCTCCTGGCACGCCTGAACGGCGAAAGCGGCGGCAACATCATTGGCCGCTGCGTTGGTATCGCACAGACCGAGCGGCTGCCCATGGATCCGGGGAAGCCGATCGAATCTGGCACCGCATCGGACTCCTACACCCAGATCGCCGCTAACGCATCCGCCACGGTGTACATCCGGTGTGAACGCCAAGCCGGTACCAGCACGTACACGACTTCGGCGTCCAGTTCGCAGTTTTGGGCTGAGGTTCTGCCGCTGTGACATCGGGGATTCCCGAATGGGCGCAGGCGATCCCGTCTGCCCCGGTCCATCAGGAGCAGCCCAATGAGCTGACACGTCCGTTCACGGCGCAGCAGCTCATTGAGTTCGGCGAACAGCTCATCGAGCAGTTCCTGCGGCGCGTAGTCCTGGCCGTGGTCGGCTCATTCATCCCCGGTGAAGGCTCGTTCGAGCAGCTGGAGGAATGGGCACACAGCATCCCGATCATCGGCGACATCATCGAGATCATCAAGGACTTCCTGAACGGAAACCTGTTCGGGCGGGACGGATTCATTCTGTCGAACCTGATCCCGGCCTTGTCGTTCAGCTGGATCACCGATGAGCAGCCCAACCTGTTGGTGGCGGGCAATTTCCAGGACGGCGCCAGCATCGCCGACAACCCCTACTGGACGTGGGAATCCGGTGTCACGCATAGTGCGGACAGTTCCGGAAGTGTCAAGGTAACCGCGAACGGTGTCACGAAAGCGTTGCGGTCCAACGAGATCCTTGCCAACCCTGGCCAAACCATGTCGCTGGAGATGTGGGTGAAGTGGTCTGGATATACGGGCATTAATTCTCCGATCAAGTTGCAGATGGTCGAGTTCTCCGGTCGCGGGGATAGCGCTGTACAGGTTGGTGTTGAGGACGTTGCGACCCTGAACCCCAACACGTCAACGGGGGATTGGCGTCAAATGACCGGGAACTACACGGTTCCCGACGGTGTACATGCGGTGCGTGTGCGCATCCTGGTGACCAAGGATGCCACCTCGGGTGTGCTGAACTTCGATGACGGTGTTGGTAAGAAGACCAACAAGATTCAGCAGGGCTGGATCGACGGTTTGTCGAACACGTTCCAGGAAGTGCTGTCGCGGTGGCAGTTGATCATCGACACCGTCGTCAACGGGATCACAGGCTCTAACAACGCGTTCCACACTCTGGAAGATCTGTTCGAGGCCGTCACTCATATCCCGCTGTTTAAGATCCTTGGCTTCGGTGGCCCGGGGGATGCGAACACAACGTTCGAGGAGTTCCTTTCTCATCTTCTCGGGGGGATGTCGGGCTCAACCGACCCGAACGCCAATGGTGGTTTCGCTGACTTGTTCAATGTCGCGAAGCTGTTGCAGACCGCGGCGGCGATGGGGGAGAGCGCCTTCCAGATCCTCTCTATCCGCAACAACACCCCAGTCAATACGGGTCTGTTGCCGTCGGGCCGGTCGAACTACGGCCTGACCAGCGTCAACACCACTCTTTCGGCCACACAGAGTGCGTCGCTGATCGCGACAATGCGAGTGGAGCAAGACATCGCTTTGGGGGTGGTGTCGTGGCTGGGCTGCGGCACCAGCGGCATCACCGCGTTCTACGTCAACATCTGGAAACTCGATGGGGTTTCTGGGGACTGGTCTTTGGTGCATCACTCGCCGAACATCCTGTCCGAGCTGACCGCCGGTACTACGCCGACGTGGACGTTCTATCAGCTCGACACCCCAGTTGATCAGAAGGCGGGGGAAACCTACGCCTACGAACTCGTCCCCGTCGGCGGAACCCACAGTGTCCGCGGAATTTCGACCACGGACAATATTCCTGATCACCCGTTCGCGCAGGTCGTTGGTTTGGCGGCGACACGGGATAACTCGTCATCGCCGAACACCCCTCCGTCGACCATCGCCAAATCCAGTGTCGTCCGGTCGGGGAACATCCCGTGGATTGAGACGGCCATCGACACCGGAAACGGTGTGGGCTACTACGACCCCATCTCGGTGTATGCCGTTGACGATGGCACGATTCCGATCCCGTCGTGGTGCAACTTCGTTGATGTTGTAGCAGTAGGTGGTGCCGGTGGCGGCCAGATGGGGTTCACCGTCGGATTCCACGGAGAACCGGGATCTCCGGGTCTCTACAAGGCCGCAACGTGGCAACGGGGCGTGCACTTCGCCGACGACACGGTTCTCACGTTCACGAAGGGTCCCGGCGGACTAGGTGGACGCCTCGGCCACGATGACGGCGAAGACGGCACGGCTACTAGTTGGTCAATTCCTGACTACAGCATCACGGCGGAACCCGGAATCGGCGGTACTGAACTACAGCTGGGCTACAACCCCATTGGTCGCGGTCCCGGGAATTTCGAGTACAAGGGCGAGAACCATGTCGGTGGCGCGGACCAAAAGGTACCCGGCCGCGACGGTGTATCCCCGGGCGGTGGCGGTAACGGCGGCAATGGGCTGACGTTCCAGAACGGCGGCAAGGGGGCCGACGGCGCGGGCTGGGTGAGGTTCCGGCAGAACCCACTCGAGGGTGAAGAAGTCATCGGCGGCCCCGGCCAAGTATTAGTCCCCAGCATCGAATCCACCGCATCGCTGGGCACACCGACCGTCTCGGGTGGGTTGTCGCTGCTTCCGCTGGAGGATCAGGCCGCTATCGACGCGATCGTGGCAGCGAACATGACCGCCCCGGGTGGGGTGTTGGCCATCCAGTCCCCAGACGGGTACTACACGAAGGCGTACGGCAAGGTCTCCACTGCCGCGGGGGCGCGGAACGTGATCCTAGAGGACCACTTCCGTATCGGTTCCTGCACCAAGTCGTTCACCGCGACCATGATCTTGCAGGCAGTCGACCGCGGATTGTTGTCGCTGGATGACCCGCTAGAGAAGTTCCTTCCCGGCGTCCCCGGTGGCACCAAGATAACGGTCCGGCACATGATGTGCCTGCGGTCGGGTCTGTTCAACGAACAAACCGACCTCGGCATGATGATGCGCTACTTCCTGATGCCGACCTCTGACTGGACGGACGAAGAAACACTCGCGATCGTCAAACAGCACGAACCGGCCTTTGAACCCGGCCAAGGATGGGCGTACGTCAACTCCAACTACTTCCTGCTGGGAATGATTGTTTCGATCGTCAATGGCCGCCCCACACGAGACGTTCTACAGACGGACATTCTTGATCCGTTGGGTTTGACGCAAACCAGTTGGCCCACCACCGCGAAGATGCCCGAGCCGTATGCGAACGGACACGCCTGGGCTACCGGCATTTTCGGTGGCGGGGCATGGCAGGACGCCACCGAAACCGGGCCGGGATATGCGAGCGCTGCCGGTGTCATGATTTCCACCGCCCACGACCTGCTGCTGTGGGCCAAGGAATTACGCGACGGCACTCTGTTGAGTCCGGAGTTGCATGAGCTGAGAACTAAATGCTACTGGCCTGTCCCGTGGGGCAATGATGATCAGCTGACCTATTTCGGGTACGGGCACGGCATGTTCGAACTCGGGCAGTGGCGCGGCCATGGCGGTTCGTGGCGCGGCTACGAAGTCTCGGTCTACTACCTGCCGAACGGCACGTTGTTCGCGATGTGTGAGAACGCCCAGACCCCGACCGTTGAGGTTGAGGTGTCGATGATGTTCAAAATCGGCAAGTACCTTTACCCGGATTCTCTGACGGTCCCTGATTATCAGGCGAATCGGGTGTTCGGTATCCCGTCGAAAGCTTCGGTCGGTAAACCGATCGTCGGCAGTATTGATGTCAAGTTCGACAACAAGAGCACCGTGGGTACAAGCCAGGCGACGATCCCGGAATTCACACTAGACCCCGAAGCCAACATTGTGTTCGCCTATATGGCAACACAATCCGGTATAGACATGTCTGGGGTGACGGCGAAAATCGGTGGCGTCACCATGAACAAACTGCCGGTTATCTCCAATGGATCGAACCGGCTGGTGGTGTGGTGGCTACTCGACCCTCCCACTGGGGCACGGTCGATCAACCTGATCGGCACACCGTATGGATCGAACTACGCAACCGGTGCAGCATCCTACAAACTCGCCGCACCCACCGGGATTGAAACCCCCGTAATCACGCAGGGCTACAGCGCATCCCCATCAGTCAGCGCTACCACGAATAGCCACGGCAGGATTGTCAACGCCTTCCTGTACGGGGGCCAGACCAGTGGCTACAACCAAACCGAGCGTGGACATTTGGATGCCGTCGCGTTCGGCGCCGGACTGATATTCGGTGACGCCCCAGGGGGTTCGGTGACGTTCACTCAAACCCTCACAGCTGCCGCCCCATGGATCGGTATCGCGATCCCCATCGTCTCCAACGCGGAATAGGGAGAACCTTATGGTCAACGCTTTGTACGATCACGCCCGAGAAGCATTCCTTAAGGGCGACCTCGACTGGGAAGTTCAGAACTTCAAAGTCTGCGGAGTGGACGCCACGTATACCCCCAATATCGCAACCCACCAGTACCTTTCGGATATCACGGGGATCGTGTGCACATCCTCCAACCTGTCCAGTAAGTCATGGACCGCTGGTGTCGCGGATGCCGCTGATGTCGTGTTCCCGACAGTCACGGGTGCAACGATCGTGCGCTGGATCATCTACCAAGACACCGGCACCGCGGGGACATCACAGCTTGTCGCGTTATACGACACAGCATCCGGGTTACCAACCATCCCCGATGGCACGAACATAACGGTCACCTGGGACAACGGGGCTAGTCGGATCTTCCGCATCTAACCATGGCTGGTGTAACCGGCTGGTGGGCCGAAACATTCATCGAGACTACGGGCGCAACACTCACGCTGACTGGCGGGCGCCCACAGATCACTGCAACGCAAGACAACCACATCTCCCCAACTCCGGCAGTCATAACCGTGACCGGCGGGCGGCCAAGTGTGGACGGCCCGCCAATCCAGCCCACTCCAGCCCAACTCACTATCACCGGCGGGCAGCCGCTCATCAGGGTAGGCAACGTCGTGGCGCCCTCACCGGCGGAGTTGACTATTACGGGCGGCACCCCGTCGATTGTTCAGTCCCAGAACAACATAGTTTCCCCGGCTGGCGCATCGGTGACTATTACCGGTGGGCGGCCCGTGGTGACTACGGGACCAATCGTGACACCTACCGCTGCGGCGGTGACCGTTACCGGGGGCACTCCGTCGCTCGCTGCACAGATAGCCCCGACGCCCGCCACTGTGACTATTACAGGCGGACGCCCATCGATAGATGTTCGGTACCCTCCACCTGCCGCGTCTCTGACCATCACGGGTGGACGCCCGGTTATCGATACGCGGGTAGCGCCCGCTGGGGCCTCTGTGACCATTACGGGCGGAACGCCTGTGGTCACCACCATCCACACCGTGTCCTTTGTTGGCGCCAACGGAAATGCGAGCAGTTCGGTCACTATCCCGACGCATCAAGTTGGCGATCTGATCGTTCTGTTCGCGTACAACCCGTTCTCAACGTCTGCGCCCACCAAGCCGTCGGCAGGTGGCACGGTACCGAACTACACCTACATCGACAATGCCAACAGTGGCAGCGGCTCGGGCTGCGCCACGGCGTATTTCAAAGCTACTGCAACCAATACAACGTCTGGTTCATGGGGTAGTGCCTCCCACATGATCGCGGTGGTGATACGGGATCAGAACGCATCCTCGCCGATCGGCGGTCATGCCCAAGCCGCTGGAACCGGCGCCTCATCCACTGCGCCGTCGGTGACATTGACCCACACGGATGGATCCTCGGTGCTGCTGCATTTCCATGGGCACGCCAGCTTGGGGGCGGGCGGATGGGATGCCGCGCCAGCGGGATACACGCGCCAGGCGTCATCGGGTGCGGCGTTCGGTTCGGCCTCTGCCTTCAACACTAAGAACGTGACCACCACCGATGGATCTGTGGCTCAGTCGGGTGGACAGTCCGGCCAGAACTACGCGGCAGCAACCGTCGAAATCATCAACTAACGAAAGGACACCCCAATGACTGCAGGAACATGGACGTATCCCACTGCGGCGCGGAAGAACGTCATAGACGGCACGTTCGATGTGGACTCCGACACCTGGCGAGTTGCCCTGGTAACCGCTTCATCCAATATCGGTGCTTCAACAACCACATGGGCCGGTGTCACCAATGAGGTGGCGAACGGAAATGGTTACACCACAGGCGGTGTCGCTGTGTCGCTCACCATCGGTGGAACGACCATCCCATCCGTAACTTTCGCCACCAACCCATCGTGGACTGCGTCTGGCGGGAGCATCACAGCACGCTACGCGGTTCTCTATGAGCTTGGCGGCAACGTGATGTGCTACGTGCTCTTAGATAACACCCCTGCCGATGTGGTGACTACCAACGGCAACTCACTCACGATTGATGGCGACGGAACCCCTTCGCCGATCTACACGGTGACATTCGCTTAGCACGCATCTCCTCGTGGGCCTCGCTAGTGCGGGGTCTTTTTTAATGCCCGAAAGAGGTCGCATGTTCTCTCAACTGCTGCGGTACCCCGCCTTCTACACCGTTGTTGGGTTGGCGGGGTTCGGGTTCGGAGTGTGGTTCCTGCGCTCCCGCTCGGCGGGTAGGCCGGGGCTTGATCCTCGGATCGGAGGTATCTGATGCTGCGCAAGATCAATGAGTGGCTGTCCGCGATCTGGTGGTCGTACTGATGCCGCGCGTCGTGTATGGGAACTCGTTCTCAAGTAACGGCTGGCCCATGGTCAACGGTGACGAGTGCATCTGGGTCACCGTGCCGGGTACATCGGTGAGCCTGCAGATTCAGAACGGGCAGCCGTTGGCGATTCTCCGCGCGTTCGCAGCGGACTTCAACGCCTACGTTGAGCCGCTACGTGACCCGGACTCGGCGTGCTGGACACCCACCAACTCGGTGTCCACGTCGAATCACCTGAGCGGTACGGCGATGGATCTGAACTGGGAAAGCCACCCCTTTCAGGTCGCCAACGCCGGGTTTAGTGCCGCGCAGATCGCCACCATAAAGGAAATGCAGGCGTTCTACGAGGGGACCGTCTTTTGGGGCAATGACTGGTCAGATCCTAAAGATGCGATGCACTTTCAGCTGGCTAGCCTCGCCAATGGCGGTCAGATTAACACCTACCAGAATCCACACACCGCAGACTTCATCGCCCGCAAGATCCGGGCCGACGGGTTCTCTACATTCCGTCGCGGCAACTCGGTGGTCCTGTCAACAAAGGATCGATATGCGCTAGCCACCATCAACGAGGGTAAGCGGCTCGGCATCACCCCCAAGGGAATCTGCATCGCCATCGCAGTGGAGCTGGTGGAAACCAACCTCACGATGTACGCGAACAGCAATGTCCCTGCGAGCCTCGGCTACCCACACGAGAAGGTCGGTAGCGACCACGACTCCACTGGGCTGTTCCAGCAGCGCCAGGCATGGGGTCCTTTGTCGGAAACCATGGACCCCACTCTGTCGGCGCGGCTGTTCTTCCTTGGCGGACACAGCGGGCAGCGCGGTCTTACCGACTTCGACTACAACTCGAATTCCCGTACGCCCGGCGGATGGGCGCAGGCCGTGCAGGTGAGTGCTTTCCCGTACCGCTACGACGAGCGCTACACCGAGGCCCAGCAGATCTACGCCCGACTCAGCAATCTAGGAGATGAAGACATGGCCCAAGTGCCACAGGACCAGTGGGACACCCTCTATCGGCTATTCACTCAGCCCACAGTGGGATCGGTGTCCATGTACGCCACACCGGGCGAAGGCCCGATCTACAACCTGGTGCAGCTGATTCAGTCGATCGACGGAGCTGCACATAAGGACCTGACCGTCGAGGCCGACGCCAAGCTCGGAGACCTCGAGGCCATCGGCCGTATTGCTCGTGTGGCCGCCGGGCAGGGATCGCGCACTGACGCCGCCGCAGTCGCCCATGCCAAGGCATTCCTCGCCGAGCTCGAGGCCACCAACCCTGCAGTCCTGCAGGAGTTCATCTCTCAGAAGGGACAGTCATGACAGACCAGATTCGTAAGTGGTACTACCTCATTGGCGCGGCAGCTCTGTCGATTATTCCCATCTTGGTCACTTCGGGTGTGGTCAGTGACACGGTCGGGCAGTCTTGGGTCAACGCGGTCATCGCCATTGGTGGCGTCTTCGGCGTGGCCGGTCTCGGGACAGCGGGCGTGGTGTTGCACAAGCAGATCAAGAACGCCCCCGGTGCTGCAGCGGACAAGGCCGTGACAAGCTTGCAGGACATCCAAGCGCAGCTGGATTCAACCGGCGCTACTGCGCGCACGCAGCTGGAGGCGGGCACCCAGGCTGTCGTGGACAGCATCGCGAAGATTCAACAGGCAGTCGGTGGTGTTGTCGGCCCAGTAGCCGATGCCAAGGTCATCAGCTCAGCTGCCGCTATTGGCCCCCTGGCGGCCGAGGTCATCAAGAGTGTGACTGAGTGATTCTCACCCTCGGTTCTCATGGGGAGGTAGTAGCGAGGTGGCAGCGGGTCATGTTGGCCCGCTACGCCTCCTACGCGAAAGCCGCCGATGGGGGACCGCTGAAGGTCGACTCGTATTTCGGGTACGACGACCAAGCCGTTCAGAAGGAATACCAGCGCCGAACCAACCAAGCCCAGAACGGGATTGTTTCGGCGGCCGACCTGGTGAAGCTGGGTTTGACGCCGCTGTTCTTCACAGTCGAGGGACACCTGTCCGACATGTACCAGGGGCCCTGTGCTTTCGTGGCCTCTACTTTGGAGCGTGAAGGGCGGGCGGTGTGGCGGCCCACCGGCTACGACAACGTACGGCTGCCGTTCAACAACCAATCCGGTGTCGACGAACTCGTCAACCGATTGGACACGAAGCTGTTCGATGACGGCACACCCTTCCCTGAGGGGACTCCATGGAATCTGGCGATCTTCAGCCAGGGCGCCATGGTCGGCTGCGAGGTCATGGAAAAGCACGTCCTGCCCGTCAATGGGCGGTTGCATTATCGGCTCAAGGATTTCCGCAAGGGCATAGCTTTCGGGAACCCCTACCGCCTGATCAACCAGTGCGCCCCTTGGGTTCCCGATCCTCCGCAGCCGAACACTCAGGGGATCATGGACTGGCACTTTGACTTCCTGAAATACCCCGAGCTGGCGGGGAAGTGGCAAGAGCATGCCCGCACGCGCGACTGGTACGCCGAGAACCGGTTGGATGAGGCCGGGGTCAACATGACAGCGATAGCCCGCATAATCACCCAATCCTCGTGGACCGGTGGGGCTTCCTCGATAGTGGCCCGAATCATGGACCTGTTCGTCAACCCATTCGACGGGTTGATCGACATCGTGTGGGCCATCGTCAGAACGTTCCAAGGCATCGCCCATTTAGAGGCCCACGGCACCTATGACCTGAATCCAGTCCTCGACTGGTTCCGCGCTTAACAACTGAATAGAGCCCTCGAAGCGCCCCATGAAAGGCGGTTCAAACAAATGTCCATCCGAGATCTACTCACTGAGCGATCCAAGCCAAAGCCGAAGGTATGTACCACATGCCAATGGTTCGCGACTCAGCCAGAAGATGAGCAGGCTGCAGCCAAGGAGTGGGCGGCGGCAGGCTTTTCTAGTGCGGAGTTGTGGCGCGGTATAAGGGAGTTGGGATACCCCTTGGGGGAGGTAGCGCTACGCCGCCATTTCAAGGAGTGTAGTTGAGTATCCGCGATAGCCTGAACAAGCGGCGTCCCGTGGCCGAGGAGTCGGCGCCGGAACAGGCGAAAATGCGCGCGGAGTGGGACGGCACCGCTGGATTCATTCAGACGGGCAAGGTCTCAGATGACTTCGATGAGCAGGACTTCGAAGGCATCCTCAATGAGTTCGCCGACGAACTACACTACGACCCGGCCAAGGTGGAGATTGCCGGTAACCCACAGGTCGTGGTGTGGGAGACGGGCTTCCGCAACAAGGAGGGGGAGTGGGAGAAGCATAAGCACCACTCGTGGCGGTATCACCTCGCCGTCCGGCGCTGGGCTGTCAACCTTCCCGCCTTGTATGCGGAGGTCCGTAAGACCAAGGCGGTGCAGCCGAAGAAGCCCACGGGCGAGTCAACGGTTGTGGTGTGCTGGGCAGACATCCAGACCGGCAAAGTTGACCATCTCGGCGGTGTCAAAGAGCTATTGCTGCGCCTTCAGGAAAAGCGGGAAAACCTGAACGCCTACCTGAAACGTTCAAGGTTCGATCGCATCATCATCGCGGACGTGGGCGACATCGTGGAGGGCTTCGACAACGTCACAGCCCAAACCCGCACCAACGGCCTATCTCTCATGGATCAGGTCGAGGTTGCCGCCACGGAGTTCTGGAAGACCATCACCCTGTGTGCTAAGCACGCCCCGGTGGATGTGCTGTCCATCCCGTCCAATCACGGCCAGTGGCGGCGGGGCAAGGATCTAATCGGGAAGCCCACCGACGACTGGGGATTGGCCATCTCGAAACGTCTTGAATGGCACAACAACCCCGACAACCAAGGCCCGAACCTACCGGTGGAGTTCCACCGGCCGCCCGAGTGGTGCGAGACTCTGCAGTTCGATGTACGCGGCACCAGGTTGGGGTTGGCGCACGGCCACCAAGCCTCCGGCGCTGACCGGGTTAAGACGTGGTGGGAGAAGATGACCCACGGCGGCGTCATGGACTGCCACGTCCTGCTGACTGGGCATTTCCACTACGCCAGCCTTCGCCCCCACGGGCGCGATCAAGTAACGGGTAAGGCGCGCTGGCACATCCAAGCCTCAACCCTGGACAACGGTTCAGCGTGGGTGATGAACAAGATGGGCGAAGACGGCGACCCGGCACTAACTGTGTTCCAGATCAACAACGACGGCTTCGACGTACAGAGCTTTGCACTCCTTTGATACCCACTGATACTCGGGAGCCGCGATGAGTGAACACCCCGACGAACTCATACAGAAGTACGTCGAAGCGATGGATCAAGAACCCGGCTGGCGGGTATCAGATTTCGTGCTCATGGTCGGATTTGAGAGAGTCCAAGCGGACGGCACCATAGAGCACACCTACGGCGTGTATGAAGGTGAGAATCAATCACCCTGGGCTACACACGGTTTAGTCGCCAACGGTATAGAACACCTAGAACGTACTGAGTAGCGGCACTGGTATGTAGCCGTCGGGCGAATCGTCGTAGCGCTCAACAAAGACCTGAAAGCGTGGGCCGATCATGGCTTGGATGATCGGGGCATCAGCCTCAGCTTCACCCCGCGTCCGGTATGCCCCGAAGTAGGGTATGGACTCGGGAGAGCGGGCTTGATTGTGTGCAACGAACCACTTCTCGCCCGCAGTGAAGAGATCCAGAATCACATCTCAATTTTACGGCGCTACAGCAGTATCCACGGGGTCTAGTGGCTATGTCAGAGGTTCATACGACTTTCGGGTGAACAAAAACTGGCGTCCACAACCCTCAGTCGGACAAACGGCAACATCGCCCCATGCATGACGTGACGGCGGAACTTCTGTGACACGGGCAAGACTGGGCCCGCACCGATCGATTTGCCCGGCCAGATCGCATGCCGCACATTCGGGGTTGGTCATACCCTCAATTATCCGGCGTTTCAGCCGAAGTCGCGGTGTCTAGCCCGCCGCGAGGAGAGCGCGCAGGGAACTAGCCAACCGTACCGCGCTCTTTTTTAGATGTATCTGGTGTTGCGTCGAAAAATAGCCCGCTGCCTGCATGTTTCTTTTTTATCCACAACCTAATCAGGGAGGGTTCCCATGGCTTTACATCCATCTGATTGGGCGTGGATCACTATGGCTGCTGGGATCGTTGCCTACGAGATAGCTTGCCCACCCGGGGAGCTGCTATCGGACGCCACTACACGCTACGGGCAGTCCCACATGTTCCTCAGCTCCGCCGTGATCGGGGTAGTGGCCGTGCATCTGCTGCGCACCACCGGGCTGCTGCGGTTCATCCCCGAACAGCTTGACCTAATCCATTTGTTGGCTTCACTAAAGTGAGAGGACACCGCTATGTGCAGAGTTGAGACCTGGAAGTGTGCGCCGACAGTGGAGACTTCGCGGTGAACATGGCCGACTGGCAGCTGCCGCCACTTGCTCAAGACGGCTGGGGCCTAGCGACCTGGGTAGTAATCGCTTTCGTCGTCATGTGCTTCCTCGGAATCCTATGGACGCTGCAACACTTCGACCTCAAAGCCATCCGACACCAAACAGAGAACTCCCACGACACCAACCTGCGCGACGACATCGACGAGATACGCGAGATGGTCCGCGACGGAATGGCAGACATCCGCAGCGACATCTCCGGCATCCGAAAGGACATCGGAGGACTGCGCGGAGAGCTGCGCACCGAACGCGAAGAACGCATCGAATCCGACGCCCGCATATGGCGGGGTCCCTGGAAGGCTTAGACCCCGCCGCTAGCGGCTACCACCAATAGAATTGGGGTATGTTCACCGTCGCTCAGCTGCGTAAGGCAATCAATGACTTGCCAGACGACATGCTTGTGATGACCGAAGACGGCGAATCACCAATGAGTGATGCGAACCTATACATCGCCCCGGCATGCCGCCATCAGATCGGCAGCAACAGCTGGGTATCCAAGGGGCATGAGGACCCACCCGCCACCGAATTGGCCCGCGAGGTATTCGGCGAATGCGAGAACACTCATGTTCTACTCGTCACGCGGTTCGGAAACGATGGCCAGGACATCACCCCGGAAGAGCCTGGCGTGATCGACGTTCAGGTAGAACAGACTGCAATCGAATCTGGTTAGACCCCTCGCTTCACAGCCGCCCCCGGCTCCCGTGCTTCCCCCCAGCATGGTTGAGCCGGGGGCCTTTTTTGCGTTCCGGGTTAGTCCTTGGGGCAGTAGTGCTTAACGGAGATGTTCACAAAGCTCACCGCTTCGGCGGGTTTGGAGTCTGAGGACTTCGCGAACCCATCAGCGATCTGTAGCTCTGTCTGCCCATCCTTGAGGAGTGTGCACACCAGCTTGGCGTTGTAGATCGCAGTCCCTGCAGTGTCGTAGAAGACACCAGTGCTCTCGAGCTCCATCAAGAACGCCGTATCCTTGTCTGGGTTGAGCAGCTTGGGGGACCGGTACGGATCCGGCGCTGGCGTGACCGTCACCGTCACAGGCGCCGCGGTGAGCGAATGGACCGCATACACACCAGCCGAACCCAGCGCAGCCACACCGATTAGAAGCAGCCCTGCAGCCACACCCCACCGGGCGGGTTCGGGCGCCGGCTCAACAACGGTCTCAGGGTCGGGGAGTTCGGAGCTGTAGGCAAGAGTGCCCTCCGACACTGGGCGTGCCAGCGTCGCTCCTACGCGGGTGTCTTCCCCCACATCTTCCATGGATCGATGGTAGTCCCGACCAGCGACAAGGGGAATGGATCAGGCCCAGCTACCGGATGTGATGCCCCGTAAGGGCTCTCGGTATGCTCGCTGGGCTCGGCGCGAAAACCGTTAGGCTACAGTCTAGGCTACAGTTGGCTTAGGATTTAGTCAGGAAATACGCCCTGAGCAGCGATGGGGCGGTAGCTCAGTTGGTTAGAGCCGTGGACTCATAATCC